CATACACGGTTCTGTGGGAATGTCAAGTCGACATATCCTGCAGGGTAGTAAGGAACTTCTTGTACGTCGATTCCGAGGACACGAGTTGTACGTGCTCCACCGAATGTCTGTGCGTTACCATCGAGGTATGCCTGACGGTTTGCTGCAGTACCTGCTGCACCAGCATGTGATCCAAATGCTTCTGCGATTGCATCAGCAAGTGTACCGTTGTTCTTAACGATACCCTGGAATACGTCTGTACCTGCATAGAACTTTAGGTTGTTCTTAAGTGCACGATATTTACGTGGCATTGCAAGGATGATGTTCTGCATAACTTCTGGAGTCCATCCGCCATTTGTAACTGTTACAACTGACTCGTGAGCGTCTCCTTCTGTCTTTGCACGGTGGATAAATCCGTCCATGATAGACAAGAAGTTTCCTGTTGATCCATCACCGTTAATTGCAAGATCTTCGATATCATTACCGAATGCGTTTGTCATAAGACGAACGATGTGATCTTCAAGTGCTGCACCTTCGATGTTATCTTCTAGTGCTTCTGCAGTTACTTCCCAGTCAAGACGAATCTTCTTTGTGGTAAGTTCAACCTTTGAGAAGGTTGCTCCTGCGTTTGTGTAATCGCCAACTGCTTGCGCTGCTGCACGAATAACACGTTCTCCAACGTTAACCTTTTCAAGTTCCATTGTGTTTGCTCTCATTGTGACTCTACGTCCATCTTGAGCAAGAATTGTTGCATCCCACACGTAGTCAATAAACTGACGTGCTTGTTCAGGGCGAAGGATTCCGCTAGCGGCATCACCTGAAGGATTGACTGCATTTGGTCCTGTTGTTACTCCTGATAGTGCTGTAGGGATATTTCCTAGTACGCCTCCATCAGTGTAATTTCCTGGTACGTTCGCTGCTGCGTCTGATCCTGATGCAAATGCTCCCTGACCCTGATAGAGTCCTGGCGCAGTTCCACCAATGTTACCAGATGTACCTGGCTGGTTCTTCTTAATTTCTTCTGACATATTTGTTCACCTCCAAGTGATTTTCTAATTAAATAGATCGGCTGTTTTGAGGAAACGTCCGCCCCATAGGGATTTTTCAACCATTTCAGGCTGATCCTGGATAATCTCTCCGAGATCACCAGACTTTCGGAATGCGGTATCTGCTTCTACTGCGTCAACACGCTTTCCAAATTCATTTACTTCACCCTTTGCTGCTGCAATATCTTTTGCAACATCTTCGAATGAAGACCGTACTGCTTCAACGTCAACCTTTGTAGACTTTAGAAGTTCTACTTCTGCCTGCAATGACTTAACTGTTGATAATAGATCGCTAAAGGCTGTTGTAAGATTGTCATTAATTGTTGCAACTGCTGCTACAATTTCATCTGACTTCTTTGCTTTGTCTTTTGCTGCTTCTGCATCTTCATCTGCTTGAGTTTCTGATGCTGCTTCTGCTGCTGATTCTTCTTCATCTGCTGCTGGCTTCATAGCCTTTTCAGCGTCTGTTGATTCTTCGACAATAGCCTCGGTTGCGACCTGTGTTTCTACAACTGTAGCGTCAGATTTCTCAACGATCTCTTCTACTATTTCATTTGTTGTTTCGTTCATAGGATTTGCCTCCTTGTTAATCTTAGAAGTATTAATGCCTTTAGCACTATCAACTAAGAACTTTATCATATCTGTTTTTTCATTATCCGTTTTTTCAACGAAACCTATATTTTCCATTGTGGAGCCAGTCAAAGGATTCTTTTCAGATTCATTTTCTGAAACCAAAACAAGACCTGCCTCTTTATCGTAAAAAACATTTTCCAATACTGTTTCATCTGCTTTGATAACATTTACACCATCAACTTTTTCTACAGAAACAATATTTGCAAATTGATTTGCTGGGGAATCTACAAGACTCAACTCAACTAAATCATATTGCTTAATAACTCTAATTGCTTTATCTGATTTTTCATCATAAGCATCGTCCCACTTATTCATTCTTCCGCCAATTGAAAAACCAGTCAATGTACCATCAAGAACTTTTTCCCATGTATCTTGTGCACCTTTTGAAACGTAGGCAGAAACAAAAACACCAGAATAAAATTTCTTAGATTCTGGATCAAAATACTTATCTTCTTTAAATGAAACCATCTTGCCTACTGCAAGTGGCTGATGCATTTCTCTAATATTTCCACGGAAACGTGCAAAGGCATCCATTGATGCTTCTGCTGTTACAATGTCGTCTTGCTTATCAATGTTATCCAAAGATGCAAAACCTGATACAATACGTCTTTCTTTATCTACCTTGGCAAAAGGCATAGAAAGACGAAGATTCTCCCCATCTGAATTCCAATGGGCTTTAGATATGCTGCTCACCATTATATTATAAACCCCTTTTTAACAATATCTTACTATTCGGACAATTCAGACAGATCATTAGATTTTCGACCTTCGCCTTTTGGATTTCTTCCAGCAACTGTTGCTGATCCATCAGACTGATTGTTTGTTCTTTGACCATCTCTTGCTCTTGTAGTAGTTGCATCTGCTGCTTGCTGTGGCTTAAGATCTAGTGGCTCATCTCCGCCGTCACGCTGTGGCATACGCAAAATTGTTCTTGCTTCGTTTGGAACCATGATTTGATTCTTAACATAGCGCTCAAGAATTTGTGACTGTGCAATTTCATCTGTTAATGTTAGTTCGTTAAACTTAAATTGTAGAATATCTGTTTGTTCACGAATAATTTTATTGATTGGCTTTTCAAGTTCTCTTTGTGCTGGACGTGCAACCTGTTCTTTAAATGTTCTGTCTTGTGCAAGTGCTGCTGCAATTGCAGATGAATCTGATCCTCCAAGTTTTGAAAGTGGAACCTGGTGTGCTACTAAAATATCATCACGGTTTTGCTTGCGATACTTTTCAAATGAACCCTCTTGTACACCATTTTCAATTGGCTCCATTTTAAATTCAACCTTGTTTGTATCTGAGTCTCCTGGCAATGGAATATAAAGAGTTCTATGGTTTTGGCCCTTCATTCCAGTTTGCAAAAATCTAAACATTTTATCTTCTGCTTCTCCAGAAAGTTTTGCACCCTTCAACGTTACAACATATCTTGGAACAGCCTTATTGCTGAAGTAGTCAATGTTGTATTGTGATGCAAGCATATCCCCATGCAATGCTGTAATTGCAGAGATAATATCTGGTACTCCATAAAATGTATTTAGTGGTGAGTATTCTCTAAAATGAATAATCTCATTTGGACGTGTATCTGCTGTCACTGGGTTTGGATTTTTTGCACCAAAGTTACGGAAGTAAACAACTTTATTTCCAATAACCTGTACAAACCCATCACGCAATCTACGAACTCTCATAGTTACTGCTGGGATGTGACCAATATAACCAATCTGACCCTTAACTGTTCTACCAACTTCAATGTATCCATTACCTGTTGCTTGAACATCTGTATAAACTTTTTCCATAATTGTTGTAAAAGAGTCTTCTTGGTTTAAACTTTCAAGCCAGTCAGTTAATTCAACCTTGGCACGTTCAATTCTTTTACGAGCATTTTCTGCAGTCTTTGCTTGTGCTGCTTCTAACTTTAACATTGTACGAGGAGAGATCTCAAAATCATATCCAAGACCAACAATATTTTCTACCTTTGCATCAATTGCAGCATGATTAGCAAATGATGTATCATAAAAACTTGCAAGTTCATAAAGGTTCCAAGGTGGAGTAATTACATCAAATAGTCCATAGCCATTTCTATATATAGTTCCTGGATTAATTTCTTTTGACTTTGTTCCATCTTTACCGCTTTTTACAGCAAGTGCGCTATCCATATATTGTGGAGTTGCTTCACCTTTAGCAATTGGAGTTGTTGCAAATCTAGATGCACGACGTTTAAAGTTATTGTCTAAACCAGAAAGTGTTTTTAGTTCGTCCCATGTTTTATTAAACGGATCCTGCTCTTTAAATACATCTGCTTCTTGAGGAAACTCATCCATTGAGGCACGAATCAAATATTCATTTTCTTCTGACATTAGTCGCCACTTCCATATTTATCAACTGTATCCTGGGCAGCCTTCCAAGCACCAAGGTCATTCATTGATGGAATATAACCCTCTGCCATTCTTTGCTTTTGCTCAGAATACTCTTCTTCTGAAATTCTTGTTAGTCCTGGAACAAAAACACATTCTCCGTCACCCTCATCCCCATAATATTTTGCTGCATCTTTGAGTTTAGCAATTTGCAAAATATCACCTTTCATAGACTCAATGTTAAGAACGGATCCAGATCCATCTGTAAACCATTTTCCATTTGCCTTTTTGTATACATATAGGCCCCAATCATAGTGCTTTTCAATAATCTTTGCACGTGATTCGCCCACTTGACCCTTCATCTTGGGAAGGTTTTTACGCTTTTTATTTGGATTCTCTAAGTTCATAACCATTAGTATACCATATTATACTGGATTCTGAACATAAGATTGCCACTGAATATCTTTATAAATGTTATATTCATAGTCTTTAAAATTAAGAATTTTAGGCAACTGATCAGAAAGGCTGTAATCATCAACGATGATCTTGTTAGTTCCTGCATACGCTTTATAAATATCTGATGGCTTGACTCCATAGTAGGATGTGGAAGATAGGACAAGTACGCCCTGCCACTTATATGCAACATCCCAAAAATCCCAATCAAGAGTTAAGTTTCCAGAATATTTAACCTTAAACCATGGCCTACTAATTACATTTTGAACCTCTTGTAAGTTTGTTGACTTATAATGTGATATTAAATTAATTAAAAGTGGACCATTTATCCTAAAGGCACCAACGTAACTATTGAAATTTAATATATTAGAAAATGCAATTCCTATAAAAGCCCACTCGTATGTATTGATTACTGGATCACTAACTAGGTTACCATTTAAATAAAATACAATGCCGTCTTCAAGTTTTCCAGTACTGGCGTTTATTGCATATATTTTTCCTCTTTTACCGTTTGGACTATCTGCAACTATGAAAAATTTTATTGTACCATTTTTGCTTTCAATCTCAAAAATTGATGTTGGTGAAAATGGAAACACTGGATCTGTATACTTAACTGCAAGTTGCATAGCCATTACTTTATAATTAGCAGACATTTTATTATTTATTGGTACTGCAACCCCTCTATTTATTTGTGGATCTATAGTTCCACGAACTTGAATTCCACTTGTATCAGTTAAGTATAAATATGGCGAACTGCCCTTATAAATTGAAAAAGGATTTTGTGTTTTATAATCATAATAAATTCCACTCTTTTTGTATGGATATATTGAGTTTCCAAAACGTGTACCTATTTCATTGATTCCAGAACTAAATGATTGAGAACAAAGTTGAAGTGATTTTATAAATAATGGCTTAGATATTGCAGACTCAACATCATACTCTATATGTATGACAATTGACAAATCTTGAAAATCAATTCCAGATGGTGGATAGATGATTGTATTATTTACTATTTCATATTTAGTATTCATAATGCTGTCATTGATTAATACAATTTGACCACTTGAATTTATTTTTTTATCCACAATATAAGAGCCTGGGTTTATGATTCCATTTGCTTGAGGCTTAACCTTATACTTAAAAACATTTGCAGGAGTGTTTGCTCCTGATGCAGTGTACTGAAAAGAAATATATGACTTTACCAAAGACCTGGACGTATCAAAATTAAAAACTTTAGATACGTTTGATGCCAGATCAGAATAGTTAGCGTATCCAGTGTAAAGTTGATTATCTAATGAAGAGTAGTCTCTTTGGGTTGGTGAAGCATATTTTTGTTTTAATTCTCCATAATTCCATATAGAATAAGTAATTGCTTCTTCATAATTTTTTGGACGTGGATAATCTAAATTAAATTGCAAGAAGTTTAATGAATATTTTTTATTACCTAATTCATCTAACTCATATTTAGCAAAATATGTAAGTGGAATATTATCTTCCCATGTTCCATTAAGATCTACGTCAAGTTTATATATGTTAAATTTCTTCGATGGCTTAAATCTATAACTTGGTGAATGACTAGATAATCTATCTACCGTTGTTGGCAAGCCTGCTTCATCACTACCATCTTCTCCAATTAAATCATCCCAAAAACTTGTTGCTGGTGATCCACCATCATAGTCTATTGTTTGGTAATACTGATTAAAAACATTTTCATATTCTAGTGGAACTCCGCTATCATCAAATAAATCAGAAACCAAAGAAAAGTTTTTATCAGTTAAAAAGTTTATAGAATATATATTTCCAGAAAAAGTATTCTGTAGTTGTTTATTTCCACCCACATAAACTTTTAGTCCAGATCTATTTTCTAACAAAGAAGAAACATTACCACCAAAATATTTTGAAAAATTGTTTAAGTTTAAACCAGTAGAAAATTTATCGCCAAGAATTATAGAATCTGATTCATAAATTGTCTTTATTTGATTTCCATATTTTAACTTATAAAAAACTACATCTCCAATTAAATCTAAAGATAAATAGTTTTGTGAAGAAGAGTCTTCAATACGTATTAAGGTCTGAGGAGTTAGGGTGTAGTTGTTATATTGAAAAACACCGTAAACGCATGCCAAACTGCTATTGATGTTAGGAATTTTATCAAAAAACAAATAAGATTCAGTAGATGCCCAAGAAGCGGTAGGCTTTAAACTAATAAATAAGTTAGAACTTGTTTGAACTGAGTTATTATCTAAACATAAATTTGCTGTTGTTTTATTTGTAGAAACAAAACTTGGAAGATCATAATCTGGCAACGATAAAGAATTATTTTCTACCTTAAGGTTATCAATATTTGCCTGAGACCATTTTGCTAAATCTGGATAAGAATAGTTATTGGAATAATTAGCAAATGGATAATCAATAAAAACAGAAGAGCCACTGTATGCACTATTAATATTTTCTGGTATTTGAACTCCTTGACCATAAACAAATCTTTTCTTTGCAACTATGTTTGGAACTATATAAGAATATATTCCAACACAATCAATTTCAATTGGGGAAAGATCATCATACGCATAGAATGCAAGCCAGTCATTACTTTTATTATTTACAAGTTGATCTGGAAAAGAAATACTATTTATGTCAAGTGGTATGTAGATAACTTGTTCTCCATTAAGAACTAAAGATGCATATTGCTTTGTATATCTAATTTGAATAAGCATTGGTTTTGACCATTCGCCAACACAAAATGAATCATAGGACCTTCCTATTTTTAAAGTTAAAAATGGTCCATCAACATATATACCATCAGTTGATGCTATTGGTCCAAAAATTTTTCTTGGCTGCAATGAATCGCCTTCGACCCTTAACCAAGTTTCAAAAGTATAATCATTAAATTTTCCAGATTCATTTAAAAACCCATTTCCAGGAATAATGATACCTGGAGCACCAAGATCATTTGGGAATATAGTAGTTGTATTGCTTGCTCCATAAACCATAGGAACACCAGAATTTTTTGCACAAAGAGATGATTCATCAGTTATATAGTATCCAGAGTTATCTTGAAGTCCATATGCTTTTGCCTCTATACCCTTTAACTGTGGAAGGTTAATATTTGATGGAAGATTTGTTGGTGTAATTCCTAAAGAAAAAGTATTAAATTCTTCTGACCATTGACCTATAGTTATTCCATTAACTAAAAATTTATATTGAGTTGAATCATTTGCTCCATCAATATAATAGAACTTGAGTACTGGTCTCATTGTCGTATTGTCTTTTGGTGAAACAAAAGTTTCAGATATAAAGATCCATTTTTCAGAAATAGATGTTTCGTAGTGTTTTAATTGTTGTATATTTGTACCAGTTGTAGAATCATAATACTCATATCCAATATCAAAACCAGTAACATATGGTGTTAAAGAGTATACATAGGCACCTAAAGAAAATGTTTCTAGATCCTGATTAATAGTAGTAAAGTTAAATATATCTGGACCAATACACTCTACTGCCTGATTTGTTGAATCTACTGGATTGCCAGTAACTTGATTTATAACACTTGAAATAAAAGGCTCATCTGTTACATTTGTAACTACCGAATTTGTTCCATTAGTTATTGTCCAAGTAGACAAAGACCTTTGTTGCTCAGATATTAAAGATACATAGTCTACTTTATCATCTAAAGCCCACAAAGCAATAGGGTGTTCAGAAAACACTTTCTCTGCATATAGGTTTGATGGAGTAGACATTATAAGTCTATTTTATCACACTATGCGAGTAAACCAGCGTGGTGTTGTATATCTTGTTCCTTTTATAATTGGCTTAACTCCATGAACAAATCTTGGCTGATCTGGAAAACAAAGCAAGTCTCCAGGTTTTGGCTTAATAGAAATGTTGTAATCTGGGAAATAAATTTCTCCACCCTCATAGTTATCATTTAAATATACTAATGTTGCAATATCGTTTGGTCTTGAAGAGTCAAAATGGTCATGCATGCCATGTCCCTCTTCAAACCTTGCAATATGTGTTTTGTGAGGATTAAACTCTTCAAAAGGTCCTCCATAAGTTTTTAAAACATGGTTATAAACCTTAAGAGCATATTCTTGCATCATATCTAAAACTGGCTTTTCATTGGCTTCAATTTCGTGATATGTATAAACTTTAAACTCTTTTTCATTATTCCCATGCATATTAAAACTATTATCAAACCTAACAGAATGTTGATGGATTATCTCAGCATCTGCTGGATCCATAAAATTTTCAATATGATGTATTTGTGACACGTAATCCTCCATTTAGTTTACCTTTATTTCACAGTAGTCTGTTGTGCAATATGCCTCACCCATTGCTTCTAGATTTTCATTGCCATCGTAAATAGCACTAAAATCAATATGCTTCAGAACTCCAACATATGATTCATACTCTTCTTCAGTAATCTGTGTATAAGGTTGCTGAGGATAAACAGTATTTCCCATTGGAAGGAATGAAACTGCCTTCAACTGTCCCTCGTACATATGAAGTGCTGGGGCAACATGCTTTGACTCTGTTTCCTTGTCAAATGAAAGTGTTACAGAAACACCATTATCAGACCAGTACTTTTGAGCAGTTGCTGCAAGGGCAATCTTCTCAAATAGTGTTACATCTTTTTCAGAGCGAGGATGTCCAGATTTTACAGGGAAGTATACTACCTGGGTATTTGCTGATACAATATCCTTTTCAATCTTGTAACCTGCTGCTTTAAACAAATGAAGCATTGGATCTGTATCTCCAAAACGAATTGCACGAAGGAAGAAATTTCCTCCAGGACCCCAGTGAACTCCAGGGGTTGCACCAGAAAGAATTGATACAGACCCTGATGGCTTAACAGTTGTTACACGAATTGATTCACGAACACAAAGCCATTCTGAGTATTGACGGTCATACTTACGGATTGTGTTGTATCCTTCGTCCATCCATTCACGAACAATAGGAAGGCCTTTTTGATCAGCAAATGAAGCAATACCTGTAAGTGATGTACCAATTCGACGGTTGCGTTGCATGATACCGTTTGTCTGTTGCCAATGTGTTGGAAGCAATGTAACAGTCTTACCATAAAGGTAAGCAAACTTCAATGTCTTGAGGAAGTCCTCCTTGGATTCATGTCGGTTTAAGTGAACTTCTACAAGAGTACAAAGTTCGTACGACTCCAATGGCTGCTCCGCACAAGGATTGAAGCCCATAACACGATAGTCTTTTCCATCTGCAGGATCTGCTAGACGACCATAGTTACGAGCAACATCAAGCCAGATAAAACCTGGCTCTCCGTTATTAACAATCAGATCGGTGTACTTTTCATAGTCCATTCCGACTGTTGCAGAAATTGAGTTGTTTGACATCCATGCCCATCCTGGGTTTTTTGGATCAAATGAGTTTCTATCTGGGAACACTTCTGCATTCTTAAGATTAATAAAATCTTCATCTCCTCCTGCACCTAAAGCAAGTGTTGCAGAGCGACGAACGTTTCCTGAAACTACACAGGTTCCAATAAGGTTAATAATATCTGTAATGGCACGGCTGTCTAGGGTTTCTCCTGCCCTACCGCCGATTACTTTGTCTATCTGTGTATGTAGTTGAATCAGTGGCGCTGGACCGCTAGCGACCCCACCAAAGCCCTTAATTGGTGCTCCTAGAGGACGGATAAGGTCATAGTTAAACTTTTGAATTGGCTGATTCGCACGAAGGTAAGAATTTAGCAAAATACGTACTGACTCTACCCAACCTTCACGAGTGTCTGGTATATCGAAGATCGCTGCTGGTTCTGTAGGGGCATAGATCTGAAAATTCTTTTCCTGTCCTACAGTATCAAAGCCTACACCAATACCAAGCATAAGTGCATCCATAACCCACGCAAACAGTGCTCCTGGATCATTTTTATCAAGGTCCTTGGTAGAAACCATTGCACAATTTTGAAGTGCTGCAGAGTTTTTCTTTTCCATTGTCATGGCTGTTCCAAATGTCCACATTCCTCTGCCTGGTGGTGTCCACTTAAGTTCAAACATTCTTTGGAATGCTTCTTGTGCTGACTTTTGAGCCTTGTAGTCATTCCATGGAAGACGATTTTCTTTAGCATGATTTTTCTGTACTGAGTACATACCCTCAATTACACGACGACAAACTTCATGCCAGCGTTCCTTAGTTCCATCCTCCTTCACACGAGAATATGTGCGAATAAAAGTAATTTCTCCAAGAGAGTTTTCTGCTGCATCTTTAAATCCAAATGGATTAGGGGCAAAAGAGTACTTCTCTACAAAATCTTCTGGAAGTTTAAAACTAAAAAAATCTGACATGTGTATCGTCCTTTCAAAAACGGAATAGACCTAATTATAGCAGAGTTTTGTAAAAAGCAAAACTCTTACCTAAAGCATTACTTTACTGTTAAGAAAACTTTAACCAATTACTATTTGAATCTACTTGCTCTGCAACTAATCTGCTAAATGGAACAATGTCATAGGCAATTGTAATTCTTGGTGAATCAAAGTACCAGTCATCTCTTCCATGTGGAAAACCATTTGAACATATTACAAGCCTATTGTTTTTATTTTCATTTTCATATATTGAATCATCTTTCATTTTATAAAAAGTTTTTGAAGGTTCTGCATTAACACAATAGTATCCATGAAAATCTGGAACACCATGTCCACCTAAGTGATCATGGAAATATCTAGGATTTGTTCTTGGATCAACGGAAAAACCATTCTTGCTTGTTTTATCATAATTAAACCAACCACGTATCATATAATTTTGATCATTAAAATCAATATTGTAAAACTCGCAAACTTCCATAAAGCAATCTTTTACACCATCATAAAACTCTTTAATTAAACTATTATCAAATTTAAAAACATTATATTTTTTATTAAGTTTAGATGGTAGGTTGTGCTCTCTAGTATATCTTTTTACCATTAGATCTGTTATATAGTTTTCTTCTTTCATTGTATTTGAAAGAATCTCATCATGCTTTAAATCTAAATACTCAGTTAATTCAACTAGATTGATTGATAGATGACGATCAAATATTTTATGACTCATGATACCTCATTTAATGTATCTATATATCTTTTACCACCAATATTATCTAAAGGAGAAGATCTATCATACTCAATATCATTAAAGTCAAATGGTAATTCATTTAGACCGTCCAAAACTAAATTATTTGACTCTATAAATTGATTTGGAGATATTGGCTTTATTTTAGTAGTTGATTTGCCAAGAAGTAGTCTAATTACCTCATTATAGTTATGATGCAATGAAAATGGCACATAGCCACGCTTGTGAAGTTCTGGTGTTTGATACGTATAATAGCCAGAAGGAAGAGACAATATATCAATTTTTTGATTCAACAAGGACATTGAGATGTATTCATCTTCACCATAATATTTTATAAATAATGGTTTTTCAATTTTAAGAATATCTGAATACTTACCAAACATAAAAGATGAATCAGCATAAGATGTTTTTGTTATTGTATTGCTTATTCCAATATTTTTATCTATATAAAAATTGTTTTTAATTTTTGGATTTACGGTACCCATGCCAGATAAAACAGAGTTTTCTGGTAAATTACTTATTAAGTCCTGGTCCCAATTTTGTGGCATCCCAATACTTCTCTTAATGATTAATGCATAATCATAATTTCCTGCTGAGTTTTCATCTATTGTTTTTGCAATATGATAGTTTGGACTTTGTAATTCATCCCACCAGATTACATTATAAAAAACATTTTTATACCCAACAAATTTTCTTAATCTTGTTAAGTTATTTTGATCATTAATATAAAAATAAATATTATTATTTTTAGAACTTTTTTCAATCAAAGAGTCAATAAAAGAAATTAGATCTTTTTCTTTATAAGAATAAATATTTACAAGAATATTTTTTATATTAGTGGTATCCAATGTTGCTCCTGTGCTGTTCTAATTTTACTAAGTGGAGTTACATCGTACGCAATAGTAATTCTAAAATGATCTTGTGTCCAACTTTGAATTCCGTGTGGATGTCCTGTTTCTGATAACACTGCACGGTTGTTTCTATTTACATTTGTAAACCTTACCCCGTCAATGCCACCTATCTTATAATATGTATTGGATGGTTCTGCATTTACACAATAGTAACCGTGAAAATCTGGAGCACCCTCTCCTCCAAGGTGGTCATGCAAGAAATCATCTGGCAGAGGATCTGGCTTTTCATATTTGTCAAAATTAAACCAACCTTGAATCATATAGTACTGATCATTAAAGTTAACGCCATAATACTCACAGGCTTCTTTTGTCATTTCTGAAACTGCACGGTAAATATTAAAAATAGATTCATCATGGAACTGAAATATATTGTATTTTGGACCCAAATTAGTTGCTGGAGATCTATTATCTAAAGAATCAAAATCTTCTTTAGTTACGTTTGGAATTGTTCCATTTTCAAAACCATGCATTTTTTCTTGCAAAAATTTTGATAAAGAAACTAGATCATTTTGCAAGAACCTATCAAAAAATTTATGTTCTTTTAGCATAATGGAATCCAATGCTGTTCTGATTGACGTGCTTGTGCAAGAGATTTAAGAGGAACAATATCATATGCGATTGTAATTCTTGGACCTTCCCAATCCCAGTCTGCTTGTGCATGTGGATGACCCATTTCAGACACAATCATTCTATTATCAATGTTTTTGTTTTCAACTTCTCTGTTTGGATCACCAAATAGTCTGTAATGAGTTGTAGATGGCTCAGCCTTAACACAATAGTATCCATGAAAATGTGGGGCATATGGACCACCATGGTCATGCCAGTCTAATTTGCCAGCCTTCTTGTGATTAATATTAAACCAGCCTTGAACCATATATTCTTGTTCGTCAAAGTTAATCTCATAGTAGTCACACGCTTCACGCATTACTTCTGCAAGAGTTTTATACAACTTATGAATATCTGGATTTAAAAACTGAAAGACGTTATACTCTCTCCATTTTACTGTAGATAAACTTCCAGACTCTGTCCAAATTTCTTGTTTGCCCACTTCTTTAATACCTGGCAAAGTTAAATTTTGAATATTTTCATATTGTCTGCTTAAATAAAATGCAAGACGATCTGTATCTGTGTCTAGCATTCTTTCAAAGAATTTATGGTCTTTCATAACTGCTCCCTTTTTCTTTCTATTATACACTATAGGTAATTTTTCTTTCTCCATGCAAATTTTTTATAATATGCAAAAAGCCTAGTTCTTCTATTTTCTAACTCATACTCTTTTTTTAATATTTCTTTTGCATCTAGGCTAACTTCCATTTCCCAGTCTTCTCTCTTAAAAGGAAAAATTTGAAACATTGGAGTGCCTTTTGGTATGGTTCCAATAAAATTTTTCTTTAAAAATAATGACAAAAATACTGGAATTCCCATTAAATCTGATTCAATAATACCAGAAGGTATAACAAATGGCAAGTCATAGCGATTCATTGGGTGTGTAATCAACACTGAGTAGCCTGGTGGCGTCTCATAGTACCAATGCATTCTTAAGCCAAAATGAACTGGATGACAGCCTTCTGGTGGAACCATATCTAAAATATATCTTTTATCTAGCATCATTAAATTATCTAGTTCCCAAGAAAGGTGAGGCTTACCATCTGGATCTAAAGATACATGAATATCCTGAGTAAGTTTATATACATAACCCGCTGTCATTGCATCTCTAAAAGGATAACACATTTTTGTTGAAACATTTGCACCATCTGTTCCACGATCATTTACAGGGTTTAAAAACTCAACGTCATTGGTATCATAGTGCTGTGCAAGATCTTTATACCATTCTGGAATATTTTTAATTGCTGGCTCTGGATGCAATATATCAAAATTATCATACATCTCTAAAGATGTAGGATGAAACTTTATTTTATTTATCAATTCCATACCTTTTTATGCCAAAAGTTCTTTTTATAATAATTAAAGAATTTACTACGAATAAGCATTCTTTGTTTTCTTTGAAAGGTTTTAGAGTCTGAGTAATCGATATGCTTGCTTTCCCAAGACTCTCTTTTAAATGGAATCAACTGTGCAATTGGAGTTCCTTTTTCAATAATACCCTTAAAAGTATTATCAATTTTAAAAGATAAAAATCCTTCACTCATGTAAGAGTCTGTATCTATTACTCCAGGAACAATTTCAAAAGGATAGTGCTCTTGATGCATTGGCTTTGTAAATAATGTGCTGTAGCCATCTGAAGTTTTTATTGACCACATAGGATTAATTCTCAATACATCTTTGTGTGTATTTGGTGACATAGGATAGTGAGTAATTTGTTCTGGAGAATGTGTAGTAAATAGTTCTTTCTTTAGGCCTGCAACTGCTACTGGAATATTATATTCAAGTTTTGCAGGATTTGTTGCGTCAACATATATATCAACAGGGCAATATAAAGTATATCCAGCAGTCATTGCATCAAACACTGGCATGCACTTCTTAATTGTAGATCCAGAAACACCCTTCTTCAAAAATTCATCTTTATTGACATATGCAGGTTGTTTACGGTACCATTCTGGTACGTTTCTATGTGTTGGTGTTGGCTTATCTATAAGACCTTCTGTATCATCACTCCATGGATGAAATTCAATTATTGGCACTTTTTCTCCTTTAAAATTTAGAAAACTTATACTTTTTATAAAAATCATTTAGTTGGACAAACTCTCTTTTATCCATCTTTATCTTTATATCAAACATAGGAGTTCCTATACTAATTTTACCATGACTTGGATTTAGCATGTGCTCCCCAGTTTTTTTAAATAAAAAATGAACAAAAGCAGGCTCAATTATTGTTGAGTTGGTATTAATTGGATCATATAAGTTTTCTTTTATAACAAATGGAGAATACTCATCATTTACCTGTAATACTTCAAACTCTGATCCATTATCAATAAACCAAGGAACATAAAATCTATATGGCATCATGAATGTATTTTCTGCTTTAAATATGGTGTCAGATGTATAAAACTGCCTAATGTGTGGGCGATCTAAAAAATAAAAACCTTGTTTATAATCTCTTTTAACCCATATTTCAGCATGTGTTTTTTGTCTTAAAAACACATAACCATCTTCATATTTAATTAGTTCTGGAGCCTTATAAAGATTATAGGCATAGTCATTTACTGGTTTTATAATTGAATTAGAAAGATCTGGATTTCCAATCACATACTGATATTCAACAAAGTTTCTATTACAGTTGCTTTTGTTTACAATTTCAGCAAACGACATGGCATATGTACTTAGCCAAAATTCAGATGCTTTTGGATGTTTATCTCCACGCATTTTTATTACTTATTGTGAGTAATAATATCGCCAGCGATGATAAGATCGTGTGGCTCTGCGCTGAATGTATAAACTGTCTTTTCTCCAGAACTAATATCAATGCTGTTAATAACAGTTTCATCGTATGAGTCAGTAGATGGATTATACTTTAGAATTGAGTTTCCAATTTCAATTTCTGCAACCATTGAGAATGCATATTCTGAAACGCCATCAACTGTTTTCTTAACCAAGATAGGGTGCTCAAGAGTAAACTGTGAGGACTCATCTCCATTAAAATAAATAGCCTGAATCTTTGACTGTTCTTCAATATCTACAATTGTTGTCTCAGTATCTTCAACAAATGTTAAAGAATCTGACTTCCATGTAAATACTTCGTAGTCTGGTGATGCTGGATCAATTTCTGTAATGCTTGCTGACAGAACTGTATCTCCTACAACAATATCCTTAGCCTTTTTAGCAACAACTTCTCCTGCGGAGTTTTTAAGTGTTACCTTGCCAGTTTCGGAATCAACTGATTCTGTTCCTTGTCCTGACTTAACTCTAATAAATGTTTCTCCATCAATACAACGAATTCCGTATACTGTTGTTGAGAATCCGTATGGAGAGAATCCAAATGGTGAGAAGCCAAACACTCCAAATGGTGAGAAGCCAAACACTCCAAATGGTGAGAAGCCAAATGGTGAGAATCCGAATACACCAAACGGTGAGAATCCAAATACTGAGAACGGAGAGAATCCAAATACTGAGAATGGTGTAAATGAGAATGCTGATGTAATTGAACCAGATGTACCAGTTCCACCATTTCCATTAGTATTGGTTGCATAAACAGAATATGTTTGTCCTGTTCCTGATTCTTGAGCAACAGTGATAGATGTAGAACCTGTATCTCCAGACTTTCCATCAGACGAAGTCCAGTGGTAGTTTGTGATTGCTGATCCACCATTTGCTGGTGCTGACCATGAAACTGTATCTGTTGCAGTATTAGCAGTTCCCTGAGGGACCGTCGCATCTCCAGATGCTGCTGTAGATACTGAAGGAGTAGCAACTGTATCTGGAACTGTAGTAGCAGTTATGCTATTAGATGCAGCAGATGCAGCAGATGTTCCTGCAGCATTTGCTCCAGTTACAGTAAATGTATAAGATGTATTAGATTGAAGACCAGTAACAGTAATAGGAGATGCTGATCCAGTTCCTGTATAACCTCCAGGAGAAGATGTAACAGTAAAGGATGTTGCTGCATTTATAGCGTCAGGTGTAAATGTTACATCAGCCCGTCCATTATTAAATGCTCTTCCAGATGGAACGTTGGTTGCTGTTCCAATAGTTGGTGCATAAGGTGCCAAAAAGTCATTAGCACCTTGTGCGTGACCACCAATTTTCTTATTTACTGCCATGTTTTATATCTCCCTATTCCTAATAGAATTTTATTATGCTGACAAGTCTCCGTAAAGAACCCATGTATCTGTTGCTCTCTTGAATAGAGTTGCTCCTGACCATTGTGTTCTTAACTTCAAACCTGGTGTTGCGTTAACTGTAACTCCTGATGCTCCTGCGACAGTAATCTGTCCCGCTCCAGTTTGAAGAATATCAATAGATGTTCCGACTGGATAAGCAATTGTTGAGTTTGTAGGTACTGTAATTGTTACTGCAGATGCAGAGTTAACTTCAATTACTGAGTCACGCTCTGTAAGTGCTGAAAGTGTGTAAGATGCTGTCTTTGAAACAATTGGTGTACGTGATGGTACGCCTTCCTTTGACTGAGTTCCGTCAGAGAAAACAATTCCTGCTGCTGGCAATGTTACTGTACCTGTAAATGTAGGTGAAGCAAGTGGTGCTTTTGCAGCGAGAGCATTTGTAACTGTTGTTGAGAATGAAGCATCATTTCCAAGAGCAGTTGCTAACTCATTAAGAGTGTCAAGCGCTGCTGGTGCTGATGCTACAAGGTTTGATACTGCTGTTCCTACGAATGCAGTAGTTGCAATCTGAGTTGTTGCTGTACCAGCAGAAGCAGTAGGTGCTGTTGGTGTACCAGTTAGTGCTGGTGAAGCCAATGGGGCCTTTGCGCTAAGTGCTGTATCAAGACCTGAGATCTTAGATGTTGCAATTGCTGCTGATGAAGAAATATCTCCATCTACAATTGTTGCATCTGCAATTTTTGCTGATGTAATTGCAGAGTCTGCAACCTTAGCAGTTGTAACTGCTCCATCATTAATCTTTGATGTTGTAACATTTGCATCAAGGATCTTGGCAGTTGTAACTGCATCTGCTGCAATCTTTGCTGCTGTAACAGTTGAATCTGTTGGTGTACGTGTATCTGAAAGTCTTGAGTCAGATGTGTACACAAGGTTTGCAGTATTTGAAATACCATGCACAGAAGTTGTTGCAGAATTGTGTGTTCCAATTGCTGTTGTGGCTGCACCAGTTGCTGCTGTTTGTGCATCTGAAGCCTTTCCATCTGCATAAGACTTTGTTGCAAGAAGTGAAGTATCTGCAATTCCGTGAATATCTGTTGTATCTGCTTCGTGTGTTGACACCTTGCCATCAGCATATGCTTTTGTTGCAAGTGCTGAAGTATCAGCAATTCCGTGTACAGAAGTTGTTGCTGAGTTGTGTGTTGACACTGCAGTAGATGCTGCTGTATCAGAATATGTCTTAGTTGCAAGTGCTGCTGTTGAAGCAATTCCGTGAACGTTTGTATCTAGTTGTGAGTGTGTTGCTAGACCAGACTCTACTCCAGAAATATGTGTGATTATACTTCCTGAAAGACTTCCGTTGTCTCCAAGAATATCTGAAATTTCCTTAAGTGTATCGTATGCTGCAGGTGCACCATCGATAATGTTACCAAGTTGTGATGCAGGAATATTTCCTGTAGAATCAAGTGATGCTACACCATTTGCAGCAGCCTTTGATGATAGTGGAACATAATCATCAAGAGATGCTCCAAGGTCATCAAGATTCTTAAAGTATGAGAGATCGCTCCATGTTGACACGCCATCACCAAGTTTAAATTGGTTTGTGTCTGTTTCTACTCCAATTTCACCAGCAGCAAGTACTGGGTCTGTTGTAGTCCATTGTGTAGAGGTTCCTCTACGCTGTTGCATTCTTGTTGTCATGTTATCTCTCCTCTGTACGGGCTGCGTACGACTTTCTAATTTGTGTTAAATTTTGCATTATGCAACACCGCCACCATCTAGAACTAGATCAAATGAAGCAATATCTGTAATAACAGATCTTACATATGCAGTTGTTGCAATCTGTGTGCTGTTTGTAACATTAGTTGCTGTTGGTGCTGTTGGTGTACCAGAAAATTCTGGACTATTCTTTGGTGCCTTTGCATCAAGTGCTGTTTGTGTAGCGCTTGAGATTGGCTTATTTCCATCTGAAGTATTGTCAACATTTCCAAGTCCTACTGAAGACTTTGTTAGTGCTGCTACTGCAGTTGTTACTGCTCCGTCAGCATAAGTCTTTGTAGCAAGCGCTGAAGTATCAGCGATTCCATGGATATTTGTTGTATCTGCTTCATGGTTTGAAAGAGCAGTGTTTGAAGCCTTTGCATCAAGAGCAGTCTGTGTTGCTGTTGAAACTGGCTTATTTGCATCTGATGTATTGTCAACATTGCCTAGTCCAACATGTGCCTTAGTTACACCAGATACAGTTCCTGTAAATGTTGGTGATGCTATTGGAGCCTTTGCTGCAAGATTTGTTGTCATTGTGCCAATGAAATCTGGATTATCTCCAAGTGATGCTGCAAGTTCATTGAGTGTATCTAGAACACCAGGTGCTCCATCAAGAAGGTCTTGGATAGCCTGAGCAGCGTCTGCGGTAAAGTAAACAAGGTCTTCCCAGCGATTTGTTCCATCACCAATCTTAAATTTATTTGTATCAACTTCAAAACCGATTTCTGCTGCTGCAAGAATTGGGTTTGCTGTTGCCCATTGAGAGGCTGTACCTCTACGTTGCTGTTGTCTAACTGCCATTTACTTCCTCCTCATGGGTGCTGCCCATATGTATCTTATTATAACATCAATTTATTAATTGAAATTATCTATTGCTACTCCACCATCTATGGTTGAGGTAAAAACTGTGTCCAATGCGCTACCAGAATCTGTGCTGGCTGTCATTGGACTATCAAAAAATCCAGAATCTACGAACATACTTACAATAAGGCCATTGCCATCAATTGCGGTATCGTGGATGTGATCTGGAATATTATGTGTATCTTCAATTGTTGCTTGGGTGTACCAAGAACCTTCATAGTAAAAGTTAATTCTGTTTGTTAGTGTATCTAACCATTGTGTACCATTTGTTGGTGAAGAGGGAGCAGTATCTCCGACAGCCATTGAGCGATTATCGACATACTCCTTGGTTGCTGCGTGAGTATTAATAGTAGGTGTTCCTACTTCAACTGCTCCGCCGAATGAACCGCCGTTTGCTACGACTAAGCCATTCTTAACTCTGAAGTCTTTATCGACTGTCACTGATGTTGTCATTTACTTCTCCCTCTTCCAACTATTTTATTTTTATTACGCAACAAGTGTTCCGACAACAGTAACTGTTGAGTTATTGTTGACAGTTGTTACCTGAAGTTGTACATCTGATCCTAAGATACCTGCTGAAATTGATGACGCTGAGCCATTTGTTCCAACAATTCCGTATTCAGTAATTGCAATATTGTCTGAAGAATCAAGTGTCAAAAGGACCTTTGAGATTTCAGTGTGTGTTCCGTAGGCAACCTTTACAAGGTATTCTGCTGAACGGTAGTCAGACTTTGCGAAAGCATGTGCTACCTGAATTCCTGCTGTTGGTGCTGATAGAGTTGCTGCAACCTGCTTAGCAACTGAGTTCAACTCAACTGCTGTGAAGTTTGGAACAACTGCTTCGAGAGCATCTACTGCTCTCTGATCTGTAAAGTAAAGGCGTGAACCTTCTGCAAGGTCAGATGTTGTAGAATCTGCTACACCGTTTTCTGCGGTAATAACAAGACCACCTTGGTTAGTCCAAGTAATATCAATGTTATTTTTTGTAGCATTTGTCAAAAGATCAACTGCTGATGTCTTTGCAGCATAGTCTGTGAAGTAAAGGTTTGATCCTTCTTCAATATCAGATGTTGTGAGTGCATTAATTGCGTTATCTGTATATGTTGCAGCATTATTTTGTGCTGTTGTAGCAGCACCCTTTGCATCATATGTATTAGCAAGATCAAGGTTTGTGATTGCTGTAGAAATTGCTGAGTTGCGATCTGAAACTTCTGTTGAAATAAGTCCATCTGCATATCCTCTAGCAGAAGTATCTGCTGCTGAAGCATATCCCTGTGCTGCTGTATCTAGGTCAGATAGTTCCTGGTTTACATAAGATGTATCAGCCTTATCTGCAATAAGATTAGCAACATCTGTTGCATAATTTGGATTATCAGCAATTGCTGCAGCCAACTCATTAAGTGTGTCAAGAAGTGCTGGTGCTGAATCTACAAGAGCAGCAACTTCCTGGTCTGTATAAGCCTTTGCATTATTTTCTGCTGTAGTTGCTGCACCAAGTGCATCGTATGTACCAGAAAGATTAAGATTTGTAATAGCAGAATCTGTATACTGTGTTGCATCTGTATATGCATTTCCAGAAACTGTATCTGCATAATCTTCAGCCTCACCCTTTGCAGTTGCAATTGCAGAGTTACGATTTGTAACTTCGGTTGAAATTGCAGAGTCTGTATAGCCATTTGCAGCGGTCTCTGCAGCATCTGCATAGCCTTGTGCTGCTGTGTCTAGAGAAGAAATTTCTCCATCTACATATTCATGAGTTGCAATCTGGTTTCCACTAGACTTTGTCCATAAGTATGAATTTCCATCTGGATTAAGAACAATGTCTCCATTGCCTGAGTTAAGTGCGATGTCTCCTGATGCAGTAAGAACGATTCCATTATTAGAACCAATTTCTGTATCTCCATCAACAACATCGATACCATTATTAGTTGAACCACCAACATAGAGTGCATTTACTGTAACATTGTTAGCAGCAAAGTTAGCATCTCCATCACGGAGTACTACTGTATCTGGTGTTGCTGCAGAATCTGCTGCTCCACCAATAAGACCAATAATATAATCTTGATCATTTTGCTTCTTTGTAAGAATGTCATAACCGTTGATTGTACCTGTTGTACCTTCAACGACGAGACCACTCTTAATTTTAAAATCTTTGTTTACTGTTGCCATTTTTTATATCTCCTTAGTTATGCCTTAAGTCCCATACGTGCAAAACGTACAGTGACTGGCTTGATCGCAGTATCTGGAGTGACTGTTAAAGCCACGGTATTTCCAGTGCGAGAGACATTAATGGTGCCAATATTCCCATCATTGTCGATAGTGCCATATTCGCTGACAGACACATCTTGCCCATCAACCAAAATTGTTAATTCTGTAGCATAGAACTTATTGTCCCCTGCTGATGTTTTAGCGATAGAAACCATATACTTAACCATACGCCAAACAGTAGCATCAAAGTTATCAATTACCGTTGGGTTCTCAATTCCATTGATTGTGTTTTCATTATTACCTGCAGATCCAAGATCAAATCCAGATCCTGCAAGTGTGTCAATTAAATCCTCATAGTCAGCCTGTGTTGGGCGGTCACCTGTTTGGAATTTTGACTTTACTGATGCAATTGATACTTTAGCCATGTTGTAATTATAACATATATTTTAACTAATTTAATTAAAGTATATAGTTGCTATAGCCAATTACCTGAAGTGGAATTGCAGGAATCATACCACGAATATCTTGGATTTGAACTGCTGTAAATTTAATCCTAAACGGAAGAATCTCTTCTATCTTTACTGAAGGCTGGGGATCTTTAATTGTTATTACTGAATAGTTTTTTGGCTCAATAAACTTTACTGAGTTGTTTAAGTCATTAATAATTACTGCTGTTGCCATTAATCTGTTACATCTTCAAGAATCTTCATGCTGCCCTGAGCAACAGTCCAAACTCTTGTTGGGTCAGACAACTGAATATCGAAAATGTCTCCTGTTTCAAGTTGAGCAGATTGGGCTGCAGTCAACCATACAGTAAACTCGCCAATTTGATCATCATCATCTGGTGCTGGGGTTAGTGTGAAAACCAGTGTTGCATTATCTGAAATAACTCCAGGGTTTAATACTGGTCTTTTAAACTTCATGGATATATCCCAATCAGGAATATTTAATGGTTGCTTTGCATCATCAGTTGCATATACTCTAAAACCAGAAGTATCACCACGAACTACTGTCCAAATAACTGTAGGTGGTTTATTACCAATATCATAAGACGATGCTGCTCCACGAGTTGTTGCCATGATTAGATTATACCATTCATTAGGATAGCCCTGCCTTTAATGCTCCCCATGTACCGTTGCCTTTTGCTTGCACAACAATAATTCCAGAAGATGCTGCATGGGCAACAATGCCAACTGCTGCTCCGTCAGGTGTTACCGTTAGTCCACCAGATGGGGCTGCATATAAAATATCTCCATTTGCAAAAGAAGAAGTATTAACACCTTCTAGAACTCCAGCAACAATACAAATACCTTCGGACCCATTTGTTAATCCTTGTTTAAGTAATCCTAAAACATGTTTTGTATTTGATGGCAAATATTTGTCAATGGTTGTTTTTGTTGTAAAACCTTTTGCATAAACTGGAGTTCCAGCATTTAAGGTTTGTCCACTATCATTTATTACTGGAAGTTGAAAAGCAGATACTCCAAGTGGTGGTAAAACAATCCTTAATCTATCTGCTAAAGCCTTTATATCACCATGAACATTAACAGGATCAGTTGACTCTGGAAAAGGTAAATTAAACAATCCATCATTAGTTGTTGCCATAATAAATAATTATACCACGGTAAAACTTGACTTTTAGGTTAAAAGTGGGTAAAATTATGTTATACTTAATACTAGACACCTACCAAGGTGTTATTGTTTTCTAAGGAGGAAACTATGATGAACGAGAAATTTAAAGAACAAGTAATCATTGGAATACTTACGGTGACTGGCATGTTTGCCGTTTTTTCAAATAATGCTAATGCAGTAACAGTTACATCAAATACTAAGAGTGAACAGGTCCAGCCCGTGATAGCCCCTTCTGGGGCTTTTTTGGTTTCTAGAACTGCAAATCTTAGTAAACTAACAAAATATGTTAGTCATGACTCATTGACAGACAAGGAACTAAAAGACCTTTTGTACCAAGTTGGTTTTAGAGGAAAAGATCTAAAAGAGGCTTGGGCTGTGTCTAAAAAAGAAAGTAATGGTAGACCATATGCTTTTAACAAAAATGGTAAAACAGGAGACAAATCATATGGTCTCTTTCAAATTAATATGATCCGAGATCTTGGTCCTGACCGAATTAAAAAGTTTGGTCTTAGTGATAACCAAGATCTTTTCAATCCAGTAATCAATGCACAGGTTGCGTTCTGGATGTCTAACGGTGGGCAGGACTGGTCCTCTTGGCATGGACTTACTGCTAAAACAAAGATGTGGATTAAGAAGTTCCCTCTTTAAAACCATTTTTTAACATTTCGTTATAATAAAAATCAACGTAATGAATATGCTTGTGAAGCCCTGGATGAGGAGTTCGAGTAATAACTTTCTCTTTATCTGGGGCTTCTCCTATTTTGTGATAGTCATAAGCATAATTAAAAATTTCTTTGTGCATCATAAATTCTTTGGTATGGCATTGAACTTTATCCCAGTTTTTCATTTTATAAAAAACATCTAACGCATCTACCGTTTTTGAATCAACCCAGAACTCAAAATGTGGGGCAAACTCTTTTCTTACTGGGTCTTTAACATAGTGTTGAAAATTATCCATAAGAAAATCTTCTTGATCTTCAGACAATGCATTTGACCATGTACTCCAGATAAGTTTAATATTATTTGAGTCACAGAAGGATTCAAGCATTTGCAAAGCATTCAAATTACTGTAATATGCCCATTCATATGGAATAGTTGCACCATAGTCCCATGGCGCAGAATCCTTTGTTTTTCTTTTTTTTACACCAGCCCTGTAGTCTTTAAGTTGATCACCTTTGCCATTTATAAAATAAAACCTATCAAAAGGTGGAAAATTACAAATTACATACTCTGGGTTGTATTTATATTGAGCAATCATTCCAAAAAATCCTGAAATAATTTGAGTAATAGATCCACCACTATATGATATATTTCCAACTTTTAAATTGATTTTTTTAGCAAGCATTTCTGGCCAAATTAAGTCTATAGGTAATCCTTGACCAAGAGTAATAGAGCAACCAAGCGTTACGATTGGTGGTTTTTCTGAAAACTCTATAGATCTTATACCGTCAGAATTCCAGTCATAGTTGTATTCTGATCTTTCTATCTCTGCATGAGTAGCAAGAACACTAGACCTATAATTACTGTTTGGTCTATTATGAGGTACGATACCAGGTTTAAATATATCAAAAAACATTAATATATCCAAGTTCCCTTTTTTATTTTTTTATATTTTTTATATTCTTTATACTTGAATATAATTCTATTAAATAATTTCATTACCATTTGCCTAACGGACATGTTGCTTCTTCTAGTTTTACCTTAAGGTGCATAAAACAGCCACATTTTGCACATTGTTTTGTTAGTGAAATAAACTCTGGGCACCAATTACAAATGTCATATCTTTCTTTTGCAATCTCATCATTAGATCTTGGCTTATTAGGATTTAGCAAATCCCAAGGCTTAACTGTTTTTTTGTTCATTCTTACCCCTTTTAAAAAGTATAGCATATTTACCTATAAATATTTTTAATATGAGTTTTATTTTCAAAATCTATTCCACTATTTTTCTGAAGTTCTTCATATTTATTTAAATCATTTAAACCAAAAATTCCCAAATTTTTCTTTTTAAAAATATTGTTAATTCTAATTCTTGAATATTTATCCCTTATTGACCAACTTATATCATCTTCCCAGTGAAAATTTCTTTTGCCATTTTCTCTATCATAATTTGTGTATAAAAAATTAATTGGTGGCGATACAAGGGGAACATCGTTTATATAAGCCCTAACTCCCAAGGTAATTTCTTCTCCATGAAAATACAAAAAAGGATCATATGGTATTTTTAACATAGCAACTGCACTTCCAAATACACAGTTTGCAGCAAAGCCATAAACTAAATCTCCAAACTCTGTATCTTCTAATTCCTTCCATTCAAGTAAGTATAAACTTTCAAAATCATCCCATACTGGTACAACCTTGTGTAAAGTGTTATTATTTTCTGGTAAAACTGCTATATAGTCACCTAGGCTCCAATCAAAATTAAATCCGTGTGGGTATTTAGTAAATAAAAAATCATTTCCCCATTTATTTTTACATTTTATATAACATTTGATTACTTCTAGGTCCCAGTTTTTAATAACTCTAGAATGTGAATCTGTTTGCATAAAATATTTATAATCTGATGATAACAAAGAGTTTGCCAAATATCTTCCAGAACAAACTCCTTGTGCTAAACGATAATCAATTTTTTGATAAGAATATTGGTTTTTTGGTAAAAAACTAAAATCTAAAATATTATCTTCTTCTTCATGAGAGACTAAAGAAAAAAATAAACTATCTCTATTATATGCATTGTCATAAAAACTTTTTACTGTATTTACTAAATCTGGATCCCTATAGGCTGCAATACTTATAAAAATTTTATCCATTTGTTTTTTCTTTTCTTATGTCTGTATATAAATAAGAAGGTCCTTTTGTAAAATACCAATGCTCTGGCTCACAATAAAAAAAGAATGCATTGCAAACTAAATTATTTTCTGGATCTGGAAATTGTTCTCTCCAGTGTTCTTGATCATTTCCATAAGAAATAACTGCTTCATTTGGGACTGGTGTAAATTTTTCTCCTTCTACATAAAAATCCCAAGGGGTTTTAGAAATTAAAGTTAAATTTATATGATATGTACAAGCATTATCATCTTTATGCTTCCAAAGTTTTGCCTCTTTACCCTCATAAATACTTAGCAGGCACCAAGAAGGCTTAAGCGTTTCTGAATCAAATTCTTTTTTTGCTAATTTTGTCAATTTAGTATGAATGTATTTTAATGGAAGAAGTTTTTCTGGTAAATCATTTCCCCATATTGCCCATTGGTGCCTACCAAAACCTTCATTGTATGTACTTTTATCAGTTTCCCAAAGTTTGAAAGCGTAGTCAGATAGTGTTGATAAATCTTGGTCAGATAAAACATTTTGAATCAAATAAGGATCTTTAATCATTTGCGCTACTTATTGTGAGTAATGATATCTCCAGCAATAATTAAATCTACTGGCTCAGCACTAAATGTATAAACTGTTTCTGCATATGGAATTAAGTCAATTGATTCAATGACCACATTATTATAAACTCCCAGTTCTGAATCGTACTTAACAATTATATCTCCTACTTCAATTTCTGCAACCATCAAGAATTTCCAATCATCAATGTTATTAATTTTTCTATTAACTAAAATTGGATGCTCTAGTGTAAATTTTGCTGATTGATCATTATTAAAGTATGCAATCTGATTCTTATTATCTTCTTGAATATCAACAATTGTTGTTTTAGCATTTTCTATAAAGGTCAAAGAATCAGAACTCCAATTGAACATTTCGTAATCTGGAGAGTTTTGATCAATTTCAGAATAAGATGTGGTCATGATTTCATCACCAATAACTATATCTTTAGCCTGTTTTGCAACGGTGTTACCATCTTTGTCCTTTAGTGTAATAACACCATTATTTTCATCTACATTTATAGTTCCATCCCCTGGCAAAACTCTAATAAATGTGTCACCAGAAATACATCTAATTCCATATACTGTTGTTGTAAATGAATATGGTGTAGGTGTTGGGGTAGGTGTTGGGGTAGGTGTTGGTGTAGGAGTTGGTGTAGGTGTTGGTGTAGGAGTTGGTGTAGGCGTTGGTGTAGGTGTAGGGGTAGGCGTTGGAGTTGGGGTAGGAATTGCGCCACCACAACATTGATATCCAACACCAACCTGATAGTCCGATGGTCCTCCAAGATATACCAAACCTAATTCATTACATGTATAAGATGTTGCTTTTGTTTGAGTTCCTGGACATGTTGGAAGTGAAGGTGTAGGGGTTGGGGTAGGGGTTGGGGTAGGTGTTGGGGTAGGTGTTGGGGTAGGTGTAGGTGTAGGAGTTGGGGTAGGAGTAGGCGTTACATTTTCACATGCAACATTTTTTGCTGCCTCTAATGCTGCTGCAGATGTTGATCTATAAACTGTTTTTGTTACAACTGCATTAGAATAAGAACTTGTATCTGATGGAATTGATGAGGAATAATATGGGCCAGAAACTGATGGGCTACTGTAATAAAGCCCACTTGTTCCAGCACAAGCAGATGTTCCTATGTAATATTCAACACCATTTGGTGTAGGTGTTGGAGTTGGTGTAGGGGTTGGGGTTGGTGTAGGCGTTGGTGTAGGCGTTGGTGTAGGCGTTGGTGTAGGCGTTGGTGTAGGTGTAGGGGTAGGAGTTGGGGTAGGAACTGGAGTTACGTATGCATAATAAGTAAAACTAATATTTGTTCCATAATCAACAAGGGTGTTTGCAGAAATTGATTGTGTTGCAATAGTTGTATCTAAATTAATATTATATGTTGATGAAGAACCAGAGTTTATAAAACCAAGACCTAAAGAAGTAAGTAGTGTTTGTGCTTGAGTAATTGTCAATGTCGATAGATTTGGTACTGCTACCATTCCTTTTGATGCCCATTGAAATAAATTTAGCATCTTCTACCTACGCCGTCAGATCGCCAATTAGCAACCAGGTATTTGTATCTATTTTAACTAATACACAACCAACATATTGTGAAGAAATTTTCTTATTTGAATTCTTACTATTTATTGTAACTCCAACTGCGCCCTCAATGGAAACATTACCTGTTCCAGTTCTTACAATTTCAACTTTTTGTCCATTAATAAAAGGTGTTGTGCTATTTGCTGGTATTGTTACTACAACGTCTGAAGAAGAACTAACATTTAATGTTTTCCCAGCATCATCTTTTGTAATTGTAAAACTAGATGTCTTTAAAGAGAGATCTGCTGAATCTCCTATCCATCTCCACTCACCATTGTGGTAATATTGAATTTGATTTATTACTGATCCAGCGTTTGTTTGTCTAACAAAACAAACCAAACCATTTGTAGGAGATGTAAGTGCTGCATCTCTTGCTGTTGGATTAGCAAAATTATTTACGCCTGCTTTTGCATTAATTACCATATCAAAATTTACTGGTGCTGAAAACTGTTGGTTTGCTGTCCAAGTATAAGATGCATTTGGATTAACTGTTCCAGCAATTGAATACCATTTATTATCTGCTTGACTATAAATGTATGCTACTTTTCCGCTATTATCAATTGCTGCCATTTGATGTCAACCCCAGTGCTCTTAACTCTGCTTCTGTGATTTGTGTAGCAGAAATTAATTTTGCTATACCGCTTTCACGAAGTTGTTCTTCTGTTGTTTTTTCTTTAGCCATTATGCACCAATCTCTCTCCATGCAGATCCAGACCAAACATAAAGTGTTAATGGTGTACTATCTGAATCAACCCAAAGTGCTCCCATTGTTGGAGTTGTTGGTTCTGAGGTCTGATAAGATGCTTGTGCATATTGAACCTGACTTGTTCCAGAACTTGTAGAATCAATCCAAATATAACCATCGTGTACGCCTGTTGGCTGTGAAGATAAAATAGAAGATCCAATTCCATCAGACTCAAGATCAGAAACTCTTTCATCCAATGCCTTAAAATGTCCAGTTACTGAATTAGCAACAATGTCATTTGTTGTAGAAACTGTTTCTGTTGTTCCATAATGATAAAGTTTAAGGGCTGCCTGAATATCGGCTGGTTCATCAAATCCAGGGATTTTAGTTGGGTATAAAGAGCCTATATTTTCTGTAGCCATACATAAGATTATACCATAGTAATAAAGAGTTGTACTGTTTTTGTACCAGACAAACTAGACCAGGCCCCATCAACAAACTCTTTTGCTTTGATAGTTAAAGGCAATACCAGTGCTCCGCTAGATGTTGATATTTCTGCTATAGATAAAGATGAAGCAATTGGATTTTCACCTAGTATAGTATATTGAATATTAAAGTTGGCAGATTCTGCTGTTCCAACAAAATCTAAAGGCAAAACATCTATTACTGGAATATTTTTTGTCCATGTTCCAGATACAAAAGAAGTATCTGAATAATTTTTGCTATGAATAGTTGATACTAGTTTAAAAAGTTTAACCCAAGTTAATGTGCCAAGAACATTTTGATATTGATAAACAAACTGATATTCATCATCTGTACTTTGAATATTTATATAGAGGTCAAATAGATTGCAGTCTGGGGCTAGTGATGTAAGACCATCAATCCCTACTACTGGTTGGCCATAATTAACAAATATTCTGCTTCCTCGTGATCCAGTTGCACCAAAATCAACTTCAACATTTACTGTTTCTGGACCACCCAAAATACTTAAATCTTCATTGGAAAGTATTACATCTACCATTAGTTTGGAGTTCCATATCCTGTTGCCACTTGATCAGTTACTGTTATTACCCCTGTCAAAAGTGTATGGACAATTGGATAGCCATTAGAAGAGGTATTTGTAGAAACTTGAACATCATAAACATACTGTGTTCCTGCAACCATTGAAACTGAGTCTGCTGGCCTAATTGCACACAGTATGTGTGTTGCATCATTAGATATTTTTGAAAAACAAGTTACTTGAGAGGAAGTGCCAGAAGAGCCCCTAGATAAAGAAAAAACAAACTTTGAGGTATCATAAACGATATTTGGCGTTGATTGATTATTATCATTATCATAGGATGGCAAAAATGGAGATAAATCAAAAACTGTTCCGTCTGCCTTTTTAGGGTAGATGTTAAACTCTAAGGTATCACCTTTATAGTAAGAAAAGTTATAAGTTGCTGGAAATGCCATAGAATTATTATACCACGTCAGACAACAGAAACATATATGCTTTTTAAAATTGCTATTGCATCAAAATCTGTTCTTATTTGTGGTACTCCTCCAGACCCCCAAATACCTTGATTTTCAATAAAGAACTGTTGATCTACAGAAATATCATAAACGTATTGATACTTAAAAGACCCAACAAGTTTAGATGCTGAAGATTTTGCTAGTGGGAAATTTGTTCTAAACCAAACTTCTGTATTATTTGTATATGTGGTTAATTCAAAATTATATGTAACATTTACAATCGAGCCAATCTCTAATGGTTTAAATGTTAAAGATTTTGAGTTAAAATTGTATAGGCTTGTTCCAAATGAAGAACTTGGCATAAATGTTTCATTTTTAACTGATCCCTTTTCTGCAAGTTCAAGTGATACCCATCCATCATCACCTTTAGAAATACCAAGCCTTGCTTCTGGTGAATTTAAATTTGTATAAGAAGCCCAACCTGCTTGTTGTCCAGAAGAAGATAATGAACTTTGTCCTGGATCACCTTTAAACCCTTTATCCCCTTTTGGTCCACGTTCTCCATCTTTTCCTGGAGCACCATCTTTTCCTGGCTCCCCCTTTGGCCCTTGTAAACCTCTTGGTCCTTCTGGCCCAGGTACTGGTATGTATGTTGCTACATCTGTAGATGGCGTTTGTTGTTGAAGAACCTGAGAAGCATATGCACTTTTAGGAAAATCTACACTTTTAGAAACCATAATTCTCCTCTACTTATTTATTTTATAAGTTTTGTTTTCAATTTTTATTACTGGTGGTAATTCTGGCCTAGGTGTTGTAACTCTTACTACTGCCATTATAGTGACCCCGAAATATCACCATAAACAAGAACAGTTCCAATTACTGGTGTCCAAGTTACTTCGTCAATTGTTACTTCAAGATCAAAGGTTAGTTCTGCTACCTGTGTTGTATATCCAGTACCCCAATACTGAGTAATTTCTGGAGTTGCTTTTATATCAATATATCCATTATGTGAGACAACTTCTAATTCATCAATTGTGTCACCTTTTGGATCATACGCACTTGCTTTATATGTCCATCCAGATGTAGAAAAACGAGTCTGTTCATCATTTTCTAAAAACTCTACTCTCAAGGACGCAGAGTCTCCTCTAACAACATTCCATTTAATTTTTACTGGGTTAGCACCAAAAATTTCAGGTCCACACATAGTCATAACATTGATTATACCATTAAATTACAAAAAAATACCTAGGATAGGTGGGTATGATGAGACTATCCTAGGTACTTTAAAAGTATATCATATCAGGACTATTTGGACATTGATATAAAAGTTTACCAAATTGTTACAATTCATAATGTCCATTTTGTCAGGTTATAGATATATTTGTCACAGTTATCAATAGTGTATACTTTAATATATATAAGAAAAAGAACTATCTCTAAAGGGTTTATATAATATATATTATATATAGTAAATATGGTATAATCAAAATATGAAAAACCAAGTTAGAATTTATAAGAACACAATAGATCAGTCTATCATAAAAAGATCTATGGAAATGTTTGAACTTTACCCAAATGAAATTTTAACACAAAGTGTTTGTACTGATACTCCAGTTTTGCAACTAAGAGAGTTTTTGCCTGTGCCAGTAGCAAAAGCAGTTTTGATGGCTCATAACACAATACTTCCAAAAATCACTAGAGACTTTGAACTAGAAAAAGATGACATCAAATTAGAAAAACCAAACTATCTAGAAACATATGGACAAGAAATGCTAACTGTCGATAAAAGAATTGAGGGCATGTGGTTGGGAACACATAGAGATATTCCAACTGGAACATATACCAAACACTTTGGACTAGAAGGCGGAATGACTGCTATCACTATGTCGTGTGTATTCTATTGGAATGATGATTTTGAAGGTGGGGAGTTGAATTTTATTGATCCAACTCTAGAACAAGAAAATGAGATGTCAGAACAAGATCTAAATAATCCTTATGTATTAAAGCCACCATATGTGTATAAGCCAGTTGCTGGAGATATGGTTGTTTTCCCTTCACACATATACCATAACATTGAACCAGTAAAAAGTGGATCTAGATATTCTACTCAATATTTCTTTAATAGAGATCATCAATATCACGTAGATGAATTGCCAAACAACCATCTACAGTATTGATTTATTTATTATTTGAAGCAATATGCTCTAGCAAAACATCATACATCTTATCTAATTTTTGATCCATGCGGCAACGCTGCTCATCTGCTTCTAATATTTTTTCCTCTAGGCGTCTAACTGAGTCTTTTAAACTTGAACCACCATTGGGTTTTAATTCTTGCAAATAGTGTTTTGTTAACCACTTAATACCATATGCAATAGATGCAACTATAGTAGTTACGCTAACAATAAGTCCAGCCCAGTCTGCAGGTGTCATAATGATATATTATAACTAGATTATTTAAAATATGGTATTATATAAATATGGCAGAAGATGTTAAGTTTACCGATTTATTTGATCCAAGTCAACCAAGAAGTGACAAGGAACTAATTGAATCTCGCTTAGCAATTTGTAATGATTGTGGATGGTTTAATAAAAGACTTATTAAATGTAAAAAATGTGGATGCTTTATGAAATTAAAATCTACACTGAAACAAGCAAAATGCCCAATAGGAAAGTGGTAAAAAATGAATGCAAAGGAACTTTTAAATACTCCTCCAGTAATTCATGATGATTTATTTTCTGAACAAAATCTAAAAGATATATATGCAATAGTAGAAGAAACAACCACTTTAGGAGAGTCCGAAGGTGATAAATACAAATACTTTTTTATTCACCAAAATGGTATGCAAAGGCTTCCTCTTCCCAAACATGATGGCAAAGGCTATGTTGGTAATGATGCAACAGTCGATATACTTTTGCAAGATCTAAGAAATAGAATATCTAATATTTTAGGAAAAGAAATAAAAAATTTAGGTGGATACTTTGCTAGATATTCTAGAGAGTCTGGGTTTTTTCCAGGATTGCCACCACATCTTGATGAGGCAAAATTTGGAGAAAATTATAGAATGTCGCTAACATCAAAATTAAAATCTACTGTTGAATGGGATGTAGGTGTAGAGAAAAATCGGTGGAGTTTAAAAGATAATCAGGCTTTATTCTTTTCTGCAAATCTATACCCTCACTGGAGACCAAGAATAGTAGAATTTAGCAAAGAAGACTTTTACGATATAATGGTTTTGCATTTTGATTTTGTAGGAACTACGGCATGGCCAATAGATCAAGAATATTTTGACAAAAAAGATTCTATGTACCGTGATATGGATTTGAGGCAATGGCATGACCATACAGAACAATAAAGATACATTTTTTAATTTTAAACCAATTCTAATAGATAATATTTTTACCGAAGAAGAAATTGAAAGCATTTATAAAACAAGGTTTGAACTTGCTCCTGGTAAAAAAAATGGAGATGGAAGTGATTATGTTTTTACAGATCCATCTTGTGGGTACATAACATGTGTTTACCCTTTTGAATACAATATTAGAAGAAAAATTTTAAATGAAATAGCAAAAAGGGTTCCTATATACGTAAAAGAAGACGGCAACCATATGCCAAGATATACCCTTGAATCGGGTTCTAAGCCTTCTCTAAGGCCTCACTATGATGTTGGTATGGTATCGGCTTCATTCACACTAAGCATTCAGTTAAAACATACTAAGCCTTGGGACTTATATATAGAAGGAAATAAATTTGATTTGAAATACAATCAAGCAGTCTTATTTTCTGGAAGCCACCAAATACATTGGCGACCAGATATAGAATTCGACAATTCGGACTATTACGACATCATTGTCTGCCAAGTTTATGAGGATACAGAAAATCCGCTAATGTTAGATGATGCTCATAGAGCAACAATGCAAACAAAAGCGGACTTCTATGTAAGTAAATTTTTTACTTGATATAAGGGAAGTTCGCAGCATCCAACGCAGCAATTAGCGGAGGATCAAGTTCTGAGATCTTCTTGTGATTAACTCCACCGTGGTTAGAGTCGATGTGAATTACATCTGTGCGCTGTAGAACGGTATTGTCTGATTTATCAGCAAATGTCTTTACTACGATAATATAGTCACAAAAGTCTTTAAAAATAAAGTCTCTTGCTTGACTTGTTTCATTTTGAGTTGTATACCAATCGGTTTCTACAAAACTCATCTTTTCTAATGCCATTGGCATCTCCTTTGTTCTTTATAATTATAGCATAGTGGTATAATGATTTTATGATAATAGAGCCCACCGTCCCACGTGAAGAAAAAAATTTTTTTACGACAGAAGAATACGCATCCATTTATAAGACCATTAACGACACCATGGAAATGGGAATTAAGGATTCGGGAGATAAATGGCAACATTTCCGCAAAAATACTAACAATGGTTTTAATGTCGTTTTTCTTTCGGAGCGTCGCCAAGGTCCACTACCTGGATTATCCAAAGAAGTCGAAAATAAAATTCGTTCGAAATTCGAAAAAGAGGCTAATGCTCCTGTAGGGCATATAGGCATACTATGGGCAAGATATACGCTTGAAAGCGGTGAAATGCCCTCATTGATGCCACACCAAGATAGATCTGAAACACATGTTGCTTTGATGTTTACTGTAGAACTAGATACAAACATTGATTGGGATTTTTATGTAGAAGATGAAAAGTTTACTATGGAGAAAAACAAGGGTATTTGGTTTAGCGGTACACACCAAGCCCATTGGAGACCAGACTATGATTTTCAAGAGGGAGATTACTACGATATTATCTTATGTCAAACACATAGCAGCCTAGATGATAATCCTTTAGAAGAAGAGCATTGGCTTGATGGAGATGACCATTCAAACGATGTCTCAGAAAAGTATGCTAAACTATTAATGAATTCAAGAGCAAAAGCAGCCATGATGAATGGTCCGTGTCAATAATGGAGATTAAATTGGATAAACAAGAAGTAGTTAATTTAATGACTCAAACAGTCGTTGAGTGGAATAAGAAGATGGCATCAGAGCAAAATGTTGATATTGAGCCATGGTTGGAACAGGCTATGCCTCAATTGGTATATGCTAATGAGTTGCTATATGATGCATTGAACTCAAATGGACTCATTAAGTAGGGTTTGCACCTTTTGTCCCCCCGAATGTAAAAAATTTAACAAATGCACTTGGGTTTCAAACCTTGATCTGCCAGATCATTTTAAACCAGAGATATCTGGAGTTTTAGCATTACGTAGAGGTCAAAAATATATTGTTTTAACAAACCTTAGATCAGAAGTAAATGAAGAAGTGATTGATTGGTATATAGCAGATTCTGTAGATAAAAGTTATAACTTAGCATACCGTCGAAATAATCAAGATCACTTCATAGGTGATCCTAGTTTTGTCAAAATTATGTATGCTAGTTTAGGGCCTGCCTAAATCTTCCCAAAACTTTTCTTTTCCCATATTGTCAGTAATAGGCATAGGCTTAGATTCAAAATGAAATTCTTCATCCCATGCATTTTCTAAGTTTTCTAATATTGCCATGTATTTATTATACCGACAAATCTGAAAAAATTTTCAAAATTCACTTTTGCTAAAATCTGAATATTTTTGCCAAATGCATGATACATGATTTAAAAACAAATAACGCAAAAAGATAGTGAGCACATAATAGCACCCACTACCCACCGCTTAGAGTTTAATACTACACACCCATTAGTGTTTTTTTACCTTGTAACCATCCGTTGTGGATTCCAATGATTGGTGCGTCAATGCAAACTGCAGTTCCAATCGGAAGGATGGCACGATATTCTTCAATAAATTTAAGCACATTTTCTTTGCTATCAAATGTCATCTCCTTTGTAGTTCCTGATGTTGATGTTAGTTTTACTTTGATCATTTGTTATACTCTTTTCTAATTTGTCTTTATACCATTGTGGATAGTGTGTTCTATCATAGTTTTCTATTGTTCCCCCGCTTGCGAGGTGTGCCCTACGCCTATCTAATTCACTAAGCATGCGCTAATGCGCTTACCTGTGCATAGATGTTAGCGTGTGCATAGCATACCTTCTCTGTAGGTACACCTAACATAAAGGCGTCTGTGCCTGAGTAGACTAGGCTTGTTGATTCGCAATCAGTAACGATACATTTCATTTATTTATTCTCCTTAATACATGTGCATGGGTTAATGTTAATAGTATATCCGTCATAGGTGACAATAGCAAGGGTGTTACATGAGGGGCATAGGTAGAGGTTCATTAGCGTGTCACTACCGCAACTACTATAGCAATAGCAACACCAATAAATGCACCTACAGGACCCATATAGTCATGCTCATCTAGTAAGTCTATTAGATATGTAAAAGGATTCATTAGAGGCACTCCTCACATGGACACCATGGGAACTCTCGTTCCTGCTTAATGCGATTAGCAAGAGTCTGAACCTTTTTATAGGTTTCAGCACTAGCACCTCTGAAAGAGATGACATGACCATCAGCCATCATTTGTGCAGCGACTTGAATTCGCTCATCTAGTGTTAGATGTCCGTACTTAGCGGACTTGATTTTATTTTTATCTAGTGTTATCATTTGATAACCTTTCTTTAATTCGATAACCTTGTGTTATCTTTTTCCTTGACCTAGGTTATTTGCCTACTATGTAGGGCTCACTAGGATTTCTTATTTAATTATTTAATACTGTAAGTATAGCATAGAAATGTCAAAAAGTCAAGTTTAGACACGGACAATTCGGACATTTTCTATGTGATTTAGCCCACATAGTTCTTACCTTGTGGACAATGGAGGTCAAATTGTCCACCGCACATGACACATCGTGTCCATGCTGTGAGACCTCCGCAGGTATCGCAAGGGGTGAGAGGAAAGGCAGAGCCTAGGTTATTTCTATTTTCAAACAGTGAGTTCATTTGAACTCCTTTCTTTATTTTCTTTATACTAGAAGTATAGCACAGAAATGTCAAAAAGTCAAGTCGACACGCCGTATATTGTATGTGATCTACACCACAAAAAGCCGACTCAAGTTATCCACATGATGCACATCACACCCTTAAGTTACGCTTAAGTTATCCACATGACGTACATCACAATCCCCTTTATCCCATATGTCCGTTTTGTACCCCCCTAAATGTCAGACCCCCCTGCTATAATATAATTATATAAACAAACAAAGAAAGGTGGTCTAAAATGACTACACTAACAGAAGAATTATTCTCTACTATCGTACACGAGTACCATAACGGAGGAGTAAAGTCCTCATATGGTCTAGATACTTACACTCGTAAAGAGGTACTTGCTTACCTTCTACGCTCTAAGCAATGCAATTGCATAAATTGCTTGTAAATGTCAGTCCCCTCTGATACAATTATCCTAATAAACAAACTAAAGAAAGGTAGTCAATAAATGACTTACACTATAACACTAGAAACCTTCACAGGTTCAACTTCCAAAATCAACTTGCCTTCTAAGGGTGCAGTTGCTCAATTTATTTCACAATACCCTCAGCAATTGCCTGTTGGTATTTCTGTTCGTATGTCCTGCGATGCTCTTGGCGTTCGTGGTACTTTGAGAGGAGTTGCTAAGTAATGGCAATTTATACTCGTAAAACTTTTATCGCTGTTGCTGATTTACTTAACGACTATGTAAATCTAATTGACCAAGTTGTTTTTGAAGATTTGGTCGCTGATTTTGGAGATATGTTTTTTGCAGATAATCCAAACTTTAACTATGAAAAATTCAGAGAGGCTTGTGAAAAAAATGGATAAATACTATTTTGATTTAGGAACTGTATGGGCTGTGTTAATTGCACTCATTGGTTCAATTGTTGTTATCAGTTATGCGATGGTAGATAATTTTTATTTGCGTCGTGAACTAAATGAACTCTATAACGAATTAGATTCCCGAAAATAAAATAAAATCCTGAGCATGATCTAAAACTGCTCATTTTTGGGGCCGACGCACTCGGGCGTGTCGTGGTTTACGTACGATGTGATTTTTCTCACACAGTTTGAGCGTCTCATTATTTAAGAATACTCGCTAGTAAGTTGATATTTTTGACATTATAGGCTAGACTTACATAGTAAGAAAAAATAAATAAAGAAAGATTCTATCGTTACGGCGTGTCGTTTAGGAAATGTCAGCCCTATCTGATAGGATACTAGTATCAACAAAAGAAAAGAAGGTAACCCCTATGTCAGCAAATGTCTACTCTATCGAGTCCCTATTAGTAGGAACTCAGTATTACTCAAATACTTTAACAGGAGAAATTATCTCCGCAGAAAAGCACCCTCATGCAGTTTGGTATCAAGATTGCGAAAGTTATCTTGTAGAAGTACGCAAGCCTATGGGTGGATACGCATTCCGCACTATTGCAGTAAAGACAGGAGAATAAATAATGGGATATGTAGAAATATTTAGAATTGACAACGATGGCGCAGGTTGGATAGACTTAGCGCAAGCAAATGAAGATGAGAAGTTTAATTTAGAATTAGGCTTACTTAATGAGGGTGCACTATTTACAACGAAAGAGGCTAACTAATGGAATATAACTACTCACTAACTATCTCCTATGACGGAGAACTTGTATCAACAACACGAAGTGCAGATATGCTTGAAATGGTATCTGCATGGAATAAGTGTGTAGACTTTGGTGACGCTAAAGAATATGCAACCTATAACTTGTCAGACCCTACTGGCAAGATGTACACTAAGACTTTCTACCGCAACGGAAATGTGAGCGTGAAATAATATGGGTTCAGTTACAGCAATTGGATTAGCAGATAGCGTCCTTGATTTAGAAACACAGTTACTTTATCACCTTAAAGGTAATCACTATCCACCTGTCCCCGCAGAAATGGTGAAGCCTTGCATAGATGCTATTGATGCAGCCTATGAAGAAGACTTTAATCGAATGATTGATATGCCAATGGTTGGTGAATTTCAAATTACTTATAAGGGTAGCAAGCAAGCACCTGCGTGGGCAATTATTGAACAGCACCACCTTGATTGGTTTATTAACCCAGAAGAAGATGAGGAATAAAAAATGGGTGATAGAATAAAAACTATGGATTTCAAAAAAGTAGATACACTCAACGTTGATCAATTAGAAGTTGATGATTTTATTTCAGTCAATGGAGAAATTGTGCAGGTAGTTGGCATTACTCCACTATCTGATGGTTATGCAATAATGTATTTAGATAACTATGAAGAATCAGATTTAATTGAAGTTGATGACTACGCAACATTTAATTTATACTATCCGCATGATGAAGATATAGAAGAATAAAAATTCATCACTCTGCATAAAAATGCAAGCCGACTCCGACGGCGTGTCGCATGTGAGATTAATCACATTTAAGAAGTTGACATTTTTTCCCCTATGTGTTAGGATAGTTATATGACGCAAAAGAAAACAGAAGAAGAATTACGTAGACTCATGGAGTTACGTAGGTCTAACGCTGCTTCCGCTGTGCCCTCTAAAAAGGCATATACTCGCAAGGGTAGAAAATGTCAGTCACAAATGCTACAATATAAATATCAACAAAAAGGAGAATAGCCCCATGGGAAATATCGCAGATGAATTCTATGACGAATACTACGCAACAACCTGTCCTTCATGTCATGAAAATGCTGTGGATGAAGTAGAAGAAATGTGCACTCATTGCTTGCTAGAAGAAATGTCCGCAACCTATAATGAAGACATTGCTCTAGAAATGAGTCTTGGCCTTGACTACTAATACACTTACACTTAAATTAAAACGCTCTAATGATAGAAAGGTGGCTAACCTTGTCACAAAAAATGGAAAGCAAGCCGCAATTGCTAATACGTTCGGATTACCTGCAGGAAAAGACTATTCATGTCCTGGCGCTACGTCTGTCTGCGAAAGTGTTTGCTATGCAGGCAAATTGGAAAAACTATTCAAGGGTGTAAAAACTAACCTATTGCATAACTGGGACCTACTTAAAGATTCAGATCTGCAGACGATGTACACTCTACTTTCAGAAATGATTGCTGAGTTTAAAACTGATTGTGTAAAGAAAGACGCCCCTATGCTATTTCGCATTCACTGGGACGGAGATTTCTTTAACGATGACTATACCAACGCATGGCGTATGGTTATTGAAGAACAACCTGATATTCAATTCTGGGTATATACACGTGTTAAGTCTGCAGCACTTATCTTAAAAGACATTCCTAACCTGTCTCTTTATTTTAGTACTGATAGCGAAAATGTAAAAGTAGGTGTTGACCTTAAAATTAAAAATGGTGTTCGCCTTGCATACCTTGCTAAGAATTTCGCAATAGGTCAAGCAGACATGAAAGAAATGATTGGTAAGCCTGGTGCTAAGTGTCCTGAAAATAAAAAAGCAATTCCACTTATTAGCACTGCAGGTAGCGCTTGCGTTTTTTGTTCATTGTGTGTATACTCTAAAGCAGACATTGTATTTTCTGCGAGTAAGAAATGAGTTAACATGTACTGGTTAATGCTTGCACTCTTAATATTTTATTTATTTTTAATTCAATGACTTGATAAGTCCCCGAAAATGGGGTCGGCGCAAAATCTTGATCTTGTCAAGTTACGACACGCTGTTTAAGATGTGAGTTTTATCACACCCAAAAATGCCACTTAGATTGGTATTTTTGACATTTTTAGTGTAGAATTAAACTATAACCCAAACAGAAAGGCAAGACCCCTATGACAATCTCAGGATACACATACCAAATTGGTGACTTGTTCACAACAAGCAAAACAGGCGTTACAGGTCGTATCGCAGGTTTCTCACCAATCAGTAACAAGGTTACCAGAGTTAGCCTAGTCTTGGCAAATGGCTCACGCCGTTTGGCTATGGTTAAGACCTCTAAGTAATTTGACATTTTCCCCAAAAAATGTTAAACTAATACAGTAAGCAAAAACCCCTAACAGAAAAGGAAATAAACAAATGGCAGTAAATACAGCAACTTACAAGGTTGGCGACTTGTTCACAACACAGAAGTCAAAGGTAACAGGAACAATTCTTGAAATCACACCAAACAAGAACGGACAGAGTGTTCGTGTAAAACTTGATGTTGATGGAAAGCCTCGTTACACAACTTGGACAGCAAAGTAAATTGACAAAAATCTCCTGAGTATGAGATAATTAAACTACTCACTCACCCCCCAACTAATAGAAAAGGAAACAGACCCAAATGGCACGAAGCAAAGCAATCTCAGTAAAGGTGGCAACACCAAAGGTTATCAAGGCACTAGAAGGCGCACTAGCAAAGTTAGAACTTGATTACACATCACAAGAAGCAAACGAGGCTAAGTATGAAAAGGCTCGTAAGGCTTGGCAGAAGGAACTTGTTGATTATGCAGTAGCAAACATCAAGAAGGCAGAAAACTTCCGCACTAACTATCGTTCTTGGAACAATCAGTTAAACATTGACTTCGACATCACAGTTGCAGAAAAGGAATTGCCTAAAGAGCCTGTAAAGGATTTTGAGTCAATCTCTATCTATAACTATCGTGAGCAAAAAGAGGAAATCTCTAACGCAATCCGTATCTTGCAGATGACAGATGAGGAAACAGTTTCGACTTCTACTTATCAAGCAGTTGCTCGTTACCTATAACTAAATAACGAAACAGGGGCAGTTTAGAGAGTGTTCTCGCCCAATGTCGTAAGTAAGAACTCTCATTATTCGCCAGGCTGATTAGGGCGATTATAGAAATACTATAGAGCAAGGGTACTGCAGCCCTAAAGAAGCAGACATCCTGAGCACGATCCAAAAAGGCTCACCCTAAGGGGTCCTTGACAAATGTCAGTGGCCACGAGTACAATTAATATAAACAAACTAACAGAAAGCAGGCCCCCCATGGACCAAACAATAGTAAATGCAACAGAAGAGTTTCTCAAAACACAAATCACTGCACTGCAGGAGTCAATTACATCTAAGGATGAATTCATTCAGCGGTTAAACCAACGTTCATATTCTGATTCAGCGGACCGTAACCGTATGGTAGAGGGCATGCAACACTGGACGCTAGCAGAACTAGAACGTGATGCAATTACAGAAAACCAAGCAAATGAAATTGCAGAAATAATGGGCTTTGAACTTACCAAGGAAGTTGAAGTTGAGGTCTCAGTTACTTACAACGTTACAGTTCAGGTGCCATATGACGAAGATGTAGAATCAATTGTTAACGATATCGATTTTGAATCTGTATCTTATAATTCTGACAACATCACGTGGCTTAGCGCTACAGTCGACAGAATTGATTTTTAGTAGGGGGACTACTAAACAAATTCCTGGGCCATGAATTAAAACTGGCCCCTCTAAAAACCTTAAAATTTTGAGTCGGCCCCATGTGATCAATATCACACTGTGTTTAAGATCACCTTTAAGAAATGTCTGAATTGCCCCAATCATTACGTAGCCTATTTGACATTGTCAGTGGGCGCATGTATACTTATATTAACAACAACAGAAAGAAGGAAACTCATGGCACATGACCTCGAAACACAAAATGGCGTAGCATCTTTTGCATCATTTCGTGAGCCTGCATGGCATGGATTGGGTACAGTCTTCACAGAAGAAAAGTCTACCACAGAAATGCTCGAAGCAGCAAATCTTAATGGTTGGAATGTTCGTCTTGAAGATTTAGAAGCCCCATCACATCTAACAAGCGACAAGGCGTATCAGTACGTTTTGCGTACTAACCCTACAGATAACACCCAGACAGATATTTTGGGAATCGTTGGTGAACGCTATCACCCATTGCAGAATGAAGATTTATTTTCATTTGGTGATAACATTCTCGATGGTGGTGGACGTTGGGAAACTGCTGGTTCAATCAAGGGTGGGCGTGTAGTATTTGGCTCTCTTGCTCTTGAGCGTGAGACAGTTCTAGACCCTAGCGGTGTTGCAGATAAGGTAAAAACTTATTTGCTCATCAACACATCACACGATGGCTCAATCGCAATTCAAGCAAGCATCACACCTGTTCGTGTTGTTTGCGCTAATACTCTTAATCTTGCTCTTGGTGGCGTTGGTCGCAAGAAGAATAAGAATATCAAGCAATCATTCAAGATTCGCCACACACAGACAGCAAATGGAAAAGTTCAAATTGCACGTGAGACTCTTGGTCTTGCTAATGCTTACATGGACGAATTCGATGTTATGGCTAAAGCACTTTTTGAAAAAGAAGTAAATGCTAAGTCTTTCAATGACATCATTCTCGCTGCATACCCAAAGCCTGAAAAAGATGCAAAGGGTGCGCTAACTAAGTGGGAAAACAAAATCGATACAATTAACGACATCTACACAGGTGAATTTAATGGTATGATTGCTGGTAACGCATGGGGTGCATTTAATGCACTTACAGAACGCCTTGATTGGTATCGCTCTGCACGTGGTGGTAACAATGAAAGCATGTTAGCATCTGCAAGTGGATTTGACCCTGCAATTAACGCAGAGAAGAATCGTTTGCTTAAAGTTGTACAAAACGTTATGCAAATCGCATAACACAAAATCCTGAGCATGATGTAAAACTGCTCACACGATTCCGTAGATCAATTGGTTAGATCGCTACCCTGTCACGGTAGAGGTTGCGGGTTCAAGTCCCGTCGGAATCGCAATAAATAAATATGCAAGCCAATGCATAAAAATGCGGGTCGGCTAAAAATGTCATGATCAAAATCAATTACGAAGGTCGGCATATATTTCCCAAAATGTCAAACCAAAATTTAATTACGATGGACTTGTATTTTTGCCAGGTTTAGGGTAGAATTAATGTATGACCCAAACATACAAACCTTATACTATAGACGAATTAGTTACTCTCATTTATGAGGATAATTTAGAACATTTTGATCAAGCCACAGAAGACTGTGATTGCCATATCCATACTACCATTAGAACTGTTGTAAAGTATTGGGATGAATAATATGTGGACTAAGTATAGTTATCTATGTACTGAGTGTGACTCTCTTATTGAGGTTATTACTAATAAGGCTCCCGTGATGGATCCAGGCTGTGTATGTGGTATTGATACCTTCGTTACCCGTACCGCCGTAGAACCTGAGCAGATGGCTCCTGTGATTAGTATCACACCTTCAAACCTTGTAAAAATCAACTCAAACCCCTATAATTAATATATGGACCTAAACACACTAAAAGAATATATAAAAATACATCTTATCAGTGTCCAACAAGACTATGATAAGGTACCTGACGGAGATAGAGATTCTATCATCCACCTTAATGGACAACAGTATGCTCTTAATCATATATTAGGAGTATTAGATGAGCGATAAGTATCCCTTCATCCCCGAACATTTAATAAAAGGTTTGGAAGATATAACTATCCCATTAATTGATTTAATGCATGGACACCTTAAAGTAGAAATGCTAGAGTGCCAAGAGGCTATGAAAGATAACCCTGATCGATTCCTTGAGGGTTATATGGAAGCCTTGACAAATATGTACGCTATGACATATAATTTATCTATAGACAGAAAACACATAGAGGAGACCCAATGAACCCACAAGAAGCACTACAGACAATGATTACCAATGCTTGGAGTGATTTTAATGAAATCGCTACAGAGGAAGCAGAGGACGGATACTCAGACGCAATGAAATCTATGGAACGTACAGAAGCGCAAGGGTATGCAGAAGGATTAGGTATGGCATATGCAATAGTATATGGAGAAGCATACAATCCACCAATCGCTATTGTTGACCAAAATGATATCGAGGAACTCTAATGGGCATGCATGATGAATCATGGTGTGCAGGTTGTGGCTGTAGCATAACTTATACAAATGATGAAACAGCCCAATGTGGCACATGTGAACGTGACGACGCTATTAATTTTATCGAGGGTATCATTAACTATATTGAGAATGAAAAAAATGAGTTAGAAGAACGCCTTGAACTTGCAGATGGAGCAGACCCAATATATAATTATCTAGAGGGTGCTGTAGAATATGTAGACCTAATCCTACTAGAAGTAAAGGACAGATACGCAAATGCCTGATACATTTATTGAAATGGATTTTGATGAATGGTGTGATGTATACAAGCCTATTCAAAACCATATAGATACAAATGCCTCATTTGATGGAGCAATGTTTGAAACATATGGCGACGAAGTTGCTTTTGTAAAGGAGCAAGATGGTTCTTATATCTGGACTTATGGCGATGGCGATGATGGTGGTAGTTATGTTTGGAATGGTTGGTCTTTTGTTAATCGTATTGGTTACTTCATTACTGAGGTCCCTTGTCCCGCTGATACTACCATTCAAATCAAAGTTAGTTCCTATTGGTACTACTGCGAAGGCTGCGGTGCTGAGATTGAAGATGATGGCCAACTAATTAATGAGAAGTTCTATGACTTCGAATGCTGCCCTGAATGTGCAACCCCCGAACAACTAGAGGAAGTAGAGAAAGCATATGCCTAGATATACAGTTACTGCAACACGAGAAACCCACTACGAGTTTGAGATTGAAGCACCTGATGAGATGGATGCTGAAGATCAAGTAAGACAGTTAGAACTTGAAGGTGACATTGAAGAATACGCCATTGACTGGTATCCTATAGAAGTAGAATCCGTAGAAGAGCAAGAAGAAGAGGAAGAGGAATAAAATGGGAGCACGTATTAACTTTGTATTTAAAGACTCAGAGTCAGGTCCTAGCGTTGTCTTATACAGCCATTGGGGCCAAGATGGCTGGGAGACTGACATTGCAGGTGCCCTGCAGCATGCACGTCCACGTTGGTCTGATTCTTCATATGGCACCCGTATGATGATTAGTTATCTTATTCAACATAATGTTTTGGATGAGACAGGGTTTGGAATTTATGCAGTTAATGGTGAGAACTATGACCTAGGTGAACAAACCGTAGTCATTGACTTTACTAATAAGACTGTTACTGATAATGTCCCTGTTACTTGGGATAAGTTTGTGGCGGCATATGCCACTGTGGCTGAGGATACTGGGTCTCTCCTCAGCGTCTAATAGGAATGGGGCAGGCTATTGGGTGGCTTGCCCCTTCCTCCTATTTTTGATATACTGGAGCGTTAGGAGTAGTATGAGACACAGAATAACAGAGGAAGAAAAAGCGGTAATTAAACTAAATAATATCTTATCAGACCTAAGACTAGATATAGAAATGGTGGGTAGATACTTGGCAAAGATATCACCTACTGTCGTGTATAATAGACTTATAACTGTAGCAGAGTCAGCACAGTATGAAAAGGAAGAGAGCCATAATGAATACAAGTATTGAGAAGCGTTGTGAAATCCTATCTGATCTGTGGATGCAATACAAAGATGAAACAGAACTATCAGACTATATGGAATATAATGATTTGGGATTGTCTTTGGCTTTTGCTATTCATGAGGATATTGTAAAGTCTACAGTAGTGGCTGAGGCTTATATCAATGAATCCTTTGACCTATTGCTAGAGGCTATGAGCCTAGAGGATAAAGGGTTTGAAACATTGAATGAGATATTTTCAATAGGATAAGGTTTGGGGGCGAAAGCCCCCTTACTTGTTTCGGCTCGGCTTCGGCTAAAAAGGATTACGAACCGACCTTTACGATCCCCATATTACGATCCATGGATTATATCGCCAAACCTTCTATTTGTCAAACAATGGTATAATAATTTTATGAGTCCAAGACATCACTTTGCAAACTATGCAAAGCAACAACCAAAAGAATATGAAGCATTTTCTAACTCTATGTGGAATAGTTTTGTATCTATTACGAAGCATGTTCCTATAGTCAATCGTTTCTTTTCTTTTACCCCCGATTTTCTGGCCGATGCCATAGACTACAAGGACTCAGACGCAGCCGAGGCGCTAGGCCAGGCATACGCAGAGGTATACCAATTTTCCCAGGGGATACCAATAGATCTCTTTGATAATCTATCATCCTTTGAAGAGTAACAAACACTCCTATATAGACAAACAATAGTATTTAATTGTTTTCAAACATTTTGTTTGATATATTTTAATTTAAAACAATCTAATTAAATTTATTACGATTTAACTCAAAATTTGCCAAAAATCCTTTACGATGTCATAATGTTTTGTGTCAAAACAAAGTTGACAAACACTAATGTTTGATATATAATGCATCCCAATTTGGCAGATATAAAGGTTTGACAAAGGTTTGGATATGTGGTATAAGGTTTGGATATGGAGGTTTGAAAAAAGCGGGGATTACGAACGCCCTCTTTAAAGTGCTCAATGCTCCACTATCCTCCACAACACTCCACTTCTAGACTATCTAATTAAATAATCAGTAAGATTTATATGTGGATAACATGTGGATAACTAACATTTTTGAGCCTATTAAACTGTGGATAAACCTGTTAACTTTGATGTGATATGATGTATATATGATTACTTTAATCCTTATGGCAGCAACATGGTATGCTACAAAAATCTACTATACAAAACAATTTACTATAGAAATATCAGAAAAAGATCCAAACATGGTTTTGGCTACATGCTCTAAATGTTCTCAAAGAATACAAACACATGTGGATAACCTTCGTAGCCCATACTATTGTTTGGCATGTAAATAAATGAAAGATGTATGGGTTCTATATATCTATTGGATTTACTTTATGCTAGGTGTTTGTAGTATAGCGATTATAGAGAGTTTACTGTATCTTTTTGTTTACCCCTTGAAAAAGCGTAAAACTGAGAAGACTAACCGATAGTGCCCTTGTAGGGCATAGAAAGGTTTGGTAACTCTATTTTGCGCCGAACTTTAAAGATTGCTTCGGGTGATGGTTACGATCCATCGTTATCAGGTTCGGAACCTGGAGTACTACCATTATACGAACCCGAATTGCATTTTCAGTATAACACACTTGACCCAAACCACCCTATCTGATACAATTGTATTATGACTAAAATATATAGATCCCTTATTAACGGAGCGCCTTTTATACTAGGTATGGCTCTTGGACTATCGTTTATGGATGATAAGATTAATTATTGGAAGAGTGCATTCATTGCCCTCGCACTTTTGAACAGCATTAAGTACCTATTAGATTACGAATACTCCAATGAATAAAGAGTTTGATATCAAAGGCAAATGGGTTCATATTGGCTACTCTAAAGGCTTTGGTCTAGGCTTTCGTATTGATCGATATCAGTTCAGCATAGACTTCCTATGGTTCTGGTTTAGCATTGAGTACTAGAATCGTTATCTGTCCTAACTGTAAACGTGAGATTGAGGTTAGGTCACCTTTTGCACACCATACTCTAACTAATCATATTAAGAAAGAGCACCAATGACTAAATGTTATGTATGTCGCAGACATATTGATAAAGCAGATGCTGTCTATGTTAATCCTGTCAATGCTCGTGTTGCTAAAACAGGTGTAGCATTTTGTTCTGAATGTGTACCGCCTCAATGATCAATCTAGAGATTCCAGATCCATTTGAGATTTTTGTAGCCAACAAGTATGCTAATGCTAAAGGCTTTGTCTATGACTTCTTTGCTAAAGAATGGCATCTAACTACACCTTGCTGTGGAGAAGAACTCTATGCTCCTAACAAAAAGATTATGAATAAGATTAGGCTATATCATACAAGAAATGAGTGTATGGGTGGTTATTAATGCCTATTAAAAATAGAGAAGAGCGTAATCGTGTTCAGCGCTTATGGTATCAGCGCAATAAAGAAGCAAGATTAATTGATATAAAATCTAAGGTCTCTTGGATTAGAAAGTATGTGTCTGACCATAAGGCTAATAATCCTATCTGTGTTGATTGTGGAATTGATTATCCCCCGCATGTTTTGGATTTTGATCACTTACCAGAGTTTGAGAAGTCTTTTGCTCTATCATCTTCTGGAGTTAAAGGCAGAGGTCTAGACTCAGTTAATGCTGAGATAGCAAAATGTGAGATAGTTTGTGCCAATTGCCATAGACACAGAACCTTTATGCGAAAAGCAGAAGCAAGGGCCTTAAGCAATGATAGTTAATTATTTAGATTGGCTTAGCATTAATAATATTGATTGGGAATATTATAAATTTGCTGTATAATAAAAGAATTAATGGAGGATTAAAATGCATTTAGACGTACCTTATATCAGAATGGAAGATGTTCCAGCAGAATTTGCTGCCAACTTCATGAGCGTAATGGATGAAGAGGACTGGGGAGTTCTTGATTACCGAAAGTCTATGGTAGACAATTACGGCAAGTCCTCTTATGACTCTATTGTTCTTAGACATTCAAAAAAATATACAAACGACACTATTGAAAATATGCCACTTTTTGATAAATATGAAAAAGTGCTTCAACCATACTTAGACTATCTAAAGAACAAATTTCCAAATATGCGTGAATATGTTGCACTTGTTGCTCGTTTGGGGGTTGGTCATAGAATTCAAATGCATCAAGATGGTGGAGATTTCTTAGAAAATATTCACCGTGTTCACTTCCCTATTTTAACAAATGATCAGGCTTTCTATAGGTTTGAAGATGGTGAGTTCAATATGCCACTTAACTCAGTTTGGGAAATTGATAATTTGCGTAATCATGGTGTAAGAAATGATGGCACTGAGCCACGCATTCATATTATTATTAACGTATACGAGTAAAATGCCAAAAGATCCAAAAATTATGAATATGGACTGGCGTTCATTAGGTTATTGGCCTGTATATAAAGATGGTAAAAAAGTTTGGGTGCCTAAAGATAAGGTAGAAGAACATAACAAATAAGGTCTAGTATGATATAATCAGATAATGATTGAAAATAGACCCCAAGATAAGTGTCACTATTGCGATAAGCCAGGTGATTATACACAGTTAGTTGGAGAAGATCCAGACTATTTTATGTCTCTTGTTTGTAAAGACCACGTTGTTATTGGCTTAGTATCGTAACTATGGTATGATTGATATATGAAAAATACATATAAGTGTGAAGAATGCAAGACATCTATTGTAATTACAACAAAGGTTCATGAACTACCAGAATCTATCATTTGTCCATGTGACGCAGTTATGGCTTTGGCTTCTTCAAAGTAAATGTGGTCATGGGTACTAGCCCTGATTGGGGTTACAGGAATCTTCTTTGTTGGTCGTAAGACCATATGGGGTTGGTTTGTACTCTTGTTTAATGAGTGTTTGTGGATGGTTTATGCCATAACTACCCGTCAATATGGTTTTATCTTTGCATCCTTGGCTTATGCAGCCACTTACATAAGGTCATACATGCACTGGAAGCGTGATGAATAAAGAGTGCGTATGCGGTAAGGTAATGCCATATGAGACAGATCGGGATAAAGTATTTTTTGCCATGTACCACTCTGAATGCACAAATGATGACGATGCTTTTGAATCTGCTCTGGTATACTAATACTTATGAATCTTAACTTAATTTCTTACCCTGGTCCCGCAAAAAATATAGCAGAGGCTCATATTGAGCAGCGAATTCAAGTTCCACATGTACCTCTTAAGTTTAATAGTGAGACAGAAGATGTTGTTACTGTAGCAATTATTGATGATCCAATTAAATCTATTGGAAGAGCACAAGATAATCCAACTCTAGAACTTTTTATATCCTTATATAACAAAACACTAGAAGATGCTGCAAAAGCGCAATATCTATATCATGAGGACGATGTTGTTAATAAAACTAATTACTTTATAATTGATTTGTTTGATAAGTTAAACTTAGATGAACAAAATTATAAAACAAAGACTGGAAGAGAGTCTTTACGTAATGATGTAATAAACAAAACAGATGTACATGTAAATAAGTATGAGCCTGAAGGTGGACCTGAACAAGAACTAAATACAAAGAATTATAATTTAGAAAAATCTTGGGAACTTTATAATTCTTTGCTACAACGGTGCATAAGACTTTTGTAAATAAATATCCATATACATTCTATTATCTAGTGCCAAGCCTATTACTTGCCATTGAGGATTTGCATAAAGAAATTGATTTACAGCCTGTACAACTCCATAGTTTTCACCATTTTCATCACGAAGTACGTAATCATTAATTGCTAAAATACCATCTCTTTTTAAGAGCGGAATTGAGTTTTCTATATCAGTACATACCTCTTCAAATGTATGCATTGCATCTAAATAGATCATATCAAACTTATGTGATCCACGTGCAAGAACTGGCAGTATGTCTTGACTCAAACCTTCTAAAATAACTACTTCTTTTTTATCTTTAAATTTGTTTTTTATATAATCTAAATTTTCACCAATATCATATCTAGGCTTTCTTGCAGAATTTGCTAACTGTATATCTCCTTGCTCGTATGTGTCTACAAGGTATAATTTTTCAGGCATTGCTTTTTTAATTATTGATTCCGAAAAATCTCCTGCTGCAACTCCAACCTCCATTATCTCACCGCCAGGATTTAATGAGGAAAGCCAGACCCACCTGCTCTCATAAACTTTTGCCCTTTTGAGTTGACGCTCAGATATCGTTAAGTTTTCAATATAGGGGTGATCAATATTTCTAAATGGATTAAAAAAAATAGTCATTGAATTATTATATCAGATGTGGTACCATTGTTTAATGAACTATAATCAAAATAATTTTCAATCTCAATCTAAAAAATCTGGAGATGCTTTTGAAGATTTAGTATTTAATGATTTGGTTACTAGAGGATTTGTAGAAATAGAAAAAAATGTTTATATGAAAAATACTGGTTGCGAGGTTGATTATCTTGCTAAAGGTGAAAGATATGAATATGTTGAATGCAAGGGTGGCCTAGAGGGCGAAAAGAAAAGGCCTGGAGCAAAAAGAACAGATAATGTAAAAAAAGCAATTGCCAATGGGGCAATTATGAAAACAATATACAGCCACATGTATTATGTAGTATATTTTTCTGATACACCAGAACCAAACTCATATTCAGACCAAATGATTAATCAGGCACTTAAACATAAAATTATTGATGAAGTTAGATACCTTAAGCCATTGCAAATTTTGGATCATCAGTAAACCACATTGGGATTGCATATCTATTTTGAGTTGTTTCTTTAACTTTATGCACAGACCTTCTATCTCTGCAATTAAAGAAAACTAGATCACAACCCTCTGGTTTATAATCAATACCAAGTTTAGGAAAAGATATTTCTCCACCATTTTCTTGTGTATTTAAATATATAATTCCGCTATATTTATAGTGCATGCTCATACCACCATCTGTATCTCTGTGAGCCAAAACATTGGACCCTGGTATTTGTTTTGATAGCCACAGTGTAGATAGATAAATTTCTGAAGAATCTTCATGCTTATCTTTAATTAGATTAATAACATTTAGAGCGTGTGACTTTACCAACTGGCCAATTTGGCCTGCCTCATCAACTGTTCCTGTTGTACCATTAAAATTATCTATTCCAAAACGAATAAGTCTTCTTTTAATTTTATCACTATCCTGTTTATCATTTTTTTCAATAAACTCTATTATTAAATTAGCATCTTCATTGCTAATAAAATTTTTAATGATGTATGGTTGCACTTTACAATTATAGCAGGTGATGCTATACTAAAGTAATGATCAAAGAGTTTTTTAAGGTAACGCTGATGCTTTTAAAGCAATCAGCATGTAGGCATAAACATACCATAGATTCCTCATGTCCATTCACAATGAGAACATATACAAATTGCACTGTCTGTAATAAAAGAATTAAATCCATACCTAATTACTAAGAGGAACAATGACACAACTACCATTACTTAATCGTACTTGCGGTGACTGTACACGTTGCTGTGAAGGTTGGCTTGCTGGAGATATTCGTGGTCATAAGATGTACCCTGGCAAAAATTGTCATTTTCTAGAAATTGGAAAAGGCTGCAAAGAATATGAAGATAGACCACAGCACCCATGTAAAAATTTTGAGTGTGAGTGGCTTATTAATGAGCGTGTACCACTTGCTTTAAAGCCTTCTGTTGTTGGATCAATTTTTGTTAAAAAGGATATTAACTCAATAGAATATTTATTGCTTGTTGAGGCTGGTAGAAAAATGGACTCGGATGTGCTATCCTGGGGTATATCATATTGTTTGTCTAATAACATTAACTTTTGTTGGCATGTATCAGATAAAATATTTTGGATTGGTTCAGAAGATTTTGATGCAGAAATGGAAAAGTTATATCCAAACAAAAATATGTATAAAAAAATTAAAGATAAAAAAGTTTAAAGTATTGCGGATGTTGCATATTGGTAGTGCCTCTGCCTTCCAAGCAGAAGGGGTGAGTTCGATTCTCATCATCCGCTCCAAGGTCCCCATCGTCTAGAGGCCTAGGACATCGCCCTTTCACGGCGGTAACACGGGTTCGAATCCCGTTGGGGGCACAAAGTAACATTAGTATGGCTTCTCATTGGTTGGAAGTTTACGCTAATATGTAGGGGTTTCTAGAGCAACCTACACGGTGTTGTCAGAGCACTCGGTTACAAAACCTTACAGTGTGGTGAAAGATAAACTGATCTGACATATGGGCCTAAAGCATTAAAGTGATGCTCAGGACTTTTAATCCTGAGAAGAAGGAGCGTTACCTTCTAGGCCTACTTTACCTCCATAACTCAGCGGAAGAGTAACTGCCTTCTAAGCAGTAAGTCGTAGGTTCGAATCCTACTGGGGGTGCTAATGGTATAATTGTTTTATGAGCAATTATCCATTTCAAACACCAGTTCTAGATGAACTTTTTAAAAGTATTGATACGCCAAGACCTTATTTTTTTGAAGGGCAACAAGATAAAAAGGTTGCAGATGTATTTACAGAAAAATATGGAACGGGTATTGACAACATTGTATATATTAAAAACTTCCTTACTGAAGATGAAATTCAAGAGTTTATGGAAATTGTAAAAGAGTACGAGGTTATGTCTGAACGCACTCACTGCTATCCACTCACATTGGCACGTGGATTCCATGACAAGCCAAAAGTAACTTTTGAGTATGAAAAGTTTATGCAAAAGATGAGCAAAAGAATGATTGATTTTGCAGCAAAAGAATGGAATGAAAAACTATCTAATCTTACAGATCAAAAATGTATGATGATGGTTCATCCAGAGAATACATATTTAGCACCACATACAGACATATTAGATATTCATTATGTAAATAATGATCCAGATCATGATGAGGGACCAAGCCAAGAAGAACAATTGAAGACTTGGCCTAACATGTGGAGTGGTGATTTAGCAATACTTGCATATATAAATGACGACTTTGAAGGCGGAGAGTTATACTTTCCAGACTTTGACTATCACTTTAAACCAGAACGAGGATCAATAGTGATGTTTCCAGGAAGCCTTTACTATGTGCATGGCGTTACTCCTATTACAAAAGGTATAAGGTATACACTTTCTAATTGGTGCCGTTTTGATTTTTATGAAGAAGCACGACTAAACAATACACTCGAAAGGTAATATATGAAGCAAGGTAATCTAGTAGTAATTCTAGAAGGCGAAAACAAAGATAAAGCAGCAGAAATTCTTTCTATCAATGAATCAGAAGCAACGCTCAGACTTTATAAAGATGCAACAGAAGTAGTTGAAAAAATAGAAAACCTAAAACGCAAAAAATTGTGTGTATGTGGTCAATCAAAATCCTATCCATTTTGTGATGGATCTCATTCAAATGGCTAGAAAACCAGTTCGTGGTTTAAAGTTTGATGAGTTTAAAGATTTTGCTGAAGATGAAATTGAAGATTCAGAAAAAATATCTCAAGATCAATTAAATTTGGCTAAATTATATTCATCTAGAGAGGAATATGCCAAAAGTTTGCCACTTGGTATAAGGTATTTAGAATTTGGTGTAGCCTGGGGTTACTCCGCACAACTATTTATTGATACAGCAAAAGCATCTCATGCACTTTTAGTTGACCTATACAATCAAGATCTGAAGTGTTGGTCTTGGCGTAAGTTTGGCTCTTGCCAGTGTGAAGGCTTTAAGCATGAATTACTTTATACCCCAGAAAATCATCAACAATATATTATTGATAAGTTTAATTATCATGATAATGTGGCAACAATGAAGGGTGATGCTATTAATGTAGCAAAACAACTAAATGGAAAATATGATTTTATTTATATTGATATAACTAATGAAAGAAGTCAAACTAGAGAACTCTTAAAAGAATCATCAAAGTTAGTTCGTGTTGGTGGAATAATTGGTTTAAACGATTATCTTATTTATGATGGTGTTATTGAAGAAAAGCCATATGGAACGTTTCAAACAGTAAATGAATTTTTATTTTTAAATAAAAACTGGATTGTAGACGGAATTGCGTTACACAATTTAGGCTTTTATGATATTTATATAAAAAGGGTAGCATAGGGCTAGTGCTATAATAGAGTTATGCATAGAATACATATAGTAGAAAACTTTATCTCACCAGAAGATGCAGCAACACTGATTGCTGAACAGACTAATCCATCTGAGGTCAATCCGTACCCAGAATACTACAGCAAACGATATGGAGGAACATCTCTTCCTTATAACAAAACGGTTATGGATATTATGATTAAGTATGGTCATAAAGCAAATCTTATGCATAAAGAACTGTACGGCTTTAAAAATGATATATATGTTTTTAAAGGGTTTGGATCTCATTGGGCAACTGGAACAAAAGGTGACCTTCATATTGATGCACAAGGACCAGAGCCTTGGATTGAGTTTAGTACAGTAATGTATCTTAATAATGAAAAAGATTATGATGGTGGAATAATTTATTTTCCAAATCAGGGATTTGAATATAAACCAAAACAATATTCTGCAGTATTTTTTCCAAGTTCTGGAACAGAACACATTCATGGTATAACTACGGTTACAAGGGGTAATAGATATACTGGACTGTACATGCATACATCTTTGCCACAGCATGTAGATCCAGAATTTCATCCTGGAATAAATAAATGGAAAGCAAAGGATTACCCTCTTGCAAGAATTTAATGTTGAAACTTTAGATTTAGGAATTGCCTATTATACAAATGTGATTAAAGACCCTGCATCCTTGATTAAGCAAATTGAAGAATTAGATGCTAGATATGAAAAAGATAAACAGCCTCAACTAACATCTGTTAAGCCATGGGTTGCTTGGACATATGGTGAAGGCGATAATAAATTAATGTTTTGTTGGCAAAAGTTTATTCCACAAGTTGAACACATACCAGCCAATGATGTTTATAGAGAAGAGCAAGCAAGCATTTCGTCACAACTTTTTGGTGCATTAGATAAAACATTAAACCATTACACCACAGAACTATACCCATTTGCTGAAAAGAATATTAAGTCTAGAGAACATACAATGCATCTTTTGAAATATGATAAAAGTGGTCATTTACCAGCCCACCAAGATCAGGGGATAAGTAGCAGAGTTCTATCTGTACTACTATACCTAAATGATGACTATGAAGGTGGTGAGATTGAATTTAGACACTCTGGATTAAAGTTTAAGCCAAAGGCTGGAAGTGTTTTGTTCTTCCCATCAAACTTTTTGTATGTTCATGAGGTCTATCCCGTAACAAAAGGGCCAAGATATGCTCTTCCAAATTGGTATCACAATATACCGCTAAAAGACAAAAGAGATTCTACTGGTGCCGAATGAGAATTTTAGGGATTAATGAAACTTCACATGATGCATCTGTATCATTAATTGAAGATGGCAAAATATTATTTGCTGGACATGCTGAAAGATATAGCAAAAACAAAAACGATTGGTATGTTAATGATAGTTTAGTTAATGATGCTTTACAGCATGGCCTACCAGATCGTATAGCCTACTATGAAAAACCCCTTCTAAAGGCCTCCAGGCTGCTTATAAAGGGTGGTTCAGGGGATTGGAAGCCACGCTTTGACCTTCCTAATGTACCTAGAAAATCTTTTGGTCATCATTATTCACATGCTGCTGCAGGATACTATACTAGTCCTTTTAATGATGCAGTAATTGTAGTCTTAGATGCAATTGGAGAATATAATACATCTACCGTTTGGGTAGGCGAAGGTGATAAGATTAAATTAAAATATAAGCAAAACTATCCTGTTAGTTTTGGTTTGTTCTACTCTGCATTTACACAGTTGATTGGTCTAATGCCAAACCAAGAAGAGTACATTATGATGGGCATGGCTGCATACGGTGATTGGCGTAGATACTATAAGGAAGTTGACGAGTACTTCCCTAACTTTCGCAGCCAGTCTTATAACTTTCACAAAGGTATAACTGACTGGGGATGGATCAAGGGCGAACAAGATAAGTTTGATATTGCTGCTGCTGTTCAGGTTGTGTACCAGACAAGGCTTATGGAGTTTATGGCAGAAGCAAAAGCAATCACTGGTAAAAAGAATTTAGTTTTTATGGGTGGTTGTGCACTCAACTCTTCTGCTAATACAGCGCTATGGAAACTTTTCGATATGATTTGGATTATGCCAAACCCAGGTGATGCTGGTAGTTCTTTAGGTGCTGCTGCAGCACTTTATGGCAAGCACCTTGATTGGGAAACTCCTTATCTTGGCTATGATCTTGGTGGAGAATACCCAGTACAAAAGATAGTAGATACAATATTAAAAGATGGAGTTGCTGCTGTTGCTACTGGTAGAGCAGAGTATGGTCCTCGTGCACTTGGCAATAGGTCAATTTTGGCTGATCCAAGAGATCCAAACATTAAAGATAAAGTAAACATGATTAAGAAACGTGAACTATTTAGACCATTTGCTCCAGTTGTTTTAGAAGAGTGTGCGTCAAAATGGTTTGATATGGATTTCTCATCTCCTTATATGCAATACACTGTTAAGTGTTTACAACCAGAAAAAATTCCTTCAGTTGTTCATGCTGATGGAACATCTAGAGTGCAAACAGTAAATAGAAATGATCATAGAGGCTTGTGGAGAACAGTTAATAAATTTTATCTAGAAACTGGTGTACCAGTTTTACTTAATACTAGTTTAAACATTAAGGGGCAGCCTTTGCTCAATGACGAAAATGACATTAAACTATGGGAAAAAACATACAAGCAATCTATTATTAGATAGCCATTGATCCAAACTTCTTATCAATAACTACAGTGATCTGATCACGTAAATTTTTTTCCTCTGTAGCAAAATAATCTTTAAGATATTTGAGTGTTCCTCTTACTACCTTTTCATCTTTTCTTGTTAAATTGTAACAAAGTGCTGCATGCCTATTGGATCCAAATATTTCACAGGCATCCTCTAAAAACTCTGGAATTTCATTGCTAAAAATAGATACTGGATTAGGTCCATCTGTATTTTTAACTGTCCTTAATACTAAAACAAGTGGGGTTGCAAGTCCTGCTCTTTGTTTAAGAAATTCTCTTTTGTCTTCTCTTTCAAATGGTAAAAATGAATCAAAAGTAAAATTATGCATTGTTCCAGTAACTGAAACTGCTGCTATTACTACTGAAGGACCAGGTGTTGCTGTTATTTCTACCCCTGCTTTAATTGCCTCTGCCACGATGTGTGCTCCAGGATCTGCTACTCCTGGCATTCCTTCATCAGAAACTACAAACACGTCCTCTCCATTGTTTAATAAATCAAGTATCTTTCCTGCATTATGCAGTTCATATGGAATCCCTGTGGGCTCACCTTCATTTGATTCAAACTCAATAGATATTATATTTGCATCACTTCTATCTAAATTTAAAGCAGGCCAAATTTCTCTAAAGGCTTCTTCTCTTTCGATAACAATATTTTTTGCATTTTTAATATAATTGTATGCTCTGACAGACATATCTTCCCAATTACCAATTGGCATTCCTACTAAAAAAAGTTTTCCTTTATTCATTTTTCCCCATTTCTTTTATTTTTATTCCAAATAATTTTTGATTTATAATGATGGTTTCTTTTAATTTAGAATAAAGCAATTCTACTCTTTCCAAAATTTCTGGATCTTGATTGAAATACTCATCCACTTTTGATTGATACTCTTTGCTATTTTTTGATGTGCTTCTAATTGAATCATCTGGTCCCAGTTGTGTTTTTGCATTAACCCATCTGCCATGGTGATTGTGCATTTCATATTTTGGCATGTATTTAATTTTATTTATATCAGCAACAGATACTAAGCAGTCTACTGGATTATTGATGATTTGCTCAAAAGAAAATAAAAACAAGTGGTCTGAATTTTCAATTACTTTTTCATGCCACCGAATCCATTCGTTTATGGCATATAAAATTGGCTCTTCACAATATTCATCACTTAGTTTTTTTAATATTTCAAAAGATGGTATGCAGTCTTTTGGATTTCTTATAATAACTATTTGTTTTACTTCTTTGTTGTCAAGCAAACTTAGGTCATGCATAGTTTGTGGTGTATATGTTTTGTCTTCTATTGTAAAAAACTGCTGCAAAAAACCAGAGACAAAAATATTAGCGGTTCTTGGGAAAGAGTTTACCCTTAACATTTAGTAGATATACTTTCTTGGTTTGTTAATTTCTTTTAATATTTTTTTTAATTTTCTTTTTTTTATAATATTTCTTATTGAATCAATTATTATCATTTAGTGTTCCCCTTGCAACAAGTAGTTCCTTAAAATGATTATACCAGTGTGTTTGTGTTATATATCCATCATGTCCATCTCTGGCTTCCATAGCATCTTCTCTTTTTATTAGATCAATGTACTTTGTTTCTATATCTTCCATGGTAATTTTTGAAATTGGCAAAAAGGTATTCTCAAATTGTTTAACATACTTTAAGTTATCTGTTTCCCAAGTATCCCATGTACTCCAAATTACCTTAATGTCTTTATCCTTACAATAATTTAAAAACATACTCATTGTAAAAAGCCAGGTAGGAAACCTATCTCTATGCTTTTTAATTGTTTCTTCTTTTACTGGGTTATCTTCCCAAGGATTATCTTGATGGTAGTACCATCTGGACTCTTCCTCATTCCATTTCCAACCACGCAGTATATTCGGAAGTAGTAAAAATATAAAATTTGGTGCTCCATACTCATTAATATATTTTGTTATATTATGAATTATCGACTCAATTCCTGCACCACTTTGACCAAGGTTATAGTATCCATCCATATAATATTGTTCTGACATCTTTTTATATAACATATGAGACCAAGTATTTTCAATGTTAGCGCCAATACCCTCTGTATTTGAACATCCAGAAAACAAAACGTGTATACCTGTATGTTCTTTTTTAAAATGATCAGATCTAAACCAATCAGAGTTATACCTATATTCTATTTGTCTGTCTTTATTTCTATCTTTTGCCCAATCTACTGGAACACAATCTAAAACATGATATGTATCTTTAAACCTATAATTATATTTTGAATTTATTAGCGTTGGAAGATAACCATTTGTATTACCATGTATGCTATTGTCAGCATTATTAAATTTTTCTTCTATTCCTTCTGGATCTTTTGCCCAAGTTAAATGAAAAAAATCTAAATCAGAAGTTGTTATAGATGATATTGACTGATATGTTAAATCCCAAAGATACTCTTTACCAGAATCATTAATTCCAATGCCATTTTTATCTAAGCGCATGGCTAGTTATCTTTCTGATTTTGGTTTTAGTTGTGTAGTTTTATTAAAGTATCTTTCTACTTTAGACTTAATAGTTCCATCTTTACGAATCTTAACTATCCAGCCATCCTTAATTTGAGTATCGTTAAAAGATCCCGCTTTCTTTTTTGGCATTACTTATCCCATCTTATTGTTTGTTTAGTTATTAATGATGCTGCTGTTTCTAAATTAAAAATACTTTTTCCAAGTTCTGAAACATCATTTACTTGTGTTGGTCCACAGACAGGACAATTATTACAATTTACATTTAGTTCCATGCATGTTTCACAACCACAACCATCATATTCGGGAACCTGATATGTGTCAGTTGGCATTACTGGATTATCTTTTACAATTTCGTCATACTTTTTTGATCCAAAAGCAGATCCAGCCCAAATATCTACACCAGGCTTATTGTGAATTTTAAGGGGCTTTGTTGGACGTGCTTGATTTAACATGTATTGTGGTCTTTTCATTCCTAATCCATTAGGTGCTGCAGGTGTTGGGTCACTAATAGTTGGGTTATTAGCAACATCCATAGGTGCATCTGATTTTTCTGAAGGAACACAGTTAGGAACCATCTTTCCACCTTGTTCTTTCATGCCACGCTGAACATAACCATCCCAACATGGATCTTGTTTACTAATTATTTCTGGACAGCAATCAGACATTAATCCATACCTACTTCTTTTAGTGATACCGAAAGCATCCAATGCCATCTTTGATGCATATCCATTCTTTCTGCAAAAAAGTTTGCAAGTGCTTGTTGGCGTTGTGCTGTTGCCATATCAAAAGCATCCATAAGTTTAGAAAGAACCATATCATTAGCCATAAGTAAATCTGCTGCCATCATCATTGGATCTGAAGTTACATCTGGTTCTCCAACTTCATTAAGTTCAATAAAGCGAGAAAGTTTAAATGGTGCATATGTATCTAACTTGCGAAGCCATTCAGCATAAGTATCTGTTGCACCATCATAATCTGTATAAATGTTTTCAAAAAGTTCATGATACTGAAGAAAATCATCTCCTTCAACATTCCAGTGATAGCCATGGGCTTTAAGTTTAAGGGTAATGTTATCTGCAAGCAAAACTTTAAGCATGTTTAGTAGTGACTCCATGTAAAAATTATACCATAGTATTGGCTTCCCCTCATGGATTCGAACCACGATGACCACCTCCAAAGGGTGGCGTATTGCCGTTATACGAAGGGGAACTGGTAGGGCAGGTGGGACTTGAACCCACGACAACCACCTTATAAGAGTGGTGCTCTAACCAACTGAACTACTGCCCTTTGGAAACACACCAAATAATATTGTCACGCATCTCCTGATGATTTTCCCAAAAATTTTCATCATTAGAATCGTCTAAACATTTCATACATGTTTTAAGATTATTATTAGATGCGTCAATAAAATCAGAACGCATTAGTTTTGATCTACTTTATAAGTCATTGCAACATAACAGGCTACATACCCCATTATAAATGCTGGAATAAGAAATAGTGCGTGTATCATAATTCTCCCTTTGTATACTCTAATTGTATACTAAATTGTTTACGCTGTCAACCTATTATGAGTTCTCACCCTATGGCAGTTTGCACATACTACTTCACACTTTTCTATTTCTTTTTTTATAGCCTTCCAAGAAAAACCATCATGAATCATTCTTGATATATTATATTTTTTATCTCTAAGGTGATCAAAATCTAAAACTATATGATTAGATACACCACAATCAACACAGCCAGAATCTTCTTTTATCTTAGCAAGTTTTCTTTTATACTCTTGCTTATTATATGTCTCTAACTCTTTGTTAGTCATTAATAATATTATACCGCAAAATATTAAGAGCCCCACGTAGGCGATTCAAGCACAATGGCCCAGGTCGTATAGAATAGGTAACTAATCCATCCCAAGGTCCTACGTGAGGCATACCAGGTATTTAATGTCGCTGTCTCCCCCGACAATTACATTGTACTACTGAATTTCAATGATCTTCGGTAGTTTATCTTCTGGGATTTGTTTTTCAAGTTTAACATTTAAAATGCCATCTTTAAAATCCGCACCCACAACTTCAACAAACTCAGGAAGGGTAAAGATATCGGTGAACTTACGTGCTGCAATTCCACGATGTAGATACTCTGCACCCTCTGGTAATTCTATTTCCTTTCGATCACCACGAATTGTGAGCGTTCGGTTATCTAGCGAAATAGAAACATCATCCTTAGTAAAACCAGCCAAAGCAAATGAAAGAATATACTCTTTGTCATTTATTTTAATTTGATTATAAGGTGGATAGTTTGTTGTATTTTGAACCTTTGCAATTGTGCTAAAGGTATTAAAGAATGGATCATTAAAAAGATCCAGTGTTGCTTTCATCATATTATTCCCCTTTCAAGCGAATAAGTTATTTGTACCCCCTTTTTAGGCAGGTATATATATTATACCAGAAGTTGTTTAAAAAGCCAATCACCATCTACAGGTGATGGATTGTAGGTTTCCATATCGTACTCTGGAAATATCTTTGCAACCTCTGATGCTATCTCTTGAGACACAATGGTCTTCCATAAGTTAGGATCTCCAAGAAATACTATACCATCGTTGTACTTCTTTTTACTCTTTTCAATATCCTTTAAGACAACCTTGGATCCAACATAATCGCTAAGCCTGTCTAATTCACCTGTATTACCTGATACCAGTTTATCAAAACTGAAGCACTCTCCATGCTTAGACCAATCTGATGTGATCTCTCTGTAACTAGCAAACTGCCTACTGCCAATATAAGATAGAAACTGCTCTGAGTTTGGCATCATAGTCTTAAATAGTTCAGAATCAAACATCTTGTTATCTGGCCAGTCAGGAGAAAATCCTCTATTATGCATAAACAAAATAGATAACGCTTGGCCAATGGGGTGTCTCTCTGTTGTAATTATCTTATTTGATTTAGCATATTTAAATAACCTATCGTTATCATTATGTGCATGAATTCCAATTACTGCATTAGATCTATTCTTTACCGTCGGATGATTCCAAAAATCATCATCATACTTAGTAAATCTCATTGAGTGAGACTGTGTTGCAAATGCAACAGAATCTACAATAAGGTGAGTTCCACATCTAGGTGGCGTTGATATAAAAAAACCAGGCATCTAGAAAGTATACCAGAAACACCTATGGTATAATTGTTAAGAACAAAGGAATATTATGGATCAACAAAGATTGAATAACGCAGCCCGTGGGGTGACTGTAGACCAAAATGGTAATGAGTTTAAATTTACAACCCCATTTCCAGGAATGCACATATATGATAATGTTTGGCCAAACTCAATGGAGTTTTTTAATGAAACACTTACAAAAGAATTTTGGGAAAAGAATAGTGATAAGCCAGGTTATAAAAAATGGGTTAGAGAAGATTTTTTTGATGATTTGGAATATACAAAAGAAAATGGTAAGCAATCTGATACATGCTGGGTGTACAACTATCCAGATGCAAACAATGCGTTTAGTGGTCCAGTAAACTCATATTTATACCATTGGAACCTAGATCCAAAAAGCAGAGAAAGTTTGCGTATTTCTAGATTCTCTAATGGAGAATTTTTTGGTGCACATGCAGATGATACGTTAGCAACACCAAGAACTGTATCTATGGTTTACTATCCTAATGATGATTATGTTGGTGGTGAACTAGAGTTTATTCACTTTGGAGTTACAATTAAACCTAAAGCGGGTCAGTTATTTATTTTTCCTTCAGCATATTCATATGAACACAAGATTCTTGAAATTACTGCAGGAAATCCTAGATGGACAGTTGTTTCATTTTTTTATTTTGGTGATCAAAAAGAAACTGATACCAGAAGAAAAGGCTTAGACTTTCCATACAAGCCAATCTTTACAAACCTATTTGAGGCATAAAAAAATAGGCTAAGAGGTTTTATTCTCCTAGCCTATTTTATTTATATATTACTTCTTTGGTGCAGCCTTCTTAGCAACAGCCTTCTTGGCAGGTGCCTTCTTGACCTTTACAGACTTTACTGCAGACTCAACATCAGCAAGTGCTGGTAGTCTACCAAAAGCCGTATCATTTGGATTTACTGCTCTCAATGCAACTGGTGCAAGTGCAGCAACCAATGAGTATGCAAGAGTCTTAGGATCTGTAACCCCAGACATGTATAGTGCGATTGCAGCACCCAGAACAGAGCGTCCGTATGATGCTAGTAGTGCTTTAACTTGTTCATTCATATTATTCCTCCTAGGATATAACGTTTGTTAGTACTGTGAAGCCAATCCATAAACCAATAATTCCTGCGACTCCCGCAAAAACTGGTGGTGCTGGTACTGGCAATTTGAATGCAGCAAAAACAATGCCACATCCAAAACCTGTTAGTGTTGATAGTATAATGTCTTTCATTTAAAGAACTCCTCGTTTGGTAGTAAAAATTTTAATTCCTCAATAGCATTAACTAGTGTATCTAGTTGTTTTTTGTATGGTTCAATAACTAGTGAAGAAAACTCATTGTGATATTTAACAGTTGATTCTGTTTGCTTTAAAACACTATTTATTACACGCTGAACATCTTCAATATATTCAAAAGCCCAATCTCTAGACTGTGTAACAAAATTTAAAAATGCTTCAGTTTTTTCAACATTAGCACTATCTTTTTGATCCAGCAAAGTTTTAAATATTTGATTTTGCTGCATTACATCAATCATTTGTGATTTAAGTTTTGTATTTTCAATTTTAATCATATTCCAGTTAATTAGTAAAATAGAAAACATAGCAACAAAAGAAATAAAAATAAAATAATAAAAAATATTAGTCACGTTTTCCTCCTTCTCTTACAAGTTGAACTACTGCACCATTATCCTCTAATGCATTCTTAACCCTTATCATATATTCTACAGCACGGTATTTATCGTCTACGCTTAACTGCATAAAATCTTTTTCTTTTGCTAATACTGTTAAAAAAAACTCATCATCAATAATAGAAACAGAAAAGTTTGCAGGAGGTGTCAAAGATCTAAAAGCCCTCTTCATTGCGTCTGTATACATTTAGTTATCTGACTCCATTGTTAAGTACTTCCATGTATCTCCCCATGTTGCTTTATCTTTATGCTTATTGAATTCTCTAGATATTTCTCCACCTTCTAGATAAACACCACCCCATACTCCCCACTCTTTTCCAGTTATACCAACAGCAAAACAATTTTTACTAATTGGACAGTTAGAACATAGTTTATCTATTGCTGGTCTTAGAAGTTCATCTTCCTCATATTTATCAAAAAATAGATTAGTATCATATTCTAAGCATAGAGCATCATCTTTCCACTCATGCTTCTTCATACTTTAACCTGCAAACTTTGAAGGGATATTCCAGCCATCTTGGTTTGGTTCATACCGAGTTTGAATGTGCCACTTAGAATCAACAAGTGCACCATTCTTAGATGTACGACCTTTTTCTGAAGGATAAGAATTAACAACTGTCCATCCATCCCAAAAAAGTGTCTTGTTTGAAGTTACAATTGACTCCATAGTTTCTAAATCTTTTACAATCATTTTATTTTCCATTCTAGTATTTGAATATTCCGACTTCAATATTGTTTTCTTCTGCTACTTTAACTAAATGTGAAGCATTTTCTTTTGGCTGACTAAAAAAAGCCAAATAATTTATCGCAGATATGTTTTCTTCAATCCAACTTGGTGGAACCTTGTAGGATCTAATCTTTTTTCCACGAGATTTCATTCCACGCTCTGACACATTAACAAATTCAGAAACCATAGAATTAATTTTTACTGGTCCAGCAGTGTACAAGTCAAAAGTTTTATCTTCTACAGGCATACCAGACATGGCAACTGCCATTGCTCTTAAAAATACATTGTAGTCTTCAAAACTACTAGTACCTTGGACCCCTACTATCATTACTATTCCCATCTCTTAGTTGATCTATAATGAACAACATCTTATCTAATTGTACCTTATCCATACTCATTGTGTCAACTACAGATGTGGTATCTTTATCAACACCCTCATGATTTACCTTGGCTGTATAAAGTGTATTATCCTTTACCCAAAATGCCTCACCATCTACAATAATTACCTTTAAATTAGTTTTATTAAAATGCTTTAAAGATTGAGTATTTTTTGGTTTGTTTGGCATAACCCCAATATATGGACTAACTAAATAGTGTATATTTTTTTGACTATACCTGTATGGACTCTTAACCTTTTCAATTACAAACATCTTGGCAGATAGTTTTGCAACACAGAAAAAAATAAAAATTGTTGAAAAAAAGCCCAGTAAATAGTTTTCAAAAGCACTCATACTGTAAGTATATCAGTGTTCTGTTAACATTATTCTAATTATTTCTTTAAGCATTGACTTTTTTGAATCATCTAGTTTGTCAATTTCAACAGCACTAAATGCTTTAAAGGTTAGTTTTACCATTGGATTTTTTTCCATTGGATCTAGATCAAGGAAACCATCTTCCCAAAGTGACATGAGTTCTTCATGAAACATTGACTGCTGGGTTTCATATAATTCTGGAGAAAACTCTCTTAGTTTATCTGTAAACTTATACAGTGGTTCTCCAGAATCTATATCTATTGCAGTTACCTCTAAGGCACCATTTAAAATCAAGGCTTCTATAAAATCATCTTCAGTCAAGTTGATTTCCAATAAATTCTAAAAACTGTTCTCTTGTTTTTGCTCCATTGGTTCTAGCAATAATTTTTTTATCTTCAATTAAAATAAAAGTAGGAACAGATTTAATTTCAAAATCTTTTGCCATTTCTAATTCAATGTCTACATCAATAAAAGTAAAGTTAATAAGTCCTTCAGTCATCAACTCTTCTGCAACTGGCTTTGTTCTCTGACATGGATTGCACCAGTCTGCTGTAAAATAAAGTATGTGCTTCACTTTACTGGCACCACGCTAAACTTTGTATTTTTGCATGGCTTTAATGCAGTTGTAATAAAATCTTTTTCTTTCTTGTCTACAGAAAGACTCCAACGAACCTTGATAGATACCCAATTAGTTAGGTACTCACATGCATAGGCCTTATTCGTTGGCATCCATTCTGCTGGATCTTGATCTGACTTAGATCTATTCGATCCCCCAGTTACTGCGATAAGATGTCTTGGATCTGTTTGATCATTGGCATACATTTCTTTCTTTGCTGCATCCCATGCAGATGCTCCAGAATCCCAGGCTTCGGCAAGTGGAACCATATGATCTACATCCAACTTCCCTGCTTCTGTAACCTTAACATTATCATAGATAGACAACCATTCTCCACCCTTAATAACGCAACCCTTTTCAACAACTGGCTTAACGATTGCTTCAGAAATGATTACTGCTTTGCGAGAATCACATCCATTGCCTGCTCCAGTCCAATGTTTAAAGAGTGTGCGCTTGTACCCTGTACGCACCTCATCTGCCACCTTAAGGCTATTTAAGGCCGTTGTAGCATCCTTGTATGATACTGGTCCTGCTGCTTGGGCTGTGCCCCCAATAAGTGCAATGCTGATGATTGCTGTTACTAATACTTTACGCATTCTTTCTCCCCCATTTAACTTTATTCCAACCACGCTCATGAAAGTAATAAAGAATTGTTTTTGTTAGTACCTCAAACCCTGCAATTGATGCAGCAGTAATTGCTTTGTGTGTTATAAAATATGATAGTACAAAGGTATCCGCAGTTCCAATTATGCGCCAAGTTATTGCCTTTAACGCAGATCTTTGCTTAGTTACTTTCATCTTTATCCTTAAAATAGAGTCTTGCTTCTTTGTCTGCTAAATCATTACTTAAAAAGAAATTAAATACCCATTTCTTTACGCTTTTGCGTAGCGCTAATAGCATGAATGTCTGCCCCCAAATCTACTTGTTCAATCTTATATCCTACATCACGACCATAAACAATATTAGTAATGTTAGGCATCTTAACTACAAATGCATCTGGAACATCATTTAGTATGTGCTGCTTAACTTCATGGAAGTGTAGTGGATCTTTTTCTGTCATACCAGATGTATGTCGTACTCCAATAACAACCTGGTATGCCCTCTTCTTTGCTTCTTCATAAAGAGCACGGTGGCCTTCATGCCAAGGCTGGTAACGACCAAGAAGAAGAACTGTATCTTCTTTCCAATCAATAAGTCCAAACTTGCGAACAACTGTAATTGCTCGTGTTGGCAATGAATCTAAATAATCATCTCCAGTTACTTCAATACGATGATCATAGTGTTGTGGGTCTTCCCAAAGTTTATTAGTATCTTCAAATCTACCCTCTTTAATTGTATCTACCCAAACAACTAGATCTGCTTCACCAAATGCTTTACGAGTTTCTTCAGTTGGACAAACAAAATCAACAATCACTGGACGGTCTTGCTTGTTTTCCATTAATCGTGCAAGTTCACCCATACGTCTTGCTTGCTCAATGCGATCTTCGGGCGTGAATCCAAGATCTTTATTGAGTCCACCTCTTACTTCATCTGCATTAATGTGCAAACCATTAATCCTATCTGATACTGCTCCAGCAATACTGGTTTTTCCAGCACCTGGCAATCCTATAAAAAGTATTATCATATATTTCCCATTTCTGTTTTTGGCATTATGTCAATTATAACATGTATACGATCTTCATTGCCATTGTTTTGTACTGAATGTGGTCTATTATTATTAATTTCCCAACACTCACCAACCTTCATGTTTACCTTATCACTTCCAACACAAAAATCAACAAGTTCTGAAGTAATCAATGGTATATGGTGCCTTCTTACTTTTGATAGATAGGGACCATGATCCATATGCAAGTCAATTTTATTATATCCTCTTAGATTAGTAATAATAACCTCAGCACGTACTCCATCACAAAGCATTTCTAAATGAAAAATAATTGGTTCAAGAAGACTTAAAAGTTGTTCATCATTTGATTCTTGAGTTACTACAAATGGTTCACTTTCTGGTTTCCAATGAATTGATGACTCATATACCGCATAATATTTTGAATAAACTTTTACATCTGGTTCTTCAAAAAACCAAACATCTTTATTTAAATTTGCAATATCAATTATTTTATCTACATTGAAATCACGTACATATTTAAAATTAAACTTTTCTGCAATTTTAGACATATTATCCTTTTGTTATAATAGTATAATTAGTCATTTTACTGTTATATTTTTCTAAAATATATTTTACAGTTTCTTCAATATTAGAAGCATCTTTAATAATCAAATCATAATCAAATTCAGTTGGCTCTTCCCAATAATCTAATCTCTGCATCTCATCTTTAGTATGATCATCTACATTGTTTACCACTCGCTCTACATATCCTGGAATTGTGTGAAATTGATCATGTGGTATTGTATCAACGTATACAGAAAAATCTGGTACCTGTCTTCCACCTTCAATACGATACTGCTCACGTGCTTCTGCTGTTGCAAAAAAACCACTTGTAATTATATGTCCACGATTATTTCTGTCATAAACCTTTGCTACAACACGCAACCAACGTGCCTGCTGTGGCTGTGTATGACCCATTGGCAAATCTTTGCTATCTAAATACCAAGCATCAAGTTTGCTTGCTAGTGATCTACCAAGTTTTTCTCTTGTTTCTGAATCCATACCCATCATTTGAATAATCATTAGTAGTCTTTACCCTTTTCTTTATTTTCAATAAGTTTATCTCTTTCATCTACAATACTAATCATGAAAGACATCATCTTTTTATATGATTCTGGATTGTCCATAATTTTATTATAATGATGTCCACAAAATAAAAGATCACCATTAAGTCCAGTTACTTGAACTAATGCCTCTGCAGCACAGGAATCACACCTATCTGTTGCCCGTAGAGTCCATTCTTTTATTTCTTCTGGTGTCTCAATCATTGTATTCATAGTATACTACTTCTTTCTATTATCAGTGCTATAAAAACCACTGCCGTTAAAAACTGCTCCTACATTAGAGTATACACGAACTAAGTTAGCATTGCAAACTTCACATTGGTATCCAGGATCATTATCTTTTATAGACCGCTCCTTTGTATATCTTTTTGCACATGGCATGCAATCATATTCGTACAGTGCCATGCTTAATTTTTCTTTTTTGCTTTTACTGTCCAATAAGGTAGTTTAAGGTTTTCTCCGCCCCATTCATACCCAAGTGTTTTAACTACAAACTTGATAATTTTAATACGCATTACCTTACCCCTTTCCCAAACTTTGCCCACAATCTTTCATGTATAAAATATCCAAATGATTCAATAGCAATATAAAATATTGCTCCAAGTGTTGCATACTCCCATTCACCAGTAAATGCATAAATAATTCCAGCAAGTACTGTTAGATGAAAAGTTTCCCAAGTAATAGTTTTAATAGATGTTCTTTTAGTTGACTCCATTTATGCACCTAAAATTTTCTTGTAGGTAATTGAATCAACAATTCCATTTGGAGTTAACTTATTTTTCTTTTGAAAATCCTTTACCGCTTTATCTGTTCCTGGACCAAAATCTCCATCTGCAGTAAGCCCAAGTGCATCCTGAACCTTCTTTACAGAAGAACCTTTAGATCCAATTTTAAATGCTTTAAACTCTTTTTTAGCAGCAGGTGCTGTTGCAGCAGGCTTTGATGCTTTAACTGGTGCATCGGACGACCCTACCTTTGAAAGTAATGGAAGGTTTTCCTCACCAGCATATACTGGACGACCCCAACCAACAATTGCATTCATTAACTTAGGCTTATTATTCTTTACATATGCACGAGTTTTTTCTACGCACATTCCTCCATTGCGTTGGTCTCCCTTAGCAGTTCCTGAAGTATTGCCTTCAATAACTTGGATTGTTCCATCGCCATTATTCTTAATGCAAAGACCTACGTGAGAAATACGATTAACACCATCATCTGGAAAATCAAAATAAATCCAGTCTCCTGGAGTTGGATCATCATTACGAGCATCTGCCCAACGATCATTTTTCTTAAACCAATCAGATGCTGCAACTGTCGCTGCACTCTTTGGATAAGTTTTAGGATCTAGTCCTGCAGTAAATGCACACCATGAAACAAATGATTGGCACCATGGCAAAAAGTTTGCTCCAGTCCATTTCCCATACTTTGTCTCATTATCTTTTGGACCTTCGATAGTTCCAATTTCTTTTTTTGCAATTTCAATAATTGCTTCTAGTGAACCTTTTGTTGCCATTGTATCCTCCTACGGATCTTATAAGTATATTATATCATTCTTTGCTGGACTGGCAGGTCTCGATCCTGCGACATCTCGATTAACAGTCGAGTGTTCTACCAACTGAACTACAGTCCAAAACCTTTTAAGCGGTTACTTTGACTGGCTTTCCAATAATAGAACCAAGGCTAACATATTGTGCTGCAACTGATGCTGTAGCAGAAGATGTAGTTAGAGGAATAGCCTTAAAGACTGATGATAAATAGTTATCACCAAGCAATGGCAATCTAATAAGATCTGCAGAATATTTTACTGCAGAGTTATCGGCAAGTCCTGGTGCTGTTACTGCATTTACTGATGAAAGACATGCTGGATAATCAATCTTTGTACTTCCAAATGTATTTCCTGTTGCTGCAAAAATTTGAATACCCTTTGAGTTAAGTGATGAGATCAAAGATTTGATTGCTGCATCTGCTAATTCTGGTGTATATGGTGCTGATGTAGTTGGCATACATGGCTTTGTTGCATGATTAAAGTATCTTGAGAATGATACTGCTCCTACATTATTAGAGTTATTGTCTACCCACTTTAGAGCATCAATAAACATTGCTGGCGTAACATCTGCAACTGACTTTGCGCTTGCAGGTGCAGACCTAAGTGCAATAATTTTTAGGTTTGCATTTTGTCGTTTAGCAACTTCTACCATTGCATTACCATGATTAATAACATTTCCAACAAGTGGACTAGTAATAGTTACAACATCTGTACATGAAGAATTTGTTGAAACAACAATACATGATACATTTTTATCTGTTACTTTAGAATCAAAATAACTATCGATAATTACAAGAGACTTAGTCTCTGCTCCATTTGCTTGAATTGGTACTACAACTGAAAATAATACTGCTGCTAGTGCTATGATCTTTTTCATTTTATTCCTTTTCATTTTTAAGATATCATCAATCTGACGACATGTTGGCATGGGTCGCCACCTGCTTCCCATTCTTCTGCTTCTTCTTCACCAATATATTCGTATCCACCATCATGTGTATTGCAATATGGTGGTGTTACCCAGCCACGATCAATACCATTTGATAACCAAATACCAAACTCTTGTTCTTCTGGTGATAAATCATCGTGTGTGTGATTCATATATTAAGTATACCCTTAGATGGTTACAATGTCAACTGGGCCCATACATGATGGGCTAAACTTAATTGCAGCGTTAACTGCCTGAATAACTCTATTTCTTGCATTTTTTTGTTTATCTGTTGCGTATAAAACACCATAAGCATATTCTGCACCAGAACCCATAGCAAGATAAGGTAGTGTGTATTTAGATAAAGACATATCTGCAGAACTGTGTTCATAAATTTCTCCACGAACAGCGATAATTAAACCAAGATCTCCATCTTTAGATGTATCAACCCAGAATTCATTATAAAATTCACGCAGTTCTTTAACAAATTTGGTTTGCATAAATTTATCTGTGTCACGAATATTTGGAAGTGACGGTTTAAAGTTATAACGAATTCGTTCACCATCCATTGCTCCTGCATATCCAATTAAATAAGGACCAATCTTCCAAACTTTTGGGGCATCAAGTGCTAAAATGGTACCATCATCTGAAGCACCACGATCTCCAGCCATATAAATTTTGTCTTCATGTTTTACTACAGCAATACAAGTCATGGCAAAAGCCCTCTCTAGATAGATATACCTAAGTATACCATTGCCTAAAGAGGGCTGTCAACTATAGATTTATGCCTTTTTTGAGCGTGATCTGCGTTGTTCAACAACCAAATCTTCTACAGTTGTAGCATTTTTATCTGTTGTAGAGAATGCTGAATTAATCTCATCTGCTGTAAGTCTTCCATCGTCCATGAATGCACGAGCCAATTTCTCAACTACTGCTGCAACTGCTGTAAGTCCTGCAACTGTAATAGCCTTAACTGTTGAAATTCCTGCGATTGCGCCAGCACCAATAACTGCCAAACCATTTGCTGCAAATACTGCAACAATACGCATAAGAATATTCCAAATATTTTTTACACCGTTCATAATTACTCCTCTCTATTTCTAATTGGGTATGTTACTGCCCATGCAATTAATGTACATATAATTGCATAACCAACAACTGTTTTTGCAGAACCATCAAGGACAACCCAGGCAATAAACATACCTAAAAGTGTCCAAAGTTGATCAATCATATCTTGTAGTATTTTCTTTATCATGGTCTTCTTCTCCTTATTCCCTTGGAATCGCCAGAGGCTCCTCCTCCACCTGACCCGCCAGAATTACCACCGCCTGAGCGTGATCCTCCTGCTGGTCCTCCAGTGGACCCTGCTGCTGCACCTACTGCATTTAAGGCAGCACCTGAAGCAATAACTGTTGCCACAACCATCTTGGTTGCTTCTTCTCTTTCTCCTGGAGTCATATCTGCTCCAATACTTCCAAGTGCCTGAAGTGCTGCACCTGGATCTGTAAATGCTGCTTGTAAAAGTGCACCTGGATCTTGTACTAATGCTACATTTGCAGCAACTTCTGCTGTTATAACAAGTACTTCACCTGACTCAGATGTTCTCATTTCAACTGGTGTTGATGGTGGAAGATCTTTAAATTCAACACCTGAAGATTTTATGTCTGCTGCTGAGACTGATTCACCTGGTTTAAGGTTTTCAACAAGTGCTGAAACAACTGCAACCTTTTCCTCTTTACTTAATTCTTTTCCAGACTCAGTAGCCTTCTTGGCATCTTCTATGGCTTTATCTTTTGCTGCTTGCTCTGCTTCTTTAGCCTTTTGCTCTGCTGCAATTTTTTGTTCTTCTGCTGCCTTATCTTTAGCAATCTGTGCTTGCTTATCTGCTTCTGCCTTGGCATTTGCTTCTTCTTGGGCCTTCTTTTCAGCCTCTGCCTTTGCTATTGCTTCTTCATTTGCTTTCTTTTCGGCCTCTAATTTTGCATCTGCCTCTGCTTTGGCTTTGGCTTCTTCTTCAGCCTTTAACTTATCTGCTTCTGCTTTTTCAGCATCTGCCTTGGCCTGTGCATCTTTTTCTGCTTGAATTCTTGCATCCTCTTCTGCCTTAGCCTTTGCAGCCTCTGCTTCTTTTGCTGCTTGCTCTGCAGCGATCTTTGCTTCTTCTGCAGCCTTGGCTTCTGCTGCTGCTTTTTCCTGTGCAGCAATCTGTGCAGCAATGGCTGCTTCTGCTGCAATTCTATTTGCTTCAGCCTGTGCTGCTAACTCTGCTGCTCTTGCTGCTCTTGCTTCTGCTGCTGCAGCCTCTTGTGCTGCTTGGGCTGCTGCTAACTCTGCAGCAATTCGTGCATTTTCTGCTGCAATTCTTTGTTGTTCTGCATAATAATTTGTTGTAACTTGAGCAGCATTTGTCATTGCAGATACTGCTTCATTTACCTTAGTAGTAGCAGTATTTGCAAGAGAGTCTGCTGCCTGAACTGTTGCTGTAGCAGTTTCTGTTAGTTGATTCAGTGTTGCAACTTCCTCTGTTTTAATTTCTGTCTTATCTACAACAACAGCCTCAGCATTTATTTTTTCTACCTGTAGTGTATTTAATACTGCTGTATCAGATGTTAAATTAGATTGTGCTGCATTTAATGCTGCTAATGATGCTGGATCAGTTACAGTAGTTACTGTACCAAATGCACTTGCTTGTGGAGTTGTAAAATATCCAGTACCATCTGCTCTAAATATTGCCCACCCTAAAATACAGGCTGCACCTCCACCATTTTCATAATACCAAATAACAAAATCTTGTTGTTTATCTGTTGTGACATCATATGTTGGTGAGTACTGGCTCCATGCAGTTCCCTGATCTCTCCAGTTACTAATTGCAAGTTGTCCATCAATATACATTTTTGCACCATCATCTGATGCAATAGCATATTTAACTGCAACGGCTTCATTAGGAACTGTAATGGTTCCCTCATATTTAACAATAACATGATCCGCTGGTCCTCCTGCTACTGATCCACTACCCCACTGTGCTGCAATATTGGGAACGGTAGTTACTGATATAGGTGTTTGATTGGCTATTTGAGGAGAGCCTCCGCCAGTTGCATAGTAAACTGTTTGCGTTACTCCATTTGTTACTGTTTGAATAGTCGAAGATTCAACAGATGATTGTGCTTCGGCTACCTGTGCAGTATCATCTGCAACTTTGACAGTCTGAGATTCTACCTGCTGAGTAACCGTATCCAATGCAGCCTGTGCATTATTTAAATTTGTTGTGGCTTGAGCAACCACTGCGGTCTGAGATTCAACCGCTACCTGTGCTGTTTCTGCTACTTGAATTGCTGTTTGTGCTGTGCTAATTGCTGACTGGGCCTCCGCTACCTTGACAGATGCCTCAGAAATAGCAGTTGCCAATGGCTCTGTTGTAGTGGCTATCTGAACTGCTGTCTGGGTATCTACTGTTGTATTATTTGCTACTACAGTATTTATTATGGCTGTAGACTGTGCCTGAGCCTCTGTGCTAAGTGTTGATATTGCTGCCTCTACTTTAGCCTCTACAGTGGCTATAGTTACTGATGTAACTGTTGCTGTGTCTGATGTTGGGTTGGGAGAAGGACTGATCTGTACTGTAGTCTCATCGGCATGTGCGGTATCTGCTGGAGAAAAAATCATCCATAAAGTTAGCAGTAATCCGATTAGGCTTGTTTTGATGAGTAATGATCTAATTAGTCCTTCCCCCTTAGACAGACAATGTCTGTTAGGATAATTATACCATTTTATTACACAAAAAAGAGGGCTAACACTTGGCTAACCCTCTTAGTTGTTGGATTAAGTTACTTCTTTAGTGCAACCTTAGCCTTTGGATGAGCCTTGTTCCACTTTGTAGCAAGAGCATTGTACTCTGCAATATAAGTAGCCTTAGCAAGATCAGCAGCAACAGTTGCTGCAATCTTTGCTGTTGCTGCATCAGCATTAGCCTTTGCAGTTGCTGCATTTGCTGCTGCTAGAGCAGATGCTGCAGTTGCTGAATCATTTGCACGACCAGCCTTTTCTGCTGCAAGTTGTGCATTAGCAATAGCCAATTGTGACTGAACTGCTGCAAGTTCTGATGCAAGATCACGAACTGTTGCTGTCTTTACAATTACACCAAGTGGTGCTGTAAGACCAGTTACTGCAGTTGCTACTGTTGCTGTTGCAACAAGAGTTACTGAACCTGATGCAGGCAATGTAACATCTTGTGTCTTTGAACCAAGTGTTGCTGTTGCTGTATCAGTTGCAAGTGAGTATGTTGTTGATGCAGATGGAGTAATATACTGAAGGCTAACTGAAGCGTTGCCCTTAGCATTTCCAAATACGTCGTAGCCACGAACTGTTGCTGTGTATGTTGTACCAGCAGCGCCTGATGTTGCTGCTTCAAGAGCAATTGTATTAAGTGCTCCTGCTGTACCAGCAAAATAGTATGTTGTTACATTTCCACCAATTGTTACAGCAACAGATCCTGCTGCAGTTGTTGTTGTGAAAATGTAAAAGTCTGCTGTTGTTCCTGTACCAGTTGAAACTGATGCGGAAGTTGATCCAGCAGATGCTGTAACTGGTGCTACTGATGTAGCAAGAGCAGTTACAATCTTACCGTTTGTTACTGAAGCAGAAACAACAGTTCCTGTATCAAGTCCAGTAAGTGCAATCTTAAGGGCATCTGCAGAATCTACAGAGTTATCTGCAGGAACTGGAAGTGCAATTGCAGTTGCTGCTGTTGTACCAGCAGTCGCAGGTGATGATCCGCCAACCGTAAGGGTTGTCGTAGCAGCACTTGCAGGTGTTGCAACAAGTGTGCCCAAAGTAATGGCTGCAACCATACCTAGAGCAATTTTCTTAAATGAATTCATTCGTATTTCCTTTTCTTTATAGTAGATTGAATCTATCCAAATAATCTTTTACATCATCTGGCATAGGTTTATATTGTATCACGTCCTGGGAATAGGTGTCAACTTTAGGCCTATCCCTGAATGTGTGAATCTCAATTTCTTGGTTGAGATCTTTTGGAGTATATGATATAGCCCCAAATATTGCCCCACACACAGCATCAGCCAAGTCTTTTGACTTTTTGCGAGGGTGGTCAACTCTATCATTTTTCATTATTCGAAGTTCAGTAAGTTCATCAAATAATAGTTCAATTGTAGGCATAGCGAGTCTTTCTTCATACACTAGCATAGCCATATCTTCATAATGTTTTTTAGCAACAGAAACAGTATCAGTTCTCATTCCAACCTGCTTTAGTTCATTTTGGATATCAAAAGATTGCCATCTATCAAAAGTAACCATACCTATATTAAAACCAAGCCTTCTAAGATTTTGAATCCACTGCTTTACTTCTGAAAGGTTAACTGGCCCTTCTACTTTAGGTTCCCAATAAACAACAGCGTCAACGACTACTATTGGAGCAACCTGTTCGTAGTTATTAATAACCTGTACATTTACCCATTTATCTACGTGGGCGATTGCAACTGCACACTTATCGTGTTTTTGTGCAAGGTCTGCGTGAACATAATATACTTTGTCAGGATCTGGTTTAAAGTTTTCATCAAACCTTTTAAAACTATCTATAGGATTTCTAATACTCATACAGGCTCTTACTTTATCTGCCTGCTTAAAGAATGCATCGGAAGCATAGGTTGGTACACAAGCAAATCTTTGCATTGCATCTCCAAGATCTGTAAGAAATGCAATCTTAAAATCATCAATTTTTCTTGTTGGGTTTACATCCCAGGTAGGTCGCTTTAATGCAAATACTCCTGGGTATTTATAGGACCTTACGTGCTCTTCTGTCCACTCAATATGCAACTGATTATCTTTGTCATCATCAGGTAAGAGTGGGTTAATAATAAAGGTGTGTTGTTTATCTATAATATCTTTTTCAACTACTACATCGTCATACTTTTGAGAAATAAAATCTCCTTGAAAACGAGGAAATGAAAGAAGAACTACCTTACCTAGATCTGGGAAACGAGAATCTACTGATGCACGGAATGCTTTATAAATGTTATCAGCAGTTTTTCCTTGATCATTACCGCTTCCAATTTCAGTTGCAAATCCAGAGATCTCATCAAGAACAGCAAGAAGCAGGTTCAATCCCTCATGGGATTCACGCTCTGAGTGACCAGAGTAAACTGTAATAGATTTGTCAAACTCAATTGAGTCTGCCTTTGCATTATACTTTCCAGCAAACCATGGTGATTTTTCAATCTTTGTTTTAAATCCTTTAAAGAAAACATTTTTTGCCTGCTGTGCGTTGATAGCAACGTTAATTAAATCTATTGCATCTCCACTTGGTTTACCAAAATATCTTGCTGGATCTTTAAGGCACAAAAGTTTATATACAATGTATGCACATGCAACTGTAGATGTAAAATCTTTACCACTACCCTTGCCCAATTGAAGAATAATTTCATTTTTAGTATATTTTTCAAAATACCTTGCGCCTTCTTCTTCTCCAAATATTTGTTGTAGTTCTGGTTTTTTGTATATTTGGCTCATTGCCTCTACGATGTCATATTGAATAGCGGATAGTCCTGGCTGATTTAAGAACTTTTCACCCTCGATAAATGTCTTTGCATCTACGGGAATTTCTTCAAATGGGTTATCTTGAAGTGCTTCTAAAAACTCATCATACGCCATGAATTATTGTAACCGCTTCATCTTCTTTAGCAATAGAGGAAAGTCTCTTCATAATTTCATCACGAACCTCTGGGTATTGTGATGCAATATCTTTAAGAATTATCATCAACACTTCTTGTCTTTTTTCAATCTGCATCATTTCTTCTGCTAACTCTTTATTTTCAAGCAGTCCAGCCTTTTGAAGCATATCAATTCTTTTAGATTCAATATCCATTACTAATTTAATTGCCTGCGTCTTAGCACTCAAATTATTGGTCATTGAAGCCTCATCAATAACTTCGTAAGTTCTTGCTACAAGTTTACTGTAGTGTGTATCAGCAGCAGCGAGTGCTTCTTTTGCACGTGCTCTGATTGCATCATTAGCAGAAGCCATAACCTTCCACTCATTAATAAGTGTTACAACTCTTTGTCTTGGAATATCTAGTTGCTTTGAAATAACTGTTGGGTCATTGCCCTTTAAGTATTCCTCTACGACAAGGTTTACTTGATCTAAATGCTTTACTAGTTCTTCTTCAGTACTCATGATACACCTATATCCTCTAGATACTTATTATACATGATCTTGGACCAAGCATCATGAAATGCTGTGCCTTGATGCTTATTATCCCTTGCTTTTAGTGCATTTTTATCATCTTTATTATTTTTTTGGTACTCAAAAATTAATTCTGTAAGATCATCATCTTTTATTTTTATAAATGACTCAATGTCCTCTTTGCCATATTCAACTCCTGAATACCATGAAAAACAATTCAACTTTATATTATTTGATTTACAATACATTTCAAGCATTAATAAATAATGAAAAGATAGCAGTGGCATCGTGTGGTATAGATCTTTGTTATCTGAATCAGTATCTAAGTTTGCATATGTAAAATATTTATTTGATGAATCATATGAATAAAACCTACTATCAGTTGGAATATTTAAGAAAATAAAATCTGGTTTGCCAAATTTATTAATATATTTAAACACATTAATAACTATTTCATATGTTGAAAATCCTCGAATAGCAAGATTATAGTACCCAGATACTTCTTTATCATTGCTTATCTTATTATAAAGTTTTTTACTCCATACTTCTTCTTTTAATAATGCTTCTCCGTATGTAACCGAACATCCACTAAAAAGAATATGTAGTCCAGTATGATTATTTTTAAATTCATCACACCTGTAATTATAAGAGTTTAACACATTATCAATTTGAGAGTCCATGTGATGTTCCATACTTAATGGAAAAAATTTTGTTTCAAATGGATTATCTACTTTGCCCCATTTTACTAGGTCATTATTTTGTGTCATGCAAACCAGACAACCGTTTAATCTCGTCTTGAATATAAAAAATAGCCTTCTCTAAATCTTGAATAGTTTTTGTCTCATCTTTTAGTCCAGCCCTCCATAAATACTTAAAAGCATTTCCAATATTAAAATTACGGTGCCTTGTTATCTGAATACACTCTACGCCAGATGGATCAGAGATGTAGTGTAGTGGATGATTTACTTGATCTACCGTAATGTGTAAGTTATCACTCATCGTCTAAATCCCAATCAAAAACATTTGGCATGCTTTTCATAAAATACATAAATGCTGCGGTTGCAAGAGCACCCAATACAGTAATTGCCACAACTATCTTTTTAATATTTTTCATCTTTTTGATTTCCTTAATCCAAATTTAGCAAGGTAAACATAAACAGTTTCCACTGTGCACCCACACTCCTTTGCAATTTCTTCTGGAGTCTTTTTATCCATAAGATAACGCTTACGCATAAAAATCTCTGATGTATATAGTTTAGCAGCCATAGTTTTATTTGTCAACTCCAATTGCCTTACCCCAATTGTCCATAGCCCAATGACCAATACCGCAAGCATCTGCAACATCGTTATCATTGATGGTTCTATCATAAATAGTATTAATAAACTTAATAGTTCTTTCTTTTCTTAAATTTCTTTCGTACTGTTTATACCATGATACAGATTTTCCTGGATGTTGAGCACGAATAAATAACTGTTCATCTTTTGATATCTTTTTATTTCCTATGTAGTTTTGCCAAGTAATAGGAGAAACCTTTCCGATTACCGTTGTTCCAGATTGTCCTGCTGCGCCAAGGATAGCGCCTTGAACTAAAGCAAGATCTGCAGCAGTTTTAGGACTATTCATAAAAACTGTATGCTCAATCACTATTGCTTCAAACCCACCATAGTAATCAAAAAAGGCTTTTACTTTTTGTCCAGCATCCATTACTTTTTGATAGGTGTCGTTTCCAGTAAAATTAATTTTGCCAACAACGCCAAGTGTTTTATTCTTAGTATCAAACAAGGCAAACGCTAGACTATTAGTACTTGCATCAATAGAACATATTGTTTGTGGTGCAAGTTCTAATCCCCATTTATTTTTTACCATTTGTAAAACCTTTAATTTCTTTTAATGCTTTTATTACTTCTTTTGGGTTTACATTGCAATCAAAACATAAAGGATCATCATTATAGATAGATAGATCTTTATCGCAGTTTTTGCATTTTCTTGTTTTACCCAATCTTTTTTGTCGTCTAGTAATAATGTATCGAGCAGCAATTTTTTCTTTAGTTGCTGACTCTCTACATTCAGGCGAACAATAAATTTGATAACTTACTGTTGATTTAAAAGTGTGATCACACCATTGACAGTTTTTCATCTAGTGGCTCCAGTGGACTAATTTTTATAGTTCCGTCGCCAGCAATGTCGCATGCCTTTTTTACTGGACATGTCTTACATATCTTTGAATTGGATCTATAATTTTTTGTTGGAAGAACTTGATCTTCCCAACTTTTACGGACCCGTCTCATCCAATCAAATGCTTGGTCTACCCACCGAACATAGTAATCATTTATTTCTACAGGAAGAATTAGCAGTTCATGATTATTTTTATTTTCATAAATAAACACAGCCTTCTTCTTCTTTAGAATCTTCATATAAATAAGCAACTGAATTAGGTGACCAGCCTTTGGTCTGCCTGCTGCTTTTCGGTATTCAAATGCTTCACTCATCATAGTTTTGATTTCACCAAGGAGTTCTTCTCCCTGCCAGTTAAGCATTACATCTCCATACCCAAAGATTGGAGGATCTACATATGTAATTTTAAATTCATCTTCAATTAAAATTCCAGCGTCTTTCATAGCCTTTTGAATTCTTCCATGAGACAAAGTTCCTGCTGTCATATTTGCTACACCATATGCATCAGCGCTGTCTTCAAAGTCATTGCCATTAAAAGCAAGGAACCAATATCGTGCACATTCTCCATGTGAGTATGCAATAGTTGAAGGAGCAAAAGTTTTCTTTGTTTGAAACTTAGTTCCTCTAGATGCTACATATCCAGCCTCAATAGCCTTTACAAGACCATCTGGGTCTACAGGATCAACCGCCTTTATAGGTGGTCTAACCATAACTTGTTGTAATAAACTTTTTGTCATTTTAAACTCTTTTCTGTTTTTATAAGTATACCAGAGATCAGCGTGTTATGTACTTTAGTGCAGACACAAGGTTGTTGATTGATTCTGCTGCTGTATAGTATAGATTTTTTTTGCCACGGTCAGACTTATCAACATTTGCCATCCAGGTTGCTTTAAATGCCATCTTGGCTGCAATTGCCTGCAACCTAACTATTTCAATTGTTGCTACATTTAAAGGAATATCTGGCTTAATAATTATCTTAGCAATAAAAGTTAATGCTTGTGTAAGTTCCTCATCTTCCATATACTCAGCAATTTCTGCTAAGCCATTTACCATATCTATAGTTGTTTCATTATTCATTATTTTCCCTTTTCTACAAATTGAAAAAAAACATTTTCTAAAAAATCAGTATCTTTAAAAACTCTATCTTCTCTTCCATGATATTGCTTGCTTCCATTAAATGCTATCATATCATTGTCTCTCATGTCAAACTTAGTGCCCTCAATAATGAGTGGCCAATCTATATTAGACTGACATTGAAAATCTAAAGTGTATTTTATTAAGTTACCATTATCTGTATGCATTGGAAGATTTGGAACTAATCCATCTTCTGGCGTGTATCTAATGATAATAATATCAAAGACATGAAGTTCTTTTATTCCAAAGGCATCCTGTGCAAAGGATCTTGCCTTTTCTCTTAAATGATCTGGAAAAGATCCAATAGCCTCAACGGTCATATACTTGTTTTCTATAACGCCGTAGTATCTACCTAATGCTTTTTCTTTAAAAAAAAGTCCAGAGTTATGAACTATATTATTTACATAGTTTAAAAAGTCCTTATATTCAGATTCTGTATAAAAATTATTATATACTTTATTTATTTGACTCATATTGTTCCCAAGCCATCTTTGTTTTAGGATGTTGTTGAACTTCCATCGTATGCTTTTTGCGTTCTTCTGGAAACAAAAAGGCATCGATTGGATTTAGTTGGCCAGTAAACCTATAGTTTGTTGTAGGGCAATAATCTACACTAAGAATTTCTAAAAACTCGCCCTCTTTAAATTTTCTTTTTGGTCTCCAGTGAACCTGATTAATTGCAGAAAAAACAATTGTTTTACCAACTGGCAGTTCATATCTAGTCCCATCAACATAAATATCCCAGTCTATGTTTCCTCCTACATTTGTATTCAGAGTAACCAAGTTTTCATCTCCATCAAGATGCGGTGGAAGAATTGGGTCAGACCCATCTCCAAATTTTAAATTATATTCAATATAGTTGTAATGACACATAGCAATATCTCCATCATAAACTGGTTTGGCTACTAAGTCTAATTTATTTTCAATATGTTTTGGCATTTCAAATTCTAACAAAAGTCTTGACATATTTTTGATATGTTTTGGTCTATACCTAGTCATATTATCTGGCTGCTCTTGTTCATGCTTTTCATTTGGTCCGTATGCTATTGGCTTTAACTGTCTTCCCTTTTCCCAAATAGACCTAAGTTCTTTTAAATCTTCTTCAGAATATAGATCATCAACATAAAATGGAACAGAAACATTATACTTTTCCATTGAAGTTAAAAACTTATGCATTGTTCCAACATTAGTCTGAGTCATTAGTAAAGCCCCCGTTTGCAAAGAAGTCATGCTTGTACCTAATTGCCTCAACATTAAGTCTTTCGTTTAGTTCTGCTGTTTTAGTTTCTCCATTAGGATCTGAGCAATGAAAGAACAGCATCTCAACAAACTGGTCATCTGTAAAATGTAGAGGATCTCTCCAATGAATCTGATGTGTTCCAGAAAATGTGAGAGCCTGATTATCTTTTAAAACAAACTTTTTATCTGGAGCAACAACTAGTGGCCAATCAACATTTGATTTTAATTGGTAATCAAATGTAAACCTTGGCTCTTTAAATGTTTCATCAAAATGTGGGAATAAGGATGGCTTGAAGTGAAATTTACCACAGTTACTTGTTACATTAGCATATCTTGAATGACAGTATTCTGTAATAACAATGTTTTCATTACCAGATAATTCTCTAACTTTTGCAGTTACTTTTTCTAATATAGAATCTGGTAATTGAATAAATGTGTTTGCTTGAGCATGTGGAGATATAAATTCATGTCCAGAGTTATTTTGAACTGCTTTATAAATTAAGTTAATTTCTTCTGGTGTAAAAACATTTTCTACTACAACATTTAGTGCTTCTTTATTCATTGTTATTCCATTTCTATTAAATCATAAGGAACATCATTACCATGTAAATCATAGAATTCACAAAGGAATCGATGTCTTGGCGCTAAAATCTGATCTTGATCTTCATCATGTGGTAGATCATCTACATATTCTAAATGACAAAAGATCATATCTATAACACTATCTTTTTTAATGTCTTTCTTTTCTCTCCAATGTGTCTGCTGGGTTCCAGCAAAAACAAGTGCTTGACCATCTTGAAGGTGATAGGTTTTATCTTCAACAATAATACCCCATTCTTCGTCTGCTTTTATTTGTATATCAAATGTTACTCTTTGTGATGGTCTAGTATCTGAATGAGGATGCAATTTATTTTTCCATCCAGTGTGCTGTGTATATCTTGCAAAAGAATAATCTCTACGCAAAATTAAATGATCTCCAAGATCTCTTTTTACTGCAATGTTGATTTTATCTACTATCTGTGAGGGTAGTTGGCAATGCCAAGCAAGTAGTCCACCCCACTCCATAACCTTTATATTTTCTTTTGGGGTTGAATTTACTGCTTCATACAGGACTTTGATGTCATCTTCATCAAAAATATTAGAAACAATTTTTGTTTCAAAATCTTCGTTTGAGATTTTTACTCCTTGATTTTTCTTAAACTCTTGATATTTATCGTAGGCAGCGCCTTTTATTCCTTGTTCCATAATTATATTATACCATCTTCTAATACCTGTTCTAAAATTTCAAACTCGGTTATTGCTAACCTGACTTTAGAATTTCCATCGCCCAATACAAGAAGTATCATTGGATCATTTCCGTTTTTAATTGCATCAGTAACTGCTTTGGCCCATACGTCTTTATTTAATGCAAAAGATTTGCCACACTCTTTGAAGTCTACTGTAAAGTTTTTCCATGTAGCATCGCCTTTGTGTGTATTTCTACCAGAATTTTTATGCTGCTTAGCGCCAATGCGCTTGCTTTCATTTTTCTCGCTCATAGTCCTTTTTCTTTTTATTTGCAAAAGAAACTTTGCTTATATGTTTATCTTTACACATCCATGTTGCTTCTTGTGTTTCTGCATAAAGTCTAAGAGTTTTAACTTCCTGTTTACATTCTTGACATAAAAATTGTCCAGCATAAATTGTATAACTAGCCATCTATTTTATTCTTAATCGTTTCTTGAAGATCAAGGTCCTCTCTTAGTCTATTAATAAAACCTTCTCTACCCTGTACTTTTGTTCCATCTTCTAGTTGATACCATGCACCTGTGCGATTGATTATGCCCAATGATTCAGCAGTGTCAGAAAGATCACCGATAGAATCAATGCCCACGTTATCGCCTCTAAAATAGAAATCATACTTGCCAGACTGAAAGCCAGCAGAAGTTTTAGAAAACTGGAGTTCCCATCTAACCTCTCTACCAACTTTTTCTTCAATAAGTTTGTCACCAACATTAATTTTTCCTTTCAAGGCTTGATTGTCTGATTCTGACGAAAATAACTTAATAACTGTAGAGGAATAAAACTTAGTAGCCTGACCACCAGTAGGCTGCTGGCTAGTATACATAGCATTAATATTATTGCGAGACTGAGAAATAAGAACAAGAAGAGTAGGCTTAACTTTATTATTAGCATAGTTAAGCATCTTCCAAGCATTGCTAAAGTCTCTTGACTCTGCACCAATTTGTTTAGTATTTTCAAGTTGTTTGAGTTCATCAGAGTCCTTCTCAAAATAAATTGCTGGTAGAAGCGATGTAACAGAATCTACTACGATCATATCCACACCTGCTTCCATTAATTGTACACCCACATCAACCATTTCGTTGATTGTTCTTGCTCTGGATACAATTAACTTTGATGTATCAACACCTAGGCGTTCTGCCCATTCTTGATCATAAGACATCTCAGCATCAATCCACGCACAAATCTTTCCCTCTTTCTGTGCTAGACCTATCATCTGAAGGCATAGAGAGGACTTAGCAGAAGACTTTGAGCCCCATATGAGAACTTGTCTGCCATATGGAAGACCACCGTTTAAGGCACGGTTTAAACCAAAACTAGGGGTCTTTGCATATTCTGTTTTTGGCATTTCATCGCCAGACATAATATTTTTACGCAACTTTGGATTTAGATTAGCCAAGACTTCTTCTACAGTTACTGACATTAGAATCTAACTCCGTGCTTCTCTGGTCTAGTTTTATTAAATTTAGTTTTTTCTTCTAGTGAATAATCTAGAGACAACTTTGTATAACCTGATTCAACCAATCCTGCATAAAGATCAAGTGTGCGAATCAAAATGTCTGCAACCTCTTTGGTAATTTCTTCTTCACCTTTATCTTTTCTAATTGCTTCCATTGTTTCTGTAACTTCTGAAACAATCATCATGCACTGTTTGGCAATAAAGATATCATCTACCTCTTCTGGCCAAAACCCTTTTTCTTTTGCAACCTCATGTAGTTGCATTGCTAAATCATCAAGCATGTATATCCTCCAATATAACTGTTCCGTCTTTTGTTTTTCCTAAATCAAATTTGTATGCAGTACCCTCTTCAATTTTCATATATGCTTTAGCAAATGAGGTTGGGAATACTGTAATTGAATGCAGATTTCTTGCAGTATCTGCAACTGTAAGTGAAGCCATTTTTTTACCTGTCTTTGTGATCCTAGGTTTAAATGATACCACAAACATTTCTTCATCTTTAAATGGCAACTGCTTATAGTTTAAAAACTTTATCATTGCACTTGTAGAACCTTTAATTTGATCTACTGGTATTGCAGAAATAATTCTATTGTCATTAGCCAATAGTATATAAGATGTTCCTGCTTCGATAGTTGTGTTTTCATCATCAAAGATACCAACACTGCCAGTTTTATCTAAAACCTCAACTCGTGACCAACCCTTTGCTCTCTTAATTGACTTTACCATACCCATCATGATGAATGATCCCTTTTCTTCATAGTCCTCAATTGGACTGATGAATGCGTGGTAATGTGATGGCACTGTAATATTAAACTCTGGAAGGTTTAGATATTCGTAGAGGTTTTCTTTAATCTCTTGTTCGTTGCGTGGATTATCATTAAATGTCGCTGCACCAATGATTCGTAATGCTTGAAGAGCACGGCTGTTAACTCCGTTTCCTTTAGTAAAAGTAAACTCCTCAAGTTCAGCATACGAATTAAAGGGTCGTGCTTCAATGTAGCGCTCTGCAATTTTGTCGGAAATATACTTAATGCCAGTAAGACCAAACCTAATGCCCTTACCCTCAATTTTAAAATCGCTATCTGAGTCATTAATATGAGGTAGTTTAATGCTAATCCCCATTCGCTTTGCCTCAATAAGGTATTCAGTTCTCGCATCTTTGTCCTTTTCATTTTTTAGTAGTGAGTACATAAACTCTAGTGGATAGTGGTACTTTAACCATGCTGTCCAGTAAGATAGTGTTGAGTATGCCACTGCGTGTGACTTGTTGAATGAGTACCCTGCGTGAGCCTCAAAGTCATGCCAAAGATCACGAGCAGTATTAGGAGCAACAAAACGTGAAGCACCCTCAACGAACTTATCCTTAAATACATCAAATTCTTTAGCGTCTTTTTTCTTTCCAATGATTTTTCTAACTTTATCTGCTTCCGACATGGACATACCGCCAAGCGATACGCATGCTTGCATAACCTGTTCCTGGTAAAGAATACAACCATAGGTTTCCTCCGTAAACTCTTTTAGTACTTGGTGAGTATAACCAATATTTTGACGACCATGCTTGCGCTCAATGTAGTCTTTTCCAATTGTATTCATAGCCCCTGGTCGAACTAAAGCATTTGATGCTGCTAGTTCTGATAGGTTCTTAACACCCATCTTAACAAGAAGGTTTGTATATGGTGCTGCTTCACACTGGAATACACCCTTTGTGTAACCGTCAGATAGCATCTGGTATACGTTGGCATCATCCATTGGGATATCCAAAGGATCAATTGACTTGCCGTCTCTCTCCCTGATAATCTCTAAAGCATCTTTTACAACACTTAGAGTTTTAAGTCCAAGTGCGTCGATCTTGATGAGACCAATCTTTTCAGCCTCTTCCATGTCCACTGCAACAACAGGAATACGCTCATCGCTACCAGTAGAAGAACGTGTCTCCATTGGTGCGTACCTAAAAATAGGATCTTTACTAGTGACAACACCAGCAGCATGAATGCCAGTACCTCTAATACGACCACGTAATTGTTCGCCATAAATTTCTACCTCTGGATATTTCTCACGGAACTCCCGTGTTGTTTTTGATGTGCAATATTCATCCCAAGTATCAACTAGTTTAAGAACCTTGTTAACATCAGTTAGGGGGATATTTAATACTCTTGAAACATCTCTAACAACACCCTTGTCCTTAAATGAAAGGAATGTTGCAATTGATGCTACATGTCGATACTGTCTAACTAGATAATCTTTTACTTCTTCACGACGTGAATCCTGAATGTCTGTATCAATATCTGGGAAGTCATTTCGTTCTGGGTTAATAAAACGGAAGAACAAAAGTTTGTGTTTGATTGGATCAATGTCTGTAATTTGTAGAACATAACAAAGCAATGAACCTGCAGCAGATCCACGACCTGGACCTACCATAATCCCTTCCTTCTTAGCCCATGTAATCATGTTTCTAACTACAAGGAAGTACGGTCCAAATTTTTTATCTTTAATAACTTGCAATTCTTCATCTAATCTATCTAGATATTCCTGATTACCCTCAAAGCCTCGCTCCTTTAATCCTTCTAGAGCCAACTCCTTTAATTCTTTATCTGGGTTCTTGTACTGTACTGGAAGTAGATCCATGCCTTCCTGAATGCCGTAATCTCCAACCTTCTCTGCAACCCCAAGCGTATTTGAGTAAATGTCTGCACGATCAATACCCTGTGCTTCCATTGCAGACTTCATCTCTTCATAAGAAAGAAGATGGATATCAAACTCATTGAATGTTATCTGACGATCATGTCCATAGAGATAGTCCAAACGCTCCATCATGTCTTTGTACTTCTTAGACTTTTCGAATGTATGCTCTTTGTCAATCTTGACGTGTGTATTAAGAAGAAGTTTAAACTCTTGAATTTCTTTTTGATCTGTATGGCTATGGTGGCAGTCTGGTGTAACAACAACCTTTACGCCAAACTCATCTGCCAAATCAATTAACTGTTTGTTGATTTCAGCAGGGTTATGTGGCATTACCTCAATGTAATAGTCATCGTTGAAGACTCGCTTAAACCATTCGATATGCTTCTTGGCAATAGCAAACTCATTATTCTCAAGTGCCTTAACAAGTACGCTACTTGGGCAAGCAGAGGTAACAATAATACCTTCTGCATACTTCTCAAGAATCTCAAAGTCAAACCTTGGCTTCTTGAAGTAACCCTCTGTCCATGCAATCTCGTTAATCTTGTTAAGATTTTCCAAACCAATTTGGTTCTTGGCAAGAAGGACTATATGGTTGTAGACTAGATCTAGATCTCCGTCTCTTTCAGACTTATCTCTAGTGTCGAATCTATCTTGACACATATAGCCTTCTACGCCAAGTATAGGCTTAATACCCTTTGCTTTTGCAATACGGTGCAGTTCCCTATGCCCAGATAAAGTACCGTGGTCAGTGATGGCAATTGCTGGCATCCCTAACTCAACTGCACGGTCAATGTATTCTTCTGGAGTAGCAATCCCGTCAAATAACGAGTAGTGAGTATGTACGTGTAAGCCTACGTAAGACATCTATTACCAGTCGATGTTTGTGCTGGTAACAGAAGGTGTGTCAAATCCAAAGTAGAATGCTTCTTGCTCTGGATATGGAACCTCACGAACAACCTTTTCTAGGTTGAAGAATTCAAAGCCATCCCATGCAAATGGTTCTGCATCTGGCTTTGATGGTAGAAGTGTGTAATTGGTTTCAGTTCCCTGTCCATTACGCTTCAACTTCCACTCAAGATTTGAAATGCTACCTGTATCAAGTGCATATTCACGAATATTGTTAAATGCTGATTGCTTAGAAATTCCTTGTGACCAAACAGCAATGTATGGATCTTCAAGTCCGTCATTCATAAGAACGTTGCAATAGAAGCGCAAACGTGCTCTCCATCCTGACTTTGGTTCCTTACGTGCCATCTCGCATCCAAAGCAACGTCCTTCAGAGTCCTGAGTACACGCAGCCTTGCGCTTGTAATCCTTTGGATTTGTGTGTTCTGAAACTACTACAGAAAGGCCACGGGCCTCTGAATAGTTTGCTGAGTCAGCATCTAGTTCTTCAACAAAACGAACCTTTGCTGATTGACCGTCCGCAAGTTTAACCCAACGAACCTTTTGTCCTGTTCCTTCATACTTTGGCTTTTCGAGCAGGGCGTTGATATCTTTTAATCCCTTAATTACGCTCATATATTTCTCCTTTTGTGTTGTTATATTAGTTTAGCATAGAGATGATGTCTTTGTCAAATGAAACTTCCAATTGCTTGATATCTTCATCCAACATATCACCTATGTCTTTATATTGTTTATTTAGTTGTATAACAGAAACACGAGATCCAAGTTTTTCAATTATCTTATCTTTCATGTTTCCTCCTGCCTCATCATTATCAGCAATAACAATAATGTTATTAAAATACTTTTGAAGCAATTCTATTTGTAGGTTAGATACATTAGACCCAAGTGTTGCAACTGCTGGTAATCCTACTTGATCAAGTCTAATTGCATCGAATGATGATTCTACCACATATACCTTATCTGCTGTTTTAACACGATTAAGATTAAACAATGTCTTTGCTTTTGGCAAACCTGGAGTATTTTTAAACTCTTTGCCTTCGATTGACCTACCAACAAATCCTACTGGCATTCCATCTGGACTATGCACTGGAACTGTAACCATGTCTTGTTTTTCAGAATATCCCAAAGCAAACTTTGACCAAGATGTCAACTCAATTTTACGATACTTGAAGTAATCTTTTGCTCTATCAGAAGATAGCAAGTTATTATTTAATCTTTTTAAAATCAATTCATCAAAAGGAGTAAACTCTGGTTTAACTACCAACTTCTGATTAATATCACGTTCTAGATCTTGCTCTGTTTCTTTGCCTTTGATAAAACGAACTGACTCAAAGTAGGTTCTTCCTGAAGTATGCATAACAAACTCAACAAGATCAGCAATATGATGGCATGAAAAACAAAAGAAAGTTCCATTATTCTTATCAATTTCTCCAGCAGGGGTACGATTATTATTATGGAATGGGCAAAAGATTATGTAATCAGAGTCTACTTCAGATTCAACTGTTATACCTGAGCCCGTAACGACTCTTTTAATTTGCTCTTTTGTATATAGATTGGCTTGTTTACGTCTATCCCTAATATCCATTCGCTCTTCTTTCTCCCTGCGTATACTCCATGTAATGATATCTCAAATTCAAAATAGTTCTTTACTTCATTATAGTCTATTGTAAAATCTACGTCAATGTCAATTCTTGGCACGTATCCAGATAGGCGCATTTCTGATGTAAGCAGTCTAGCATACTCATTTTTTAGCCTTCCCAGAGCAGACTCATCTTGGATTATACCGTTAAGGGTAAACCTTTTGATAGTCTTGTGATGAAAATTGGACATATCATATTATAACTACTTATCTTCAAAATCTTTATATCTGTAGTATCCCTTATCAAAGTCTACCTGTACAAGAAAATCGCCCATAAAACCATGACGATTTTTTCTAAAAGCACACTCAATAATATCGCTATTTGCACCACGTCCAAGAGCAATAACCCAGTCTGCATCATATGCAATTTGCCTTGACCATGCTGTCTGCCCAAGTGTAGGAACAGTTGATAGATCATTAACATCGTCTGGTGTAGCAGATGAGATAGCAATAATAGGCACTTCTTCACCAATAGCCATGAGTTTAAGTTCTCTTGAAAGGTTCTTCATTCGTACCGTTTCATTATCTGACTTCTGATTAGGAGCCATCAACTGAAGGTAGTCAACGATTACAAAGTCTGGTTTGTACTGATCAATCTTTCCACGAAGAACTGAAGGGTTGATTTCTCCACCCTGATCATTTGATATGATATGAAACTCTGGCTTACCCTGAAGATTCTTAGCATGCCATGACTTAAGCATGTCTAATTCAATCTCACCATTTGATATTTTTCTGTGTGACCAAAGACCTTCACCCATAATAGTAAATACACGATTACGTACTTCGGTCTCAGACATTTCAAGTGAGATCACCAAAGGTGTCTTGCCCTGCTTCCATGCCTGTACAGCAAAATACAAAGCCATCCATGACTTTCCAATACCTGGATATGCAAGGAATACACCCAACTGTCCTGGCATTATTCCTGCTGGCAGATAGTTATCAAATCCTGGAAGATTAGTCTTAATACCAATCTTGCCTAAAGCCTGCTGCTCTTTTACATTTTCAAAATAAGCAACTGCTGACTCTAGGTCAGTAACATCAATATCACGAATTGCAGAAGTATTCTTTTTTAATTCTGAGGTTTGTGTAATCAAACTATCTAATGCCTTAGCGCCTTCGCCTTGCTGAACATCTCCAGCAGCAGAACGCAAGATATCTTTAAGACTATCATTTAAATATTCTGTCTGTAGTTCTTCTAAATGGTGTTTTGTTGCTCCAACACCAGCAATCGGATCAAAGTCTCTAAACTTTTCAACAACCAAAGATACTGGAGGAACTGCAGAGTTATGCTCAAAGTAGTTACGAATAAATTCCCAAACATCATTATGAGTTCTAAGTAGGTTATCTACATTTGCTTGAAGTAGTACATGAACCTGCTTATCCTCAAGCACAGCCGTAATTAGTTTTGCTTCTGTATTATTCACTTAGCCACTCCCTTGCCATTCGTCGGCGCTCTGCCCTATCTTTATCGTCTTGCTCTTTATCTTTTTTTGCTTGCAAAATTTTTTCTGTGTTGTACGCAAAATAATTCCAAGATGGAGACTGCGCCACGGAAAAGTAGTGCTCTAGTAAATCATAGCATTGACCTATGCCATAAGATTCAATAAGTGCATCTGCTGACCATTGCTCAACGTTTAAATTTAAAGACGGCTTTTGTTCATACTTTGCAGTATGGTGCTTACTGTAGCGTGAAAGCAAAGCCATTCGGTCTTTGCGTTCTGCCATTATCCTTCAGCAGCCTCTGACTGCGCTTCTTGAATCTTTGCTGTAAGTTTATCTTCAACAAACTTATAAACACGATCAAACGCTTGGTCTGTATTTTCGCCATCTCGCTTGCTGTCAATTACTCCAAGATCAAGTCTCAAAGATTGAAAATTGCCAAGATTAAGCGTGTATCCTAGTGTAACTGATACCTTTGTTTCTTCCATTTCATACCCCTTTGCTAAATAGACTCATTCCAAATTGGAACAAATCGTCCATCTTCTGTCTTCGTATATGTAAGTATACCATCGCCCATTCTGCGTGTCAACTCTTGCTTTGTAGGCGTAATATCATTTGTAATTAAATTATCTTTTCTTGGTCTTCCAATGTGGTGCGTAGCCAGTATATCACGTATCTCTCTTACTTGTGATTCTGAATAGTATGATCTCACTTGAAATCCTCTAGCCCCTCCTTTTTGTGATCCTGTAGGAAAAGGTATAACTCCACGCTTCATTAAAGATGGCATGTATTTTTTATGACGATTAACTAATTCAGCAGTCTCTCTAACTGTGTATGCACGTTCTCTTTTATTTTTAAAATCATTTATCAAACAACTTTCAAGTCTATCTTTGGTTATATTATAAACCGACATAATCCCATTTGATTTATTAAAATGATGAATTCTTACTAAATCATTATTCAAAAACCATACTTTTTTATTTCCAGGGATTATAGGCTTGAGATTGTAGCCTTCGCTCTCAGTTGTTCCTTTTTTAGTAGCCATCTTCCCTCTTCTGAATCCTCTGGTGGATGAAAAAACTTTCTAGCCCCACAGTACAAACAATATGTTTCTAGGTGTCCAATTCCTGTGTACTGCCTATCAACAAACATGTTTCTTTTGCATTTATAACAAATCAGCATTAATTTGGTATACCAATAACAATAATATTTACTGCAACTGATAAGTCACCAGTTGAATTAAATCTTACTATTCCTTCTACCTTTGATGTTGTAATTGTTTTTAGAACTACTGAAACATTTTTACCTGCATCTGTTCCACCTGTATTAATTGGTGTGGCTGTTGCAATAGGGGCATACTTGAAATCTGTTGGAAAATCATAACTAAATGCAACTTCATTTCCAGCACTTTTAGTTGAACTAGAGACAACATCAACGTATCCACCAATAATACGTGCTTCAGAAGCCTTTACGCTTTGCTTTCCTACTCCCGCAGTATCAACAGTAACATATTTATAGGTTGCTGGTGAAACTTGTGTAGACAGATCATTTAGTGCATTTGCAAGTGTATAAATATATGAAACATCTAATGGTTGCCCACGTTCTGGTAGAGGTACTTTTGCCATAATTATATTATACCATCAAAGAGTCTGAGAACTGGTCTCAAAAATAGTAAGGTCTGAAAATCTTTCTTTTGGAAAAGTTGGTACCTGAACAGCAAATTTAACTGATGTAGCACCTGATTTAATTAAACAAGAATATGAGGTGCTTATTGTTGAGGATAAATACTGCCAACTTTCATTGTTCCATTTAACATAAATGTAGTACTCTGAAATATTTTCTACAGGAGCCCAAACTAAATTAATTGTATTTGCTTGCTGATTAGAAGAAAATGAATATGTTTCTGTGTTAACTGCTTGTGCATCAATCTTATATTGTGGAGACCATGAAGAAACTCTATTTCTATCATCTGAAACAACTCTATACCTTATTAGATACTGTTTTGTTTTTCCATAAATTGCAGGCAAATCTTTTTTTAAAATTATAACATTTTGAATTCCAGCATCTGACATTATTGTACATCCATTGCAAATCTAAACTCTAAATAATTTGTTGTATTTGCTACCTTTACAATAGTTTTTGCATCTATATTTTTAATGATTGAGTATCCTGTTAAACCGTAAAGAGGATTTGATGTACTCGTATTTTCAAATCTAACTGCGTCAAGGCAAACATAAAAGTCTGCACTTGGTGATCCATTATCAATAACAGAACTATAGATTGACACGGTACTAGTAGAGGTCCAAGAAAATCCAGTGCTCTTATACAAATCCTGAAGTTCTTTTGTTACTACAAAATATCTGTTAGTTGCAAAATCATAATCTTCTTTATTCAATATTACTTCAAATCTAACCCATTCTCCAACTCCATGAGTATCTGTTGAAGAAAACTCAAGAAGTACTCTTACTGAGTCTGGAATATTTGTAGATAGGCCATCTTTATTTGCAACAGAAAAAGCCAACTTTAAAACATCTGTTGGTGAGTTTTTATTAAAATCAACAGAAACACCCTGTAAGTGAATATGGTTTGAGTTTGCATTAACAACTAAATGATTATCTGAGACTGTCAAATTAGAAGAATCTCCAGCCATCATAATTGTATTATTAAAAAATCTGCAGGGTTCATATCTATTGACTCTTTGACTGTTTGTAAAGATTCTATTATCAGCGTTTGTTTGAAACACCTTAGATGTTTGATTGATGATATTATTATTATCACTTCCATCTAAAGGAGTATAGATAACATTAATTGCGCCAGAACTTCCCTGGTTATGATATTCCCAGTTTTCATCTTTTGTAAAAGCATACAAAGTCTTGCTATCATAAGCACCAGCCAATGTATTTGCTCCAGCAGAGTACACTCCTACTTCAGAGATCTCATATCGCTCTTCTGTTGGAAGTTCTGCTGTAAGAACAATTTTTGATACACCGTCTTCTGTAACATATCCTCTGGATGTAATCGGAACCCTAAACATCTCAAAGTCCAAAGATTTTTTAGAGGAATAATCCCCAAGGGCTGCATCTGTGTTAACTGGATTGGCTCCACAGCCAACTGCAATGTATGATGCATATGCTGGCGCTTGGCCAATTAAGTACTTGGCAAGTATATTTTTACCTATATTAGTTATCATTTATTGTTCCACCCCATATATTGTATCATTAAAAACCGTTCCATTCTCTAAAATTTGAATCTCTACTTGCTCATCCTTAGATACATTTATTAAATTAATTACAAGGTTTCCAGTAGACTGATCAATATATACTGTTTCTCCATTTGGCCCAGTTCCAACATTTGGAGTTGTATTTTCTAGTTTAATAGAAAATTTCTTAAAAAACTCTTCTGATGTATTTTGTAAAGATAAAATGTTTTGAGGATTGTACTGAAAGTATAAACTTGTTAAATTTTTAATAGGCTGATATATAACATTTTGACCATTAATGATATCATTTCTTGCAATATTAATTAATTCTTGACCACCAATATTTTCAAATATTAAATCAGTCATTACCTCAATAGGTGTTGTTTCATCTGCAAAAAGAATTATATCTTTTGTTGGAATCTTAACTCCAGAAAAAGATGTTGACTGAGTTACAATTGGAACATTTGGAACTGACTCTACCATTACACTACCTCACTTAAATAAACATCCATAGATGGACCAGAAGACCCCTGTGAATGATCTATACTATAAACAATAAACCTTGATGTATCAGGTACTAGTTGATCTAATCCATCTGAATCTTTGTAATGAATATTAACTATGTCACCAAGTTGCAACGTTGGCATATTAAATATTGTTAGACCAACTGACTTTCTTGGTTTTGATGTTTTTGAAATAATCCAGGACATAAGGTTTTCTGCATCTTCTAGCGTCTGAATGTATGGGGTATCTAAAGAAAAATCTTTTTTACCATATGTAAGTCTACTAGTTTTAATATCCTCATAGTCATTTGAAAATTTAAGTGGTGATTTTTCTATTGCAACATCAGTATAAGATGTATTAGAAAAATCTCCATGTTTATTATAGTAGTCATCTACACTTAAAACATGTTGTGATTGCTGAGTAAATGTTATACCCTGAATTCTTAAATAGTTACCAGTTGTTTCATCTAGGCTGAGCGCTGTATCTGTAGCATTAAAAATTAAGAACTCTGCTCCATAAGATCCCGCCCTAAATCCAGAAACAGTATAACCTTTTATTCTATTAAACGTAGGTGATAATTTAGCATATAGTGCTGGATAGGCTTTATCATATCTTATATTAAAATAAGATGCTTCTCTCATTATGGTTCCAAATTCATCAAAATACATATTATATTTTGGTGGTTCGCTTGGACTTATTCCAGATAAAAATGTTGACTGAACTATTCCGCTCATAGCATATTTAGAAAATGACTCGTTTGCATTAATTTCTGAATCATCTATGGCTGAAAGGGATGGAGTATCTAAAGCAAAAACAGTATTTTGGCTATAATTATTTGTTAATGCATACACATTTTCAAACATACATTTTGAAGATCCTCTAGTAAAAACAGCCATATTATTATAAATTGGCAACGGATTATCATCATTGACAGTGGCAACTAATTTATTATTTATATATAAAAAGAATTTTCTGGTATTTCCAATATCTTGATATTCAACTGCAAGATCGTAAACGGTTGGATTCTGCTCTCCAACCATTCTATACTGTCCAGTAAACTTTCCATCATCAACAATGATGCTTGACAATCCGCCCCAAAGTTTAATGGGAATTGCTTTTGTTGAATTTGCGTCCTTTGCAATTTTATAAAAAATAATGTTATGCAATGTATCGTATGCATTTGTATAGTTATTAATATTGTTTGCAGTAAGAGCAATAATTTCAAAATAGTATCCGTTATTAGTTTCTGGATTAAGCATTACTCCAAGACCACCAGATCCACCACTGACATTAATATTTTGATCTGGCGTTGATCCAGTAACAACATAATACGTATTACTTCCAATAGGTGTTTGACCCCTTACTTCACTATTTTCAATTTTTCCAACAATACGCATTCTAGTTCCAAAATGTTTAAATTTATTTGTTAGTGGTTTATAAACATAAGAAATAAAGTCAATTGGTCTATCGGTTGTAGAAAAATCTGGACCAGTTAAAACTAATGCTGAAGACTGAATAGTACCAGTCTGTGTAGACTTCATCTTATTTATATTAGTTTCTGTATTATAAGTATTTGATAAAAAGTTTTTTATAATACCGTTTCTTGTAGACTGCTGGGCTAATGTATTGTTGACTCCCGCTGCTGCAACAGAATAAGAAAAACTAGAGGATGATTGCCCATCTATTGTAAACAAATAATCAGAAAGCATGCTGCATCCTCGCACCGAAGCATTAGATGACCAATAAGAGTTTAGGCCAGCATTGTGTTCTACAATATTTGTTCCAAACTGCCCTCTTCCATGTTTTGCTACTGCACCATTTTTAAACTTAAATATATTATTTACTGTTTCATAATTAGGTTCTGAATAAATTCTTATTAATCCTGTAGGATAAATTTTTCCATTAAAACTAATTTTTGAAAAATAATCTTGGTATTCCTGAACATTTGAAATCCAAACATTGCCAACACCACTAACGTTATACTGAACTGCATCGTATTTGATTACTTCTGCATTAGCATAAAAATATCCAGAATTACGTGTAAGCCAGTAAACTCCCTCACCTAAGTCCATTGTATTATTAATTACCACATTATTTTTAACTGTAGGAATATCTGCAGATAAAGTGGAGTTTAGTGGAATTGCTCCAAGCACGTAACCAGAAGAAGATGACACATCATCATTGATTGATTTAGTATTGCCAGACCCTGTGACTTCCCATAACAAAACTGGTTTATATATCCAAGTTTTATCCGCATCAATAAGGCTAGCCTGTTTTAAAGACCCATATGTTTTTTGAATATATCTAGTATTATAAGTTATTTTTCCATCATTAAAAATAACCTTATCCTGTGATGAAATATCAACTATATTTGCTAACTTATTATTTCCTCTATCTGAACCATAAAGTGTGATATCTGTTTGTCTTTCTGATTCTGATGGCATCATATAGTTTTTGCTCATTAAAATTAAATCATTATACTCATCAAAAAACATTGAGGTCTGTGTTGAAATAGCAAGATCATTTAAAACTTCTGCAATATTTTTATCTGGCGAAACATAAAAATATGGGATTACCAATTCTTTTTCATTTGCATTGCGATTAAATACATAATTTGAAAATCCAATATAATCCAAAAGCAAAGAAACCGCATAACTCAAAGAAGTACTTGTTGTTAGAATTTCTGGGGCTGTTATAGATTCCAAGTAAAAGAAAAGATCTCGTAAAGTTAACTCTATTGTTCTGTCAGAGTTATTGTTTTTTGGAAATCCTTCAGAGTACATAGTTTTAATTGGAATAAAATAATCATATCCATTTACATCTATAATTATTTCATAAAATTTAATTTGAATATTATTACTTATATAATTTAAAATAATGCTTTCCGTATTATTTTCATTAAAAGATTGATCATAATCAAACAATTTTAAAGTTCCTGTTGACGCTAAAAGTTGTCCTACTGGAAGACCATCGGACCCTAAATCTCCAGCAATCTTTTTTACATTAAAATCCATAACTTTTGTAGAAAGATCTGCCACTAGCCTTGGAGATAACTCTATGAGATCAAATGTAGAGTCTGCTTTATTCATTGTATCTACTACAACTCTAATTCCAGAAATATAAGAAAACTCCCTGTACTCTTCAAAAGATGTTGTAGAGTTTACATATTTTGATGGGGATGTAAAGTCAGTTACAAAATTAGTTAGTCTATCTACTGTCTCTTCTTGAAGGTACCATCCATATGTAGGAGAAAAAGTTTCATACCCACCTTCTGTCCATATATGAAAAACACCAAGATCATTTGCATTTGATTTAACTAAATAGGCATATCCAACTCTAGACTGTTCTGGTAACAAACTTGTACTTGACAACTCTTCTGCTTTAATAAAAATGTCTTTGTATTCTTTAGGTATAACGAGTCCATAGGCTAACTCAACATAGCCATCTGATTTAATAATTTCAGTTCCGTCTTCTCTTTTAGAGTTTTCATTAAAAGATATAACATCTATCCATTTGTTATCTTTTAAAAATTGAACTTTCCAAGAAGAAGGTGTTGTTTGATTATTGTACCCATACAACGGATCAGAGATGGAGCCAGAATTATTTGTAAATGGGCCGAGGTCTACTGTTCCTACATTTGTTTGCATCTTAATGACAATTCTATTAGATGGAACAGGATTATTATATACCACGTAAGGGGATGCATCATCAATATAATGTTTGCCATTAACAAACTTGTTTGCAATTCCTCGCTCAATATTATCTTCAGTTCTGTATGATGACCAATATTTAAAAATATCTTTTTTATCAGACATATAATATCTTGGACGTTTTGCCATATTAATACTAGTATTGTGTAAATATTTAGAATTTAAGAAAGTAGCCTTGTTAATTCCAGACCTTGGTCTAAATTTTTGAAAACAATCTTCTAGCGAATAAAACATTTTTGTCTTATCTTTTTTTGCAACAAAAGACATTGGTAAATCTGAGTCAGTAAATCCACCATCTACAATAATATCTGCATCTGTTGCATTAGTATAAAAATTACCTGTATCATTTTGATCAAAGGTTGAAACTATATTTTTGTATTTACTTCCGATAGCATCTTGTGGACGATATCTATAATTTCCTATCTGCTTAATGTTTGATGCAATATTCATGTTCCACTCTGCAATAACAGCAGACTGTGTTTTTACTACAGAAGAAGATTCTAGAAAAGAATTAAGTTCCTCGTTTGCAAACATTATGCCTCTTCCAATGTCACTGAGATATTCCAAAGATCATGATTAGTTCCGCCACGTTTTTCAACTGAGTACGAGAAGTCTGAAAAAAACATTTCTACTAGTTCGCTATATTGATTTAAATGATCGTAGGCTGAATCGTCTTTGCCAAAAGTAGAATATTTATCATAGGATAGATAAACCCAAAAAGATCCCTGGTGATTTTCATACCAATCAAGTAACTCAACCCCTCCTGCTCCACCGTCAGTTGTGTATCCAGTTTTTATAGATTTTCCAGTTGATGGATTAAAGTCAGGGCTTGACTGATATGATCTTGATGGTAACATTGTCCAACTTGTAGATAAGTTTAATTTATCAGCAATATGGTAAGATCTCATTCTTCCATTAATCATTCTTTCTCTTTTTTCAATTCTATTTTGAGTAAATGACATTGGTGATCTACCGTCATCTGATAATATAAGGAACTGATTATAAAGGCTCGTATCCGTCTCTGAGCCCGTATTAGAGCCTATTTCATAGCCAGTTGGTACATATAGACCATCTACTAGGGTTCCAGGGTTCTCTGACCAAAGCATGCCTTGCGGTCTAGAATATTTTTTTCTTCCAGTCATATAGTTTGCGGACGACATTATTTACGCACCCCTCTAATTTTTTGAGCATCAATCTGTTTAATTTGTGTCATAACCACTTGAGCAATCTCATTTGGATTTGCATCAGATTTAACATTAACACTTAGGTTATAAGTATACACTGAATTGCCAACTTCTTTTCCATCATTCATTGCGCTAAGAGTTCCAACACCATGTTGATCAACAGCATACTTACTCATTACAAATTCTCCTGGAGCAAGCATTGCTGGAACTGTATCAATACCCTTAGCGTATCCTCCTGCAGCAAAATATTTTGGAACAAGTCCTCCAGAACTTAAATAACCCAATGCTGCTTTTCTAATTGCAACAATATCTTTTGCTGTAGGTGGCTTAACTGCAGCCATTAACTGTGTGGTTGCTGCTTCTGCTGCATCAATTTGACCACTTTTAACTAGTGTTTGAATTGCGCTAATTCCCTGTGTTGCAACATTTTGTTGCTCAGTTGTCATAGTTCCTGATGCTGTAGGTGCGGTTGCGCCAGATATAATTGTTTGCATTATTGTTGTGATTGTTACAGTCTTATCTTTATAAGAGTCATAGTTTGATTTAATACCAGCCCAAACACTATCTACAATTTTTGCTGTAGCCAATGCTCCAGCCAATTGTGTAGCAGCCAATTCATCTTGTGCCATCTGTGCTTTTTCAACAGCAAGTTTCATGTCTTCCCATTGAGTTTTAGTTTGACCCATAACTGTTAGTGCTTCAATCTTTGCAGCAAGGTCTGCCTGATCTGCATCAAGTTGTTCTTGTGCCTTGGTTACGTTGTACTCTAAAGCCTTCATTTGAAGATTTAGTGTATCCATAACTGCATTAGCAGCATCTAGATGTTGCTGAGCAGTTTTTAGTTGCCCCTGTTGAATTCCATAAATCTTTTCAGAAATAGCATATTGCTCTGCTTCTATTTGAGCCTTTGTTTGTCCTTTATCATTTTTAAGATTTCCAATTTCATTTTGTTGTGCATTATCTAAAGCCTTTTGTTGTGAAGATATTGAGTTGCTTGCAGATGCTGCCCTCATATCTTGAACTGCTTTTGCTGCTGCTCCTATATCACCCTGTGTAAGTGCATCTGCTAATCCAAGTTGCTTACCTTGTTGAGCAATAATATAATCATTAACTGATGCAATTTCTTCAAGCGCTTTCTTTTGAGCATCATATCTAGCATTAATTGCTTCAGCAGCATGATCAATTAATTTAATATCATGTGCTAACTTGTCATTCTTTTCATTTTCAGCATCTATAAGTTTATTTGCTGCATCAACTTCTGCTTGTGCAACATCTACAAGTTTTTGTTGTGCATCAAGTTCTCCTTGTTTTAATTTAACAAGTTGCTGTGCTGATTTAATTCTATCTTCATCAGCCTTAATTATTGGACGATATGCTTGTTCAAGAGTTCTTTGCTGAAGGTCAAACATCTTTTGTGCTGCGTCATAACCTGGCTGAAATGCTGCTGCATAGTTTCCTGCTTTAAGATCTGTTACAATTTTTTCTTGTGCTGTTGCCTTTATTTTTTCAACTGAATCTTTAATTTTTTCTGCACTTAGTGAACCTGCTGCTAACTGATCAGCCATTCCCTTAGCAAGTGTTGGGTCTGAAAGGATTTGAGCAATCATGGACGCATCCATTCCGCTTTCCTTTAGGTATCCAGCAAGATTAGAAAATGTCTTTTGATCTTGTAAACCACTTGTTAAATCATTAAAGTAATTTCGAACAGCCTTTAGTCTTTCCTGAAGTTGTGCAAGAAGTGTTGCTTGTGCTCTAGTTGCAATCATTTGTTTTACTTGTGCAGATGTAAAGTTACCAGTTGCTATTGCTGCTGCAAATGCTTCATCTGCTACTGCTGCATATGCATCATCAAGAGACATTCCTGCGCCCATAAGTTTTTTAAGTGCAACATCTTGATTAGTAAGATTCTTAATCATTTTTTCACTTGCATTTTGGAATTCTCCAACTGCAATATTGTTAATAAGAGCATTTAACTGTTGAGCATTTTTAAGTCTAACTTCACCAGTCTTTTTATCAATTGCAATAAACTTTGGTCCAACCTTTTTATAATCTTCTGGACTTAATCCAGTCAAGAAATCAATTGCGCCTTCAGACATACCCTTTGATCTTAATTGATTAGATAAACCATTAAATGGGCTTTGGCCTTTCTTTGGAACAAGGTTCTGAACTTTACCTTTAGCATTAGTGAATAGTGCATTCATGGCCTTCATAGAGGCATCCCAGCCTACTGTAAGTGCCTGCTGATCTTTTCTTAAGTCTCTAATTTTTTTAATTAAATCATCTAATGGTGAGGCTGTAGGTCCTTGTGTTGGACCAGTATTTTGTGAATCAAGTGCCGTAGTTGTTATACCCTTAGATGCGTCTGTAACGTGTTTAGCATTCCAAATATCAAAGTCTGCAATAGTTCCTGTGTTACCCTCAGATAGCCAATTCTTGTATAGTTTAATATATGCTGGATCTCCATGGAATGTCATCTGTGTAGACAATACTGTTAAGAATGTTTTTTGTTGTTCTGCTGGAAGTCCCGCAAAATAATCAGCATTCTTTTTTAACAAATCCATTTCTTCTGGTGTCATACCCTGTATGCTTCCAGCAATCTTAAGATCCATCTTTCCTTTAACCTTAGTTACTTGGTCTTGGAAATCCATAAGTCTTTGTGCTTCTTTAGGATTTTTTTGCAAGAAATCAAATGCTACTTTTACCTCATTGATAACTCCATAACCAGAAATTCCACCCATAAAGTTAAGATATTTTTCAGCCTCTTTAGGGTTTTTGGCTTGCAAATCAACAATTAACTTTGCTGCTTCTCCCTTAGTCATCATTGATGTTAATGACATTGCTTGGTCTGCAAATTTTCCACCAAACTTATATGAAAGTTGTAACACTGAATTAAATGTTGCACTATCATTTCCAAACTTTTCAAATAGGTTATTAATTGTTTGTGGGCTAAATTCACCAGATGCCAACTTCATGGAAATTACATATTGCTTTTCTTTTGAAAAACCAGAACCCTTTAATTTATCTGCAGCAAGTGCTGCTGTATCTTCTTGTGCTGTTCCTTTATACTTACTTGTAACTGCTTTATATGCACCAGTAAGCATTGCACCTTGCATTTCACCACTCTGAGATTTAAAGTTACTAAGAATAGTTCTTCCCAAAGTTCCTTGTTTTTCAAGTAATAGAGTTTTATTTCTTTCATACTCTTGCTGTAGTTCAAGTTCTTTAGTCAAATCACCTGCTGCATGAGCAGAATCAATACGTGATTGATATTCAAGATCCAATGAGTCAAGCATTTGAACTGATTGTTCCATTGCAGTTTTATCCGCTGAAACATTTGCACCAGAGGCCATACCAATTCGCTTGCTCTTTGCTCTTTCACTAATAAAGAATCCAACACCTGCTCCAATTAGTCCACCAATAACAGTTCCAAGTACTGGAATTGCACTACCTGCTGCTGCACCTGCTGCTGCTGCTGCTGCAGCGCTAACTGCTGCTCCTGCACCCATACCCAATACTTCTCCACCAACAGTACCAACTACATTTCTACCAAAATCAGCAGTTTTGTTTCCAACAGAAAGTGCATTCTTGCTATTTGAAGATGCTTGATTTACATTTTTTATTGAATTAGTAATTAAGTCTGCACGAAGTTGGTATGGTTGCTTCTCTAAGTTTTCACCATTAGGACCAAACATTTTAACAAGGTTTGCATTAACATCAATACCGATTGACATATCTCCAAGTTGCTTACCCATATCTGCAGCAGCAGATCTTGCTTGAGCAAGTGTCATTGATTTAGATGTAACTGCAGTTGCAAGTTGTGAAGTTAAATCACCTTTTGCTCCAGCGCTACCCTTTGTTTTTATATCTTGTCCAATTGATTTCATTAAAGCCTTACCACGATCTGATTGAACAAATGTTTCTCCAAAAGTAGATTTTCCAATTGCAACTTGTAGTGGTGCAAACTGATTAGATCTTCTTCTATCCATAATATCTGTTGCAGAAACTTTACCTGCAGCCTTTGAAAGTAGATCCATTGCTGCTGCTCCAGACCCTACTGCTTCAGCAAATTGCATTGTAGTGTCTTGTGCATGATCGAATGCCATTCTATTCGCTACAACTGCTGCAGTTAATGCAGCAACTCCAACGCCAAGCATTCCAAATTTGCTTCCAAGCATTGGAACTATCATTGACATTGCCATTAACGGCATCATAAGTTTTTGTGAAATTTCTCCAATTTTTCCACCCATCATAGAACCCATCATTGCAACCATTGATGCAGCCATAAGGCCACCACCAATTTTTCCAGTCATTGTTCCTGTAGATGCTTCTGTTGCTTGTACTTTACGTTTTGATGCTATCCATTCTTGGAATCGATTCTTACGTGTAGATGCTGCATATTCTTCTTCTGCACCTATTCTTTGTGCTGATGCAACACGAAGTGCTTTTGCTTGTGATTCAGCAAGTCTTCTTTGTGTACGCATGTCTTGAGTAATTTGTCCAGTTGTTCCATAAAGTTGTTGTTTTGATTGTGAAATTTTTTCATCTAAAGCAAGTTGTTTCTTTGACTCTGCTAGTTGTCTTTTTGCAACTGTTTCCAATTGTCTACGAATTGATTTTGCATCAGCGTCAACTGGGCCAGATCCATATAGCGCTACTCTATTTCGTGCTTGTGATCCTGTTGGCATAGCAGAAGAAGACATAGCCATACCAATTTCTTTTCCAACATTTGCTGCATTTGCAGTTGTTTCTTTTGCACCAAGGATTAGTCCAGTTCCTGCCTGCTCACCAACAACACGCATTTCCTTTGATGGTGAAGCAATCTTTAGTGCTTCTTTAGCACCAGTTACAACTGCATTTTTTGCAACCTCTACAATGTTAAATCCAGCACTCTTCATAAATGGGAGTCTGTCTCCACCACTTCTTACCTTTTCATTTCCTACTGCAAATGCTGGTTTGCTTCCAGTAGTTGCAAGACTTTGAAGACCAAACTTTGCTGCAAGGGATTGAGAAATATTTACTCTTGCTTCTCCTGCTGTAACTGCTAATTGGTTAAATGCAGTAACAACTTTATTATCTGCTGCCATTTTTTTGACTGAATAATCATAGGCTTCTTTTACTGTTGCATCTGTAATAGCAACATCTTTATTTACAACTGTAAGGTATTCTTTTATTCCAGCATCAAGAACTGTAAGATCTGCTGTAACATTTTCCATTTTAAGACCAGCAGCCTTAACAGATGTTTTCCATCTATTGACACCTTGTTTATCAAAGTCAGTTAAAAATTCTGATTTAGCAACTCCGCCTGGTTTTCCAAGCAAACCATTAATACTCTTTCCAGTTGATGTTTGACCAGTTGCCATTCCAAGTTTTCCATAAACATTAACTGATAATGCATCTCCAAATTTTACAGCAAGTGCATTAATCATTCTAAGCGCTCTTGCAGTAACGGCACCTTCCATTTGGTTAAGTTGTGCAGCAAGTTGACCTGCTGGAATTGCAGTTCTAGATCCAATATGAGCAAACTCTGTTTTTGCTGCTCTAACAATTGTACTTGCTGCTTGTGCTTCTAATGCTGCTGCACGTGCTTGATTTTGTGCAATAACACTTTGCATAACAAAATTATTACCCATAGAAGGTCTATATTGTGGTGTTCCTCCTGGAGAATACCCTTCAGCAAAACCTGGAATATTTCCTGCAACTAATCCTGCAGTAAGTGCTGGATACTTCTTTACATTTTCTGCTGGAACAACTGCTTCTCCATTTGAAAGCATTGCTGGAATTGAATCAGATTTACCTGTTCCTGGACCAGCAATAATTCCTCCAGTTGCCATTCTCATTGGTGGTCGTTTTGCCATACCAGTTGGAAGTGGTGCCATACCAAATGCTCTTTGTGCAACTACTGATTCTTGATATGCTGCTGTAAGCAAAGCAACTGCTTCTGCTTCTGCAGTAAATCTTTGTTGAAGTCTTTGATGTGCTTGATCAAGTGAAGCAGCAGATGCAGCATTTTCCATTTGCTGTTGAGTTAAGAAATTAGTCTGTTCTCCAAGTCCTGCTGAAGATTTGCCAACTCCATTAAATAATGATTTAATTCCAACAAACATCTTAATAATATTTGCAATACCGTTAGCAAGCAAACCAAAAGACATAAGTACTAATGGTCCAATACCCGCTAACAATGTTGTAAGCAATACTATAAACTTTTTAGTTCCATCTCCAAGATTATTAAACTTATCAAATATTCCACCAAAGAATTTTAGAACTGGAGTAAGTGCTTTAATAAACTCTCCACCTATTGGAGCAATTGCAACCTTAAGATCTTGAACTTCTTTTTTAAACTTATACATTGGAGATTCTGAAATTTTATTTAATTCTCGTTCAGATAAAATTGCAAGTTCTTCTGTTGTTGCTTTAGTCAAACCGAGTACAGTTTGTGCTTGGCTTCCTTCTTGAATAACATTTTGAAATAATGTTGAAACACGAGCAAATTGGAACTTGCCAAACATTTTTTCAATTGCCTGTGCACGATTAAGTGGGTCTAAAGTATTTAGTGCATTTGCAAGGTCAAGAACCATCTTCTTGACATTTCCTTTATCAGCATTAACCAATCCAACTACATCAATACCAAAACCAGCAAGCATATCTTTTGCTGCTTTAGTTGGATTGATCATAGATGCAAGAGCAGATTTAATTGCGTTTGCGCCTTGTGCTGCATCAATACCACCCTCACGCATTGCTGTCATAAAGAATGCTAGGTCTTGAACATTACCACCAAGTTGTTTTACTACTGGTGCTGCTTTAGGAATAGCAGTTGTTAGGTCATCAATATTAAGGATGGTTTGGTTTTCTACAGCATTTAAGAAGTCAATATTTCCTGCTAAATCCCCTGCTGCAATTCCAAATGTTGAGGTTAGCGAAATGATAGTATCTAAAGATTTTTGCTGATCAATACCACCAAGAACTGCCAATCTGTTTGCATTAGATACTTGTGCAAGAAGGTCTGCACCTGTTTTACCAGTTGCTGCAACGTCTGCTGCCATCTTCATAGTGTCTGCTACGGCAACACCGTATTTAGTAAATTCATTTGCAAGTAGTTGAACATCTTTTAATGCCTTAGTAGCATCAGAACTTGTTGTGAACATGTCACCATATACACGTTTAAATCTAATTGCTTGTTCTTCTAATTGCATAAATGTTTTGCCAGCCATTGCACCAAAATACATAAGCGGTACAGTAAAACCAACCATCAACTGGCGACCAGCCCACTGGGTATTCTTACCAAAGTTTAGAAGATTAGTAGACCCCTGACGCAAAAGTTGATTAAGCAATGCTTGTTTTTGTGCTGCCATTGCTGTTTGTGTTTGAAGATTATTCATGTCTAGCGCTAGAGGTCTTACAGAAATTCCTCTTAGGGCGCCGTTTGCATCTCGACCCATCTTAATATATTGAGTCTGTAAAGTTTTTACATTTTCTCTTGCAACTTTATTTATTGTTTCATGCTCTTGTTTAAAAAGTTTTCCAAAAGTTGTAGTTGCTGCTCCCGCATAGCGGAAGTATTCTTTCATTGAAAATTGATTTTTTGCAAGTGCTGTATTAAATGCTTCAGTTGTAGTTTTTATGCGAGTCATCTCAGCATAGAATTTGCCACTACCATTAATTGAGTTTAAAAGATTTTGTTGCATATTGGCAGAAACTGCAGTGCCTGCTGCACCTGTTTTTGCCATCGAGGTATGAAAGGCTGATATCTGACGTTGCAATGCTTTTAGTTCTGCAAGCGCTGCAGTAGTGTCGATATTAACGACTATATTTGACTGGACATCAGCCATTCATGTATACCTCTTTAGTTTTTATTTATGGTAGAGCATTGAGTACTGCTGTATCTGCAAGGTTAACTCCAGATGCTTCCTCAATAATCTTATACACAGTTGGAAGATCCATATTATCTTCCAATGCTGCCAAATCTTCTGCAAGTTCTGGCTTGTATTGCTTCATTGCTATTTGAATACATTCCATAAGAATGTTCATTGACTTTTCATTATCTTCTGCGACTGCTTGTACGCCTTCGAACTTTTTCATAAAAGGACGAAGGAGAGATATCTTTAGTGGTCTGACTGGTACCTTTGTACCATCTATCAGAGTAACTGTCTTTTCTTCATGAACAGTTGTTGCCATTTATTCCTCCTTTAAAGGTTATGTTAATTATAGCACAAAGAACGCTTATTTTTAATCATTTATTGTTTCATAATCAAGACCTAGACCAATACCAAATCCTGCATTATTTGCTCTTTGCCCAGTAAGTGTTGTAATATCATCTTCGCTTTTGCCTTTATACAAAATCCTGTTTTTCATTTCTTGCCATTTATCGTCTTCCTTGCCCTTGTCTAAATCTACACCTTGCATGGCTGCCAAGAATTTTTTCTCTATATGATCCAATTCTCTTTTCATAGATATTGTTTGAAGTAATTCTGGCATACACATAGAGGTTTCTAACTCTTCATAATTCTTCCATGCCCCTAAAAGAAAAACCTCTGTCTCTAACTTTACTAGATCAAGATCAGCCCACGTCTGCCCAGACTCTTCTGCTTGATCTTTTACTGGCTCACTGTTTGCTTCATTTATTTTAATTCCAGCAGCATAATCTAAAATTTTATAAATAGTTGGCAAATCAAAGTTATCTTCTATCTGTTCTACTGTTTGTGATATTTCTGGATAAAATTGTTTCATTGCAATACGTGTACACTCAACCATAATTGCTATTGCTTCAAAATCATCGTCTGCTTTATGAACAGCATTAAATGCTTCCATAAGTTGATCTAAGTATTTGATCTTTAATGGCGACACAAAAATTTCTGTGCCGTCAAATAATGTTACTGGATATTCTTCATATACTTTAGTTGCCATCAAACAAGTATACCAAAAAGAAAACCCAACCCCGAAGGGTTGGGCTTCTTATATATTAAGTTGTATTATGGTGTTACTGTACGATCTACGATCTTACCGTATGAACCATCGTCGTTTGGAAGAAGACGGAAAGATACGTCGAACATTGTCGCTGCATCTCTCTTTGCTGCTACTGAAACGCTATCGATTGATAGTGCACGGTATGCTGCATAAATTCTTTCCAAGTTTGAACCTTCTGCACAGTCACCAGTTCCTGGACCAACTGCAACAAGACCACGCTCAACTGGACATTCGCCAATTTCGCCTGCTGACATGTTGAGTGTAGGATTTCCTGATACTGTTGCTAGGTCTGAGTCCTTGCCTGCTAGTGCAAACAAAAGATTTTCAAGTGTTGATTCTGCGAATGTGGTCTTCATGTTGACCTTCATTCCCTGCTTAAACAGTTTTGCAGCATCAAGTACTTGGTCTACCGCTACTTCAGCGAAGTCTGGCTGGAACTGAATTTCCAAACCATTGGATGTGTATCCGACGTTACGGAAGTCTGTATCAGCACCAAGTGTAGTTACATATGCTGTACCTGACACGAATGCTGGAAGATCTCCTGCTGAGAGTTGGCCTGCTTCATATGTGAACAGTTGTGCTGCTCCCACGATGATATTACTGCTAGTACCTCTTGCCATTTTTTCCACCTCTTTTTCATAGAATAAAGGCGTTTGTTTCCTCAAGACTAATTATAACAGTGTTTATTAAGATTTATGCCAGTCATAATCAATGATTATTTTATTACCTGCATATGTTCTGGCTGTACCAAAATTAATAATATCTCTTGTTTCTTGTAACTGAAAGGCTCTGAGTCTATGAAAAAATACTGATGGTAAAATTTCACCATTTTCATCTCTAAGTGGATTATCTGATGACTGTTTGTCCCTAATCCAATCATTAAGATCTTGTGCAGACTCATCCTCATAGTCTAATAGGTCTTGAATTTTTTGAGTTACATTAATGACATTAACAACAGAATTAGCGCTTGTTCCATAAAAATAATACATAAGTTCTTCTGATTTTATATGAGGAAATGGCGTTCTTCTCATCCTAAGCATTCTGTCATACACTGCAAATACTGCACCATCTGTTCCTTGAATTAATGGAAAAGTTTCTGTTAAATCATCTATTGATGTTGGACTAGTTGGGAAAAATGGAACACCTGTACCAGAGTTAAACTCGTTAGTATTATCTTTTATATATGCATTAATAAAAGTTGGTGGATGATAAATAGCCATTATGCAACCACCCTCACATTAGCAATCCATCGATATCCTGTTTCTACGCCCTTACTTTTGCCAGCCATCTTGCCAGCATTAATATTACTCTTGTACACAATAGGATTTTTTAGTTGTTCCATGATACCGCTAGTTCTTAAAAATGCCTGTGTAAAGTATTTAGTAAAAAATTCATCAAATATTTTTTCAAATTGACCTTGTGTATTTCCACCAGGATTTTCAACTGTAACTGGATTTTTAGTAAATATTGTTTCACCGTTAATATCAAATGCTAGTACTTCTGCTTTTACTGGTTTAATTGTTACGGGAATTCCCTCTTCCATAATTTTTGCTTTATTATAAAAAGGAACATTTGATCCAGCCTTAATAGATCTAGACTGAGAAAATGTTGATTTAAAAGAAAGCCCTAGATTGCTTACTGTGTAATGAATATCATATAGTCTTGAGTCTGGACTACCAGTTCTTGACCATTCATAAACATGGTGAAGGATTTGAGGGTTAACCCTAGCACTTGAATCAATATATGATTTCATTGTCTCCAAAACTGCAGATCCTACATTATGTAAAAATTGATTTTTGCCAAGTTGTATTCCTTCAAGAAATCCTTCTGAGTACTGAACTATATTTGTTAATTCTTTGGCAAATGCTCTAGAGTCAAACTTTACGGCTATCATAGATCTACCGCCTGATTTTCTGATCTACGCAGAACAAGTTTATAATACTCAATTGAACCAAATGGTCCAACAAGAGGTTCTTGTGATGCAACTTCAAATATGGTAGACTTTCCTGCTCTTGGACCTGAAGTCTCTAGGTACACAGGACTACACTGTCTATCCTGTATATTTGTCAGAATAATATTTGTCATTGATTTTGCATCATCTTTATCGGAAATTCTAATATCTGCTTTAACTCTTCCGATTAGCATTGTATCCTGTGTAATATTAATATTTGGTACAATTTCTTCTTTTGCTTTTAAGCCTGCAGTTGTAAAATGACATGCAACAGTTTTATTAATCATCCATTGCTTTTTAACATTACCATATGCGCCTTGTTCAACAAGAGGATAATAAACATCTACTTGCATAGGGAACATAAAGTCTTTTCCCTCGCATTGCATTAGATCAATCCTGGCTTAGAGATTGTGACAGCATACTTATCAAGAATCTTGTCGACAATCATATTGCCAGTTCCTTCGAATAATTTTTTATCAAATTGAATTTTGAATTGATCTGAATTATATGATGAAACATATCTTGTGTAATAATCTAATTTACCACACTTCAAATCTTCAATAAGTAATTTTGTTGCATACTCAACATCTGGTGGCAATGCTCTGTATCCAATATCAAGGACAAAGGTGTAGTCCCAGCCTTTTGGAAAACCAACGGCAATTGATCCTGCTGAATAACCCAAGTCTCCAAATGCTCTTGGATATTGTTGTGCTCCTTGCTCAGACCTATTAAATCCTTCTGCAATAACTCTTTCTACTGCAGAGTTATCAAATGTAACTCTAAATTCAAATGGTGAAAGTTCTGGCTGATCAACGTCATATACCAAAACATTATTTTCATATACTTTCAAAACCTTGTTGATATCTTCCCAGATTGCAAAATAATCTGACCCATCACCATTACGCTGAACAATATGTTTTGAGTTATAAAATCCATTAACTATGATTGTATCAATGATTGATCTTGCAACCATTTCTAGTGTTTTGTATTCTTGGATTTCTGATGCGGTAGTACCAAGTTTGTTTGGATCTGTGTATGGTCTAACAATATCTAAATTTTCTTCATAGAGTGTATGGATATGTTCTGTATCATAAAACTTAATAAAAAATTTACGGTCATACTGGACCTGCGCCAAAGGTATTTCATAAATCAACTTTCCATTGGCATCTGAAAAGATGTTGGTTTCAGTTACTGAGTGGTCCACCAAATCCTCAACATACACAATATACTCATAGTTGGGTATGGGTAATGTCCATGTAGTTGTAATAGGATATGGTGGAACTCTCAATACTTCCATTTACTTACTTACCAAATTCCTTTGCAACCTCTTCAGGTGTTGCTGTGCGGACATGTGATCTTGTAAGCCATTGTTCTGCTTCTTCAGGTGTTACCAAGTTATAGCCATTGTATACCTTGCCAACTCCTGCCCAAGTTACATTTCTTGTTGAGTGGATAGCCACCTTTTCAACTGCTGGCTTCTTAGGTGCTGCAGACTTTTTAGCAGGGGCTGGCTTTGCAGCAGCCACTCCTATTGCTCCATCAGCAACTGGTCCAACCTGTTGCTTTTCTGCTGTTGATCGTGCAAATGCGTCTGTTCCAACTACTGCTGGCTCTTCTGCTTTTGGTGCTTCTTCAACCTTAGGTGCCTCTTCAGCCTTTACTGGCTCTTCAACAACTGGTGATTCTACAACTGGTGTTTCAACAACTGGAGATTCGTTTTTAATTTCTTCTTTATTATCAAACATTGTAATTCCTCCTTAATAGTATTATATCATTAAATTGATAAGGGGAGCAGGAGCGTTAACTCCTACTCCCCCAAATCTTTACTGTTTACAGATTATGAATCTGAAGCAGCGTCAGCAAATGCGATAGCATCCTGTTCTTCCCATTGAATACCAAAGCGGACGAATACTGTGTATTCAATTGTGTCCTTCTTTGGCTTGTATTCACGGTT